CCCTTATCTTTGCAACATATTATTGACCACTTAAAAATTAAAAAAATGTTAGTAGAATTGAAGCAAATTTCAAGAAGAGATTTAGTAGATGCTTTAGAGTTATTACTTTCAGACGAATTTGATTCATCAGAACTTGTCTACCTTACCGAAGAAGAACTCATTAGGTCTATAATTAATGCAGCTATTTTCTACAAGGAAAACGTTAACGATAACTAAAAAGTAAGTCAGGTGGCGAAATGGTAGACGCACAATGATAGTAGTAATGATAGTTGTTAAAAACTTGCAGGTTCGATTCCTGTCCTGACGTCAAAAGATTAATAGATGTTTAAGTGGTTTGGCTCCTGGCAATTATGTCAGGAGTTTTTTGTTGCTAGTAAATTTTACTCAGGCAAGGCTCCGCCTTGCCTGAGTAAAATTTTGCCATCCTCCTTTCCGGGATAATCAGGAATCTATGGGGAAAATCTAGGCGTTAACATTTTTTAACATTTTTTTAGATTCTTTTAACATTTTAAATTATGAAATGTGATAGATGGGTTGTATCTTTGTGGCGTTGATTAGTTGATGTGGTATAGATGGATTTAGGAATTGATTACATTTTACTACATTGAGTTTTAACATTACTTTAACATTTTATTATTTGGATATTAGATAGAATGTTATTAATTTTGCATCATATTATTAACCACTTTAAATTTTTAGAATCATGCCAAATTGGTGTTCAAATTGTATTGAGTTTGATGGTAGCGAGAAAGCTATGAAATCATTTAGAAAAGATGTTGAAAGTATTGAGAATGGGCAATGTATATTTACTGCATTGACTGATTACAAGGGAGAATGGGATTGTAACGATTGGGTAAAAGAGTTTGGGACTAAATGGGGTGTAGAGATGGATGAAGATATTAGATGCTCGATATCTACCAATGACTATTTTAATTGTGAAACGGCTTGGAGTCCTTGTATAGGGTTTGTAGAGAAGGTATGTAAGAAGTACGGAATAGGTGCAAGGATTACTTACGCTGAATCAGGTAATGATTTTGGAGGATTTGTAGATATTGATGAAAAAGGATACAGGATAGATGAGAAAGAGATGTCTTATATGGAATATCAGTATGTTGAAGATCTTGATAGTTTCTACTATGATTTTCGTATGAATGTTGAGAATGATTGGATTGATAGTGAAGAACAAATAAGAAGGGAGTATTCATATGTTAGTGATGATGATATGGAGACTTTGATTTCAATATATCGTGAGAAGAGCCCCGCGGAAAATTAAGAAAAGTTTAACATAGGGGGGACTTGGATTTCTTGTTTATCCCCCCTATATTTGTATCATATTATTCACCACTTTAAAACTACAAAAATGAACGTTGACAGAAGTTCTTATTTATTCAAGATTGTTTCCTATCATGTGTCAAACATCTGTAATAAAATTCTTAATGATGATGATGATGAAAAATCAGAAAGGTATGGAACAAAGAAAGCTAAAGACATTTTAGAATACACTCACATGATGGGTTCATTTGAGTCAATCATGGAAAGCTTAGATTCATTGACATGTAAGATAGTAGAGAATGTTTCTACCGACATCTTAGAAGGACATGATGAAATGTTATATGATTATGTTTTCATTAGTTTCTTAAATCACTTTTCAAAATAATAGAAATGAAAAAAGAAAAAGAATGGATAGCTATATTAAATGGCAAAAGGATTGATTCTAATGGATTTTATTCGGGTCATGCTTGTGTAACTGCATACAATAAGAAGGCTGCAATAAGATTACTTTCTAAGGCTAAATTATACTACTTCGGTACATATAAGATTAGTAAGGAAGTTAGAAGGAATACAAATGTTTACTGTAATTAATAAAATTTTAACATGGGAGGATTTGGATTTCTCAATTATTCTCCCTATATTTGTATCATATTAATCATCACTTTAAATTTTAAATCATGCAGTTAGATAAAGAAATGTTAAGTAAGTTAGAATCTTGGATTGAGACTTACAATCCTGAGAGTATGTTATATTCATTTGATATAGATGAAGATGATGAGGAGTTGATGTTGAATGATTATCATGAGTTAGTAAAGTTACTGGGTAGAGCTAAGAGGAATGAATTAACAAAAGATGATGAAGATGTTATATCATTTCATTTAGATTGTATTGATGATAATGATGAGTAATTGTTGTTCACCGCGAAAAATTTAAAAAAAATGATAGATAACGAAACAATAAATAAGATAATCAGAAAAAAGGTTGTCTGGGCTGAAATAAAAGCTAAACAACAAGAATATAAACGACTGCAAAAACAAATTGATGAACTTGAACAGGCAAAAAAAGATGTCAGTTTTGAAGTTCAAAAAAAATTGGAAGAAAGCCAAAACATTGCAGAGTGGTTAGATGAAAGAGATTGTGAAGCATTATTATGTTATGAAGAAAAATAAACTTATAATTTAACAAAATGGATAATAATTTATTAAACGGCTTTAACGATGGCTTACATAGGTCATCTGGCGTAGGTGGTGAACTATTTGATTATTCAATAGATTTAACCCAAAGAAAAATCATTGAAGCGATTGAACATGAACCATCGCTTGAAAATGAATTTTATATGGAAAACAAAACTTCAACAACCTACGAAAACGGCAATGACACTAACCGATTGTTAGCGTCCGTTGCTTCTCAAAAAGTAGATTTGATAAAAGAGTACTTAGAACCAACAGGTATCACGCTTACCGAATTGATGGATAGAAACGCCTTCGCTTCTTTATGTCAATTATTAGATGCGTATCTTTTGGAGGCGGTTCGAAATAGCCGCTAACGTTTTGCACATTTGCGTCAGTGCCGTAATAGAATTACTAATCTTAAAACTAAGAACGAATGAGAATAGAAGAACTGAACAGCCATTTTGCCAAACCCGTGTTATCGGCTAACGTTCTCCGAGTGCTTGTTGCTTGTGAGGAAAGTCAAGCGGTTACAAAGGAATTACGCAAATTAGGACACGAAGCATTTAGTTGTGATTTACTACCTGAAAGTGGCGGACACCCTGAATGGCATTTACAGCACGATGTAACCGAATTATTAAAGCTAAAATGGGATATGATAATTGCGTTTCCTCCTTGTACATACTTGACTGTAACTGGTAATAGATGGTTTAATATTCAACGCTATGGCGAACAAGCAATACAAAGGCATAAAGACAGAGAGTTTGCAATTAAATTCTTTAAAATGTTTGCTGATGCTGATTGCGATTATATAGCTATTGAAAACCCGGTAGGCATAATGAGCAGCGAATGGAGAAAACCGGACCAAATAATTAACCCATACCAATTTGGCGATCCATTTGAAAAGAAAACCTGCTTATGGCTTAAAGGATTACCAAAATTAGAACCGACAAATATTGTTAATCCACCAAAAAGAACAAAGTTTGCAAGTGGTAAAAGTATGCCTACTTGGTATGTCGATGCTTGGAAATTACCAAAAGAAGAAAGAGCAAAGTTAAGAAGCAAAACGTTTGATGGAATTGCAAAGGCTATGGCTGTGCAGTGGTCGTCTTACGCTTGCCGATAACGGCTGACGCTATACGAAGGCAGGGGTTAAGATGCAATCCCTTTCAGCCTACCACGAATAATAAATAGATGCACAAACGCTCACATTTTAAACTAAAGTAAAATGGAAAAACAAAAAATAAATGAAGCACTACAACAGCCATTTTGCCAAACCCGTGTTATCGGCAATGCCTTGTAAACGTCATAAACCAAAAAAACTTGGATACGTTGCTTGGCACGAATGGGCAGAGAAAAAATATAAACAAGGTAAAGAACAAAAACAATGTGATAAATGCGGAAGGTGGTATTTTAAGTCAGAGTTCTGACGGCATTACCGCTAACGTTTTCAGGCTTGGCGAAGTTGCCGAAACGAAAAGTTTAATTGAAAAACAAAAGATGGTATTATGACAGAAAGTTCATTTGAAAACGAAAACGGCAATTTTGCCAAACCCGTGTTACTTGATGGTGCGGTTTATTTAGCAGGATTTTAATTTGAAAACGAAAAGAAAAATTAAAAAGTTTTAGAGTATGAAATATATGGGAAGTAAAAATCGGATAGCAAAAGAAATACTACCGATAATGTTAAAAGAACGAGGGCAAAGAACTTGGGTTGAACCTTTTGTTGGCGGAGCAAATATGATTGATAAGGTACAAGGCAAAAGAATAGGTGCAGATATAAACCCTTATTTGATTAATGCCTTAATTGCCATTAGAGATTGTGTTGTAGATTTGCCAAAAAACAACAAAGAATTTACTGAAGAAGATTACAAGCAATTAAGAAAAAGCGATAATTATAAATACAAAGGATATGCAGGTTTTGCTTTTTCTTATAGCGGTAAATGGCTTGGCGGATGGTGTAGAGATGGACTTGGTAAACGTGATTATGTACATGAAAGTTACAAAAACGCAATAAATCAAAGCCCTTTATTGCAAGGTGTAAAATTTGTAAACGAAAGCTATTTAGATTTACAGATACCTGACAACAGCTTGATTTATTGCGACCCACCATACGAGGGAACAACAAAATACAAAGACGACTTTAATCATGTTGTTTTTTGGCAATGGTGCAGGGATATGGCAAGTAAAGGACACATTGTATTTGTATCTGAATATAATGCACCTAATGATTTTGAGTGCGTTTGGCAAAAGGAAATAGTAAGTTCTTTGACCCAAGATACAGGTAGTAAGAAAGCGGTGGAAAAACTTTTTAAATTTTCTATCACAAATGTTCAATAGTAGCAGTAGCATGAAAGTACTAATAACGGGTGTCGCAGGATTCATTGGAAGTCATATAGCGCATTCTATGTTAACCCAATGCCACAAAGTGATAGGTGTGGACTTCTTTGATGGTAGCGATACCCAGTTATTAAACTCTATGAGATTCAATCGCCCAGAGCTAAGAGACATAAGCTATTATAACTTGGACATAGCAGATAAGAAGAAAGTAGAAATTATTTTCTCTCTGCACAAGTTTGATATAGTAGTGAACTTAGCAGGCCAGGCCGGAGTTAGAGCCAGCGTCAAGAATCCGGATTTATTTGCCCGATCAAATGTCCAGGGATTCTTGAACATTATAGAAGCATGTAAGAAATATGAAGTAAATCATTTAGTGTATGCATCTAGTTCAAGTGTATATGGAATGGGAAATAACATGGATATAGCATTTAGTACAGATGATAGAACAGATGTGCCGGTATCATTTTATGCAGCAACTAAGAAGATGAATGAATTGACGGCACATGTATATAGTCATTTGTTCAACATGCGTACTACAGGTCTTAGATTCTTTACAGTGTATGGTCCATGGGGTAGGCCTGATATGATGATGTATAAATTTGCATATAGGATTCATAATAACATTCCTATTGACATTTATAATAATGGAGAGATGTATAGAGGATTTACTTACATTGATGATATTATTGATGGGATTAATATTGTGATTAAAAATGAAACAGATGTTAAGTACATGTTATATAATGTAGGGAGTAATGAGAGTGTTAAAATTTTAGATGTTATTGATGTTCTGGAGAAAGAGATTGGAAAGGAGGCCCGCCGGAATTTTCAACCTATGCAAGACGGAGACGTTTACTTCACCGCATCCGACATAACACCTCTAAGAAGACTTGGCTACGAACCTAAAGTAGAATACAAAGAAGGAATCAAACGGTTTTTAAAATGGTATGATTCAATAGACGATACAGATCACCGGATTATAATGGAACAGACCGGTGAGTAAGAACAAAGTTTAAGTGGTGCATTTTAGAAGACGGGCTCTGACCTCCCCGGTTACTCCTGTCTTCCTTTTTAAAAACAACCAAACAATTATATGAAATCAATTCTTTCAACCTTTTTAGTCCTACTATCGTTTATATCATACGGACAGGAACCGATCAATTGTGTAGTAAACAATACGGTTCTGTTTGTGCCCGATGAAGATAGACGCGAGTACGTTATAGTAAGTAGGCACCAAGAATTTGTAACCAGTATAAATTACATGTTAGCCTATGTGGTACCAAAAAGAAATAATATCATAATGTCTTTCAACGGTAAGGAGAGAGAAGTTATGTATGATCCAAAGAAGAAACGGTATGACTTCGATGGAGGAACCTACAAGTCTTTCCGAGATCTACTTTCGGCGGTGAAATTCTTTTTATTAACCAATTAAAACATTCCTTACATGTCAAAAAATTTAAGAGTAGAAAATCTTCTATCATTAGATTCATTATCATTAGGAGATGCTATAGATAGTGATATGCAGATATTCAATCATGTCATTACATCTATTAAAACATTTCCAGATTCCAATTATCTATGTACGGCTTACTTACTATTAGAAGATCCAAATGATGAAACAAATGTATTCTTCTTTCCATTGTTCGAAGATGATGATAAAAACATGCAGGCATTCTTAGTTAAAACGAAAGATGAAACAAAAGCATTTTTAGATTACATGAAGAAAGTATCTGAAAATGTAAAAGTTCCAAAATTAAAAGAATTCATAGATGAAATAAATCATGAGATTAATATTGATTCTGAAAAAGGAAAATATTATAAATCATGTAAAGGAATATTAACCCTACCGGAATAAATTAATAGCTGGGATGGAAAATATGTCCCCGCGGAAAATTAAGGAACGCATTTAGAACAGACTCGAAAAAATATATGGAAAAAAATATTCGCCGGGGCTTGCATATGTCAAAAGAATGTATTATCTTTGCAGCATATTAAAATGATAAACATGGGAGAACAAGAATTAAAAGACCTAGTAAATAGAACGGCTCTAATAATCCGACAGAGGAAGGATCTAGAAGCTAAGGAAGAGGTCTATAAGAAACAGATACAAGAGGCACTTAGTAAAGACAACGTCGACTCCTTTACTACTTCATTAGTAACGGTATCTAAAGTGAACAGAAATACTTATTCCTATTCTCCGGAAGTACAGAACATGGAGAAGGAACTAAAGCTAAAGAAAAGCCAGGAGGAAATATACGGTGTAGCTAAAGAAACGACTAAGTCTTACTACATGTACTCACTCAATAAAGAATTCGTAAAAGATGAATACGATGACTTCGGAGACATTTAAAGAAAGATTCAACGACGCACTTTCAATTAGGATGAACGGCGTTAGATACTGCGGTAAACGACTTCAAACCGACGGAATTGAATTGTATGTTTTAACCGGTGACTTTAATCCGGTTCTTAAACAATACATGGAGTACATGGGAATGATTCATACCCCAACCGGTAACATAAACATAGTAAGCATGGAAGAGAATGGTAAATTATACCCATGGATTACTCAAAGAATGATTAAAGAGATTGAGAAATTTAAAAACATTAATAAACAGGGTGCAACCCATTAATAAACTATCATGGAACAGAAAAGCAAAAAGTTTGTAGGTAATGGCAGACTAATCACAACAAAAGATTCGACCGGCTTTGGTATGAGTATATGTATCACAGACCTGTTCGAAATGTGTATGAATGATCCGGATGTAACTCAATTCATTTATGTGTCAGAGAAGACCGGCAAGAAATATCTCCCGCTTATCGCATGGCCTCTAAAAGAAGTAAGAGAAGATGATAAGTACAGGACCCATGCCATTAGTATCGACACCTATAAGAAAGACGAAGCTAAAGGCCAAACATCAACTATAGCAAAATCAGCTCCGGCTCCAAAACAAAAGACAGCCCCAAAAGAAAATAAGTTCGATGATGTATTTCTAACAGCACCGGTAGAATCTTCATCTACTCTAAGTGATGACGATCTTCCATTCTAATATCACATGAATTAATTTTAACATAACCATTAAATCTTTTTCAAATGTTACCGACAACTGTTTTAATTGTTTTAGCTATCTTTTCTGTTATCTTTATGATTATGGGATTAGTTATCTTGGCCGACAAAGCTAAAGTAAGTTCTCCATGGGAAAAGAAAGTACCCGGAACATTGCTATTGTTCTCCGGAGTGGCTCTATCCATCGCATGTATCATAGACATAATTGGTTAATGGTTGCGTGTGGGAAGGAGACCGACGCAAGTTGGTCTCCTTTTTTTATAAGTTCTATCTCACTGGCCACAAAAAAATATAAAAAAAATGTAAATGATTGATTTTCAATGGCATCTTAATTTCAAACATGCCAATTAAACCAAAAAGATGCATTTTATTCTATCTCACTGGCCACAAAAAAATATAAAAAAATGTAAAATGTTGATAATCAATGATGTTTTTTATCAATATTCTTAAAAATGCACAGCAAAATGCCTAAAAAATGCACAAAATGATTAAAAATTAAACAAAATGATGGAAAAAATGAACAAAACGATGAAAAAATGTACGCAATGTAGCAAAAATCCATCATTATTCATGCTTTTTATCATCTAAACAAGTGATATTATGAAATTAAATATATGTTTACAATGCTTTTTAATGAGACATCTAAAAATCATTTCTAAGGCATCTATCGTTCATTCTGCTGCATCTTCTCATAGTGAGTGGAACTTAAGTAAGGGTACAGTACAAAGTCTGTTAGAAGCCAAATATGTGCGAAATAGAGGAGGTCGATGAAAAAATTTGGCTCAAAACCTCGAGATTGCCCCCATACAAAAACACAATGCACTACAATTTAACTTACATTATAGAACGCATTTTTTGTTGCTCATTTCCTCATGTCTGCATTTCATTTCCAGTAATGCTCTTACATGTGATTGATTTATTGATTTTATTTTTATCATTTTATTTCATTTATCATATATCCATTCATGTGACTATCATGTTCATCAAGATTTCATTTATCATTATATATCTTATTAAAATGTTGTCTTGATTGGGATAGGGATGTTATTTTATAATAATATTTTTTTTATTTAATTTAGATTATCATGTTTTATTAATGTATTGATTTAGATTATCATGTTATTATTTTAATGTTTTTTATTTTTTTTATTATGTTTTATTTGGATATTATTTTTTTATGTTGTATATTTGTGTTCATGTTATTGATGTAATGATTGTTATTATTATTAATCATATTGCTGGGGTGATGATATTATGTGAGTTCCCCGCGCAAAAGTAAAAAAATTAATGGTAAAATTATGAAAAAAGAACTTCCAGCATCTTATAAGCATTTAATTTCAGAATCACCTAGGACATTGAAAGAGCTATTGTTCAATCAATGGGGTGCTAAACAAAACGTAATATGGCACCCAGAGGGAAATACATTAAAGCATATTATTGTAGTATTGCGAAGAGCTTATGAAAAGTATCCGGATAATCCTAATATAATAATGGCAGCTCTGTTTCACGATTTAGGAAAAATGGAAACCTATGGTATAAACGAAAAAACAGGACAGCCAACTGCTTATGGCCATGAACATAAATCAGCAGAGTATGTCTTACAGTATAAAGATTGGATTCTGTCTTTCGGGGGTACAGACATTGAAGCTATACATTTTATAGTAAAGAATCACATGTTAATAAAATACATTGAATCTACGAGACCATTCAAGCGAGAGGCTATTGAAAATCATAGGTCATTCAATGATTTAATATTCTTCTCTACAATCGACAAAGGAGGAATTAATTAAAAAATTGTAAAATAATTTGTTTTTGTCATTTTTATTCATATATTTGCATATTATTATTTCACCTTTAAATTTTTTATCATGTCTAAAAACTCCTCTAGTTCAGGCATTAGTTTCCTAGGTATGTTAACTATTTTATTCATTGCCTTAAAACTTACTAATTATATAGATTGGTCTTGGTGGTGGGTTATGTCTCCTCTGTGGCTTCCGCTAGTTGTTCTATTAATATTTGCGGGACTAATATCTGTTATTATGTATGTTAAAAGTACAAAAAAATAAATAATTATGGACGATTTTGATTATCATGGTTTAACGCCTAAAAGAGTTTTTCCAGATTCTATAAATGAAAGTCTTATTGGGAGAAAGGTTTGGTATAAAGAAGATTGGAAAAATGTTAATGTTCAATATGAGCATGGTACCATTACTTCATTTAATGATAGATATATTTTTATTGATTTTAGAGGTAATGGATTGGGACAAGCATGTAAGTATCATAATGTATTGTTAGCCCCCACGGTTTTACCTCCTCACATTTGTAGGCTTCCAGAATATAACTAATTAAATCTTATATCATGTTGTATGTTAGTATTGATATTGAAACAAGTGGGTTGAATCCTAAGAAAGATCAAATCCTATCATTTGGAGCAATCATTGAAGATACAAGTAAAATGTTATCATTTGATGATTGTCCTAAGTTTTATGCTACTGTTATTCATAGACGTATTAAAGGATCTCCGAAAGCATTATTGATGAATGTAGATTTAATTAAAAACATTTCGAATTATTTAGAAAATGAGGATTATTATAAGTTAAAGGATTTACATAATGTTCACCTTAATTGGAATTACATTTTCGTAGAATATTTTTCATTGGCTTCATCTTTTACTTCATTTTTACATGCTAATGGAATTAAAGCTGATTGTAAATCTAAAAAATATGTTATAAATGTAGCTGGAAAAAACTTTGCTATGTTTGACATGTTATTTTTGAATAATGTTCCTGGATGGAAGGAATCTATTTATGTTAATAAAAGAGTGATTGACCCCGCAATTTTATATTTTGATGTAATGAAAGATTCTGATATGTTGCCTTCTTTAGATATATGTAAGATGAGAGCTGATATGGATGATGATGTTAGTCATAATTCTTTATTGGATGCATGGGATGTTATTCGACTAATAAGACATTTCGACGAATAAGACATAAATTTAAAATGCAAGCCATAAACTCTAACCAAAAAAAGAATCGTGATTTGCATCTTTATTTTTCGGTTTCAAAAAGTTAATAGTAATAAGAGATGATTGAGGTATATTTATAATTATACACAAAATGAATACTAAAAGGGTTAGAATCTCAACCTGTTCACAAACAAATATAAAAATGTTGTACAGAGAAATAAAAAATAACAACCGTAAAGTTCAGATATTTAGACAAAAAAGCCTAATACAAAAAGGGTATGAATACTTTTTGCAAGTGCTTACAAAAGGTATGTTTGGGGATTGGGTGGTTAATACAAACTACAAGCAAAAAATAGAAATAAATTCTGAACAAGTTGCCATAAGAGTAGCTAATGAATTTCTTGACGATGGTAGTTAAGGTTCTATCTATTGGTTTACGACTTACTTTCAGTAGCGTATTTATATTACTAAAATTAAATTAAAATATTATGGATGAAAGAGATTGCAAAGCTATAAATAATGAATTAGTCGATACAGATAATCCTAATCGACTATTTGAGATTAAAATGGAAATTAAGAAGTCAAGACACGAAATGTATGAAAAATGTTTTAGTAATCTAGCAAAGCCTATCGTTAAGTTTTTTACTGATGATTGGTTTGTTTTAAAAAGATGATATGAAAAGTGTAATTATTGGAGACATTCATGGTAGAACATCATGGGAAAAAATTGTTGAAAAAGAAAATGATGCAGATAAATTTATATTTGCAGGAGATTACTTTGATACACATGAATCTATAAGAGTTATAATTCAATTAGATAATTTTAAACGTTTAATTGAATTTAAGAATAAATCAAAGGCAGATGTTATTATGTTAATTGGTAATCATGACTTTCATTATATGCCTTTTGCTAATGAGACATATTCAGGACATCAAAGAGGACATCATTATACTATTCAAATGTTATTAATGGAAAATATAAAAGAGTTATCTATGTGTTATAAGATGGATAATTTTTTATTTAGTCATGCCGGAATTAGTTATAAATGGTTGGAGTATTGGGGTAAGAAGATGAAGGTGGATATGAATAATGATATTGATGTTATTGTTAATGATTTATTTATTAATTCCCCCCGAGCTTTTAAATTTGCAGGGTGGGATCCTTACGGAGACAGTGTTGAATCTTCTCCTATATGGATTCGGCCTAAGTCATTACAAGAATCTAATTATGACACCTTTAGGAAAAAATACATCCAGGTTGTAGGACATACTCAACAAAAAAACATAGATATTAAGGGAGTAACTACAGGAGGTAGATATTACTATATTGATACTCTAGGTACCAGTCAAGAATATTTAATTATCGAAGATGGAAAAGTCGGTTCGGGTAAATTAATAGGTAATTACAATCGCAATGAAGATTCTTGTAAACTATTATAGGTTTTTAAAAAGTGATTTTTATACTTTATAAATTTATATAAAAACATGAATAAAGATAGTTTTAAATTTATAGTAAAAAAATACTACGAAATCACCTATTATATATACGACTTATATTTTATCGGTTTTGATATTACAGATAATAAAAAATTTCCAATAAATAATTTAGTTTATGATATGTTTATCGAAACTATGAAATCTCAATACAATGAAGAAGGATTAGAATGGATATCATGGTATATATATGAGTATTCTCCACCTGATGAGTTAAATTTTGAAAAATGGATGTATCCAGATAAAGAACCAGGTGCTTGGGATGTCGATGGTACTCCAATATGTTATAATATTGATTCATTATATGATTATATAAATGAGCATTGTAAACTTGTAAATAAATAATGAATATGATAATTAAATCAAAAGTTGTTCATTGTAAAAAAGAAAAATATGATGTATATATTGGAAGACCTAGTAAATGGGGGAATCCTTTCACGCATAAACAAGATGGAAAAACGCTTGCTAAGTATGTAGTGGAAGATAGGGATGCTGCTGTCAATGCTTATAAGGAATGGATTACAAATGGAGAAGGAAAACATTTATTGGATGATTTACATGAATTAAAAGGTGGAAAAATTCTTGGATGTTGGTGTAAGCCACAAGCATGCCATGGAGATGTTTTATTGGAATTGTTAAATAAATTAACTCTCTAAAAGCCATCTTTATGTGCCGTTATTCTTAAAATTATGACAGGAGTACAAACTCCTATCCGGTGTAATGATATTGTTTAACTTAAATTTATTATTATGTACATTTTAATTATTTTATTCATTGTTGTAATTGGTTATATCCCCGCGATAATTCTGTATTACTATATTAAATCCTATGTGACTTATAAAATAGGATTTTATAAATTAAGAAAAAAGTTTGGGTCGATGTCAAGCAGAGGTGCAAGATATAAATTTCCTCCCGTAGCCTTCAAAGATATCCTAAGATGTTTCTCTAATGACAGAGAATATAGATATAACTACATAGGTGTTTCCTGGAACATATTTAAAGAAGAGACCGATTTATATGAATACTTAGAAAATTTTATTATATTTGTTGCAAAAAAAGCTAAACCATGGTGGTGTCCTGCCTTCGTGTTGAATCTTCTTCATTTGTTTGCTAATGATAACTCAATAGTAAGATGCAGAGACCAACACTTGCATTCTGCTTTTAAATATATTACTAAAGGATTATTTATAACTGATATAAAAATAAAATACGGTACACTCAGAGTATATGGTTATTTTTCTAAAGAAGTAGACGATGAATTAAAAAAAGTAGAAAACTTAATTAACCCACATCTAGAAGCTTATTAACATGGTTATAAAAGACAAAAAAGAATATCTTAAAAATAGATTTGCTAATCTATCTGAAGAAAAAAAAGAAGAGCACAGAAAAAAAAGACTGGCTGATTATCATTCAATGTCTGAATATGCTAGACAAAAGGAAAGAAAACGAAGGCAAAAATATTACATAAAAAACAAAGAAAAATTAATTGAAAAACAAAAAGAGTACTATGCTAAAAATAGAGAAATATATGTAGAGTACGCCAGAAATAAAAGAAAGAGAGAAAAAGAATTAAAAAAATCTCTAATTAATTTGGAAATTACGAAATAATTGCTTATCTTTGTGCCATTAAATCATAGTTTATGAAAAATGAAAATAGTGTTTGTTTCGTGTCCGTGATAAATGATATTCAATCTATTCCGGATGCTGATAATATAGAATTGGCTACTATAAACGGCTGGAACTGTATTATAAAAAAAGGTTCTCACTCAATTGGAGATTTAGTTATTTGTGCTATTACAGATGCTATGATACCTTTAGAAATTTCAGAGAAATTAGATATAACCAATTATCTACGTAACAAAGAAAGGGTTAGGACAATTAAGCTAAGAGGTGTTTATAGTGATTGCTTAATTATGCCTATTGACTTGATTCCAGAATGCAATAAGAAAGATGGAGAAGATGTAATGGATGTTCTTAAAATATATAAATATGAGCCTCCAGCTAAAATGATTAACTTGTCAAATGGAAAAAAAATAAAATACTGTGAAAATCCAAATTTTCCTATTTATTATAAATTCCCCAATTTTAAAAATGTTCCCAATATTTTTGACGAAAATGATTATGTAGAAATCACTAGAAAAATACATGGAACAAACGCAAGATATGGAATTGTAAAAAAGAGTAAGTTGTCCTTGTGGAATAAAATTAAAAAGTTTTTTGGTTTTGAACTAGGTTTGGATGAATACGAATTCGTAGTAGGTTCTCATAATGTAGAAAAAGGATCTGATAGCCAAGGTTTTTATGATACTAATATTTGGTATGATATTGAAACAAAATACGATATCAAAAGTAAACTATGGAACCTTGTTAATAAAAATTCTAGAATAGGTGAAATGAGCATAGGGACCGGTTTTATAATATATGGTGAAATATACGGAAAAGGAATCCAAAAAAATTATGAGTACGGATTAGATGACATACAACTTTGTATTTTTGATATCGAATTAGATAAAAAATATTTAAATTTATCTGCTACTAAACATGTAACTGAAAAATATTTAAAATTACCTTATGTTGAAGTCCTATATAAAGGACTTTACTCAGAAGAAATAAAAAATTCATTTGTATTCAATAATTTTATAAACAATACTAAAGTTCCTCACGAAGGTATTGTTATAAAAGCTGTTGATGGAAATAGATCGAAAGTAGCTAAAGTAATAAACCCAGATTATTTAATATACAGTGAAAAAAATAATGTCGGGGATTCACACTAATCAATCACAATTATATCACAAAATATGAGAAAAGTTTATGTTAATTTATTAGTTTTATTGTTTTTCTTAATAACAAATTGTATTGGGTCTTTAATGGTTATGGTATGTTGGAATTTTTCAATTGCTGATTATTTTGAATTAAAAGATTTATCTTTCCTTCAATCTTTTGGATTCTATGTCATGTTAAGAATTATCCTAGACAATCCTATAAATATAGAGGTGACAAATCAGTTTGAAAAGGACAAATAAAATAATCAAGTATGAGTCCTTTTTACAAAAAAATCATATTTATTTAAAAGATATTATGGATTCTAAGAAAATAGACTCGGTTAAATTTGGAAATCAACCAGAAGAGTATGTAAGAAAGATTGAGAAAGATGAATACGGAACTCTTGAAAAAGCAAAAGATTCTGGTATGATAGACGAATTTATAAAAAAGTTCCATCCTCCAAAGAATTCTTCCGATACCACAAGGAATGAACTTGAACATCTTAAAAAAATTTCTGATAATGTTACGGATAAAGAAAGAAGTATGTGTTTTTATATGGAGCATCATCATTTAGATTTCTTCGTGAAAACGGCGGAAAAATTGGGTATTAAAGGTGTAGACCGGAAAAAAGTTAACTCTTGGTCTGATGAGGCTTTTCCTATAGTGTACTACCTTAAAGATTACTTCAATAGACCTAGGCCAAACGAATTAGCCGGAGAGTATGGTATTAAGCTGCATCCTATAACTAGAACAGATGCAAATTCAGCTGCCTATCCTTCAGGGCATACCATGGATTTCCTAGTTATGATTTACCAATTAATGAAATTGAAACCATCATCTAGAAAATATTTTGTAAATCTCTACAATAAAATAAAAGATGTTAGAGAGTTATCAGGAGTTCATTATCCGTCGGATGGAGATGGAAGTGAAGAATTGTTCAAATTAATGTTGAAATACAAAATAATATAGTTATATTTGCACAATAAACTTAATTGGTTTATTACACAAAATTTAGTTTACTAAAAAGTTTCAACCAATGAAAGCAGAATTAATTGATTTTATGGGAAGTGATCTTAAGATTGCTAATGTTGCTAGAGTTTCTTATGACAAAGATGCTTCAAATTATCTAGATAGCCAAAATGAAAATTTATTAGAGTTTTTATGGGAAGAAGGGCATGTATCTCCCTTTAGACATGCGCAATTGCAATTTAGGATATCGTGTCCACTATATGTAGAAAGGCAGCTAAGAAAGCATGAAATTGGCGTTGAAGTTAATTTACCAATAGAGAATATGTCTGTAAATTCTATATCAGGAAGATATGTAGATTTCTCTGATTTTTATTATGCTATTCAAACATTTAGATTACAGTCAAAAGATTCAAAGCAAGGTAGTGGTGAAGATTTAGATGAAACAAGTAACACAATAGCTAATATTATTCAAGATGATATAATAGATAATGCTAAAACAGCTTATCAAGAGTTAATTGAATTAGGAGTAAGTAAAGAACAGGCTAGGTCGATACTTCCTCTATCTTTGGAGACCACCTTTATTTGGACTATGAGTTTTTTAGCTTTTATACACTTAGTTAAATTGAGAATTAAGAAAGATGTTCAAAAAGAAACTAGAGATTTAGTTGCAGATATGTTGGAACAAGTAAAAAACATGCCAGGTAATCCTTTTAAGAAATCTTTAGAACTCTTGGAAAGAAAAGAAGAAGCGTTTATTGTGACAAATAATAACGGAGATATTATATCTGTATTTACTAGTCTACGAAAATTAAAAAAACATTTCTCGAATAAAGGTTGGATTTTTGATAAAACTTCTTTATCTTTGCAGAACAATTTTAAAACATTATTTATCACAAAAATAGGATTAGACGGAAGTTATGAAAAGATCTAAAGGTATTTTTTACATTGAAGGAGTTATAGGAAGCAAAGAGTATGCTTCTGTATTCAGAAAAAATCTGTATGGTAAGGAAAATTATGATAAGACTATAATTTTTGATGAAATCATGCATAAAATAGATGGAGAAATAAGAATAGAATCTTTAGTTTACCCGGGAAAAGATGCTAAGATAATTCAGCAAAATGAGTTTGACAAGAAAGGAATTAAAAAAATTGGACTTGTTTCGGATAAAATAGAGAATGTATATTTTCTATATCCTCCTACAGGCTGGTATGATAGCGAAATACATTTAGATGAGCATGGAGAAGTTGAACAAGTCATTTTTGATTTCAAGTATTTAGATTCAGAGAATCCAAACGATATAGACGATTTACTATTCTTTGATTCAAAGTATCTTCGTCTATTTATAGACAGTTCTCTAAAAGTAAAAGACCGTTATAAATTCACAAACTTAAATTTATTATGTTACAATCACCAAATTTAAAAAGGGATTTACCTAAATTTATCATTGTCTCTACGTCTTATTTAGCAGAAGAAACATTTATATTTGAAGCAGAGAACGCAAAAGGCCATCCTAAAACAACAAGATGGGGAGGGATTGAAGAATTAACCGGATTAGCAAAAAGATGGGGAGATAAAAATTGGGAATCAAAAGAAGATGTTATTAATTCTTATTCGTCTGGTTCTTACGTTTGTATAGAAAAAAAAGTGCCGAATTTTTATGACGCTTATTTATATATGTTAAAAAATAACTAAAATGAAAAAAGTATTTGTTTTTATGTTTTTGTTGTTGAGTTTAAAGGGTTTTTCCCAGTATTACAATTTCAACAACCCTGTTAGAAAATCAATTGACAGTATTATTTGTATAACCATAGAATACAAAAAAAGAGCTCCAGCTCCTTGCAGTATAGAAATGGACACATACGAAGTTCCTATTTACATGATTAGAGTTGGACTATATGACAGATCCATAAAGTCAGGTCCAGAAATAATTAAAATAAAATTAGGGATTCAGAATTATTACTACTATGCTCGTATGTATAATTCTTATGGCAAAGCTGCTATCGATTTAGAAAAATTAAAGAGAGTTGGTTTCTGTGATGCTTTTATCACATCTCCTCCAATAGAAATTAGTGGGTTCTCATTTTTCCTGGAACAAGGTGGTTATGCTAGCAAATTTAAATTTAAATAACAAAAAAGGCCTGCTTTTAGCGGGCCTTTTACATTTATTTTTTTATGGAAACACCTTTAGAACATATTTTATATTGGGCGGAAAAAAAGAAAGACCAATATAATACATTATCGGAAGTGTCTAATAATCCTTCTTTTTATTTAGGTAGATTAGATGTACTATTAGAGTTAATAGCTTTGATTTATAAAAAACTACCAGAAGAAAAAGAAATGATTGAAAATGCTTATGAAAATGGTAAAACAGGGGATGGTAGAGGTAGCCACTACTATGAATCCCTATTTAATCAAGATTCTTAAGTAAGTAAGTCGTTTGGTATATTAAACTTGCTATTTCGTCACAGATATTTCTAAGATATGTGTCTTCGGGTAAGTCTTTAACTTTATTATCTACATAATTGGATAGAGTTCCAAAATATTTTACAATATCATCATCTGTTTCTATATTTTTGATACTTCCAGGCACTTTAATATCTTTTATAATACCATATTTACCTTGATATGCTTCTGCCAAAGAATCTACGAGGTCTAAAATAGTATCATAATATTTATTTAAGGCTTTATGTTTTGCGTAAGATGATGTTTGTAAATGATAAATTCTTGTTTGGGTACTAGAATGTAGTAAAAATCCAATATATTCGTTTATCATAGTTTTTTTATATAAGTATTATTTATTTTCTATTTCTGAAATTAAATTTTGTATATAGAATTAAAAATCTGATGAATTACTAAAGTTTTTATGTGCTTTTATATTGTTCACCCTAGTAGATATACTTTTTATATGTCTAAGGGATTGATTACTTTTTCTTATAATTCTTCCTTTTTCTCCATCTCCTAGTATCTTAAGGATACACGGGTTAGATTTATTTATAAATTTTGAATTAGAAAATCTATCACCTTCAAAAATTGCTATTTTATTCTGTTTTTTTATATAATTTTTTATACAATCTTCAAATTTATTTTTTGCATATCTTCTATCTATATCCTAGCCAAATTTAGTATAATTTTTTCTAAAAAAATCATATAATTTAAATACATCTATATTATCTAAGTCTAGGAATTCTTTATATATTAAATAAGTACTTACTACATTCTAAGTGCATCCATTTATAAAGGAGAACCAAAGTTTTTGATTCATACTCATATTTAATGATTCAAAAATATATGGAAATGCATAATATATGGCTCCTGCGTGAGCCTTGTTTTTTAAGTGAAATTCGTAAAAGTCCAAAAAAACTTTTCTTCTATTTTTTATATAAATTACTTTGGCTTTATAGAAAGACCCTTGGGCATTTCTACAATACTATTTTTTAATTTTTCTAATTTTTCCTCTGATATTGTGTGCGGATTCTTAGGATTTGGTTTTATATCGGATAATTTCATATTGTACTATGCTTTTGCTAAATAAAAATCAAGTAATCTAACTAAGACTTCTTCATGATCTACGCAACCCTCTTTATCCATAATATCATTTATTGAATCAATTGTAGTATCATAATCGTCAGCATCGAAATTTATTTTCAATGTCTTTAACTTATGTACAACTAAAGCATCCGGATTTTTTTCTTTAAACATTGAATCTATAAACTTTTTATTGAATCCTAACAAGTCAATATCCATTTCACTCTTAAGTATAATATCAAATTCATCTTTCAACATATCATAATCCCATTCTCCGGAAAGCGCTATTTTATTATCCGCTATGATAAATGCTCTCTTATTATCTTCGGTGAGATGGATTAGACGTATAATAGGAACTTCTTTTAATTTATTAAATAGTGCTGCTCTATATCTACCATGTCCAGCTATTATTTCATTGTTTTCATCTACAATAATGGGATTAACAAAACCAAATTCATTAATACTGTTGGCAATCTTCTCTATTTGAACTTCGCTGTGTATTCTCGAATTATAATTTGATTCTTTTATTTCATCTATTTTGACAATTTCTATATTTAATTTACTCATGATGTCTTTCATTGTAATGTTCAATCAATAATCTTATAACTTCAGAATTAGCTTTTAGGTCGTTCTCATTCATTACTGTCTTGAATTTCTTCATCATGTTTGTATAATCTTCTATGTTATATGAGAAGACAATGCTTTTTTTATTTTTAGATGCAGGAGAAGATTCAGATTTATTTGTGGATAAGATGTCAGTATCATTTTGAAAAGATTCATTAAGCATTTCAAAATCTTCATAATCAAATCCCATGGCCATTGCATCTATGTCAATAGAATTGAGATATTCTAATTCATCGCTTAGTTTTGTGTAGTCCCATTCCCCTAATTCTGTTAATTTATTATCTGCTATGGAATAAGCTCTTATTTGATCATCTGTTAAATTCTCAATGCGGATACATGGGATTGATTCTATATGTAATGCCTTAGCTGCTGTAAATCTAGCATGTCCAGCAATAATCATGTTTTTTTTATCAATGAGAATGGGAATGTTAAACCCAAACTCTGTAATGCTCTTCATTAATTTACCTATCTGCTCATCCGGATGTATTTTACTATTTCTTGGATTCTCCGATAATCTATTTACATCTATATATTCAATATTATTCTTCATCTTTTAATGTTTGTGCTCTTCTTTGTCTATATATTTCTTTATCTTTTCTTTCTTCATATTTTTTTAAAGCTCTTATGTTTCCACTTTTAGCTTCTTCAAATAGTTTCATGTCTATGACGTAGTCTGCTTTATCTATTCCTTTTTTGTATGCTCTATATACTTCACTATTTTTATTATAAAATTCGTTGCTAAATGTTGTTATTTCAGATGTAGGAATGTCTAATACATTTATTATTTTTTCTAATGAGTATCCTAATGTTCCTACTCCTACTATTCTTCTTAAAAAATCTTCATCATTATAATTCATGTTGTTTATTTATTTTTAAGATTCATTTCTTAATTCTTTTCTTTTAACTCTTTCTTTATATGCTTTTTTCATTTTCATTGATTCTTTTTTGGATTCTTCCCAATCAGCTCCTAATATCTGGTGCATCCATTTCCAATAATCCCCGCCCTTTTTTTTAACTAACCATTTCTCATATTCTTGTCTTCTTAATACATCTTCTTTTCTACATTCTTTTATAAACACATCATAAATGAATGCTTCATCTTTTCTCATTTTTTCATGTCTTCCGAATGGAAAATAATAATACATGGCATCAATTAAAAAATATATTCTATCTGCGGAAGAAATATCATTAAATGTTTTGGAATCTACAACAAATGCAAACAATCCTTTAATTGCATCTAAATGTAGTTTATCCCTGCGGCGAATTAATCTATCACTATAATCAGCACCTTCTTCCGCTATAATCTGTAAATACTTATGAAAATTATCTAAATCTTTTCGTAAATACCTCCTCAAATAATCAGTAATAATAATACCACTCATGTAAAACTATTTTTTAAAACATCTAAAAAATTTAGTGTAGCATCTTTTAATTTATATAATATAGATTTACCGAGATTCTCATTAATCATTCTAGGCTAAGTCTTAATAACTTTACTAAAATCTATTTTAACCTTTTTAAAATCTTGTTTTAATTTTTTTATCGCATCCACTATCTGTGACAAATTTTCGCTAATAATAATTTTTTCACCTTCTGAAGTAGTCATTTTTAATTTATAAGCATCCCCTGGAGGTATTGTAGTTCTAAAACCTGAGGCATCCATAAATTCTTTAGATTTAGTAGATGCTTTTCTCGGTTTTTTTGTTTCCGGATTCTCTATTTTAGAATCTACTTCTGTTTTTTTAGGTCTTCCCATAATATTTGCTTTTATTATAAATAGTGTTATTTTGCTATAAACTTACTCTTTTGTATAATTACACATTAATAACGATTATTTGTTAAAGGTTTTAGATTGTAGTATAATTCTAAATCTTTTTCCGCTAAACATTTTATCAGTCTTTTAGATCCTTCACTATGACTTAATTTATGTGAATCTGATGTATTCAATCTTTTTAATTCTGTAAATGGAATACTTAATTTATTACATATATCCCTAAAATCTTCATCTAAAAATTCTGTTCTTCCAATAAAATTAATGGGTTTATCTATCCAAGATACTTGAGTTACATGACTATCCATTATATTTTCATTTATAGTAGGATAAAACCAAAAATCATTGAGTAATTGAATTATAATTATGTGCTTTTCATATAATGTGTAATTAACAGGTTCGGGTAAAGTATTATCATCTGTCAATATTAAACCTAAACTTTTTTTTGCTAGTTCACTATCTTTATCCCATGAATAATTCAAAAGATCCGAGTAGTAGGATTTGTACCACTGATAAGGCTCTCGAATGAAAGTAAATTTATAATAAGAGTTCCATATTGTATGACCATGCTGTTCTAGTAATTGAGAACATGTGTCGTGCCCATACGGAGGTTTATCCCCTGATGAAATACAATCCGGGTCAACTTCTTTTAAATATGTCTCTACACTAGTTGAACCGGTCTTTGGAATTCTTATGAAGATACATTTATATTTGTGAGATATAATCATGATATACAATGTTATAAACAATTATTTAACGTAAAAATTAAAAAAATAGTTGCGTAAGTGGATTGTTTTTATTATATTTGCGCTTATTATTACTATTTAAAACACGAACACACTATGGAGACTATTTTTAGACTGAGATTTAGAGCGGAAAAAAGTTTTGCTGAATTAAAAAAAGGAGAAATCATTGAGGTATTTGAGAACATATTTGATAATGACAATAAGGATTTAGGATATGTTTATACAGGAACACATAGAGGATTTTCTCTCGAATCCTGTGATGCATGGACTGGCTTTAGGGACTCTTTAGGGAATAGAATCTACGAAAATGATAACATACTTAGTAGATTTATTGGTGATGATTACAAGCTATATATAAAGCTAGAAAGGGTAAGATGGAATCCAATCACTTTACAATTTTTCTGCGGGGACTATCCATTATATAGATACCAAGAACTCAAAAGATTAAATATCATTAGTAACATAACAAAAGATAAACTAAAGGAGATACAAAAAATAATAGGACATAATTTCTCTAATGAAGATTTAACTGATTTAATATGCCCTTTTGAAGTCATGGGAAATATTTATGACCTGTCAAAAGATATAGATGGTAAGGAAGACAAATTCTTTATACCTCTTTCCAAAAAAATAAGAAATCCTAAAGAAACAGAGACTTATGATCCTGTTGTTTAAATACTTCTCATCATATCTACTATTTCATCCTGCGGGAAAATATCCCATTTGCCGGACATGATAACATTAGTATGAGAGAATACACCTTTCACAAGACCTTTCTTTACGTCATCTTTATAATCTAAAGCTATAAATGGATCTTGTGAATTGAAATATGTGTGTAGCCCGCTTTTTAAATCAATAGAATGATCGTTAGATATTTTTATAAGTAATTTTTTCAATGCAGATATTTGATTGTCAGAATATTTATGGAAATATCTAAATCCTCTAAAATCTTTCTTCAATGTTACTACTTGACTTGGGTGCACTTCCCTTCTTGTATAGGTGTAAAATTTAGTACCCTCTTTTGTTAGGTATCCGAAATTACATAATTCAATCCCTACTGATCTTGAATGCATGTAAGTAGCTCCAATGCCTAAATGATAAGCATAATACTCTTTTGGAAATGCTTCAACAATAATACCATCGTATTTATGGGAAACATTTGTAATATTTTGTCCACCTATAACATATTGAGTTCCTACTCTACCCCTAGTATCTGTAGCCCATCCATTTATAACATTATATGGATTATCCCATCCGGCTGTATGATGTAGGAAAATATACTCTTTTTTTGTTTCTGTTTTTATATATTCCTTTTCGGGCATATGTCTTCTATCAATAACTAAATCGCCGGACACTTCTACTCTACTTAGAAAATCAGTTGTGAGTTCTCCTTCGAAAATAAGGTTAACCGTATAATCATCTAATTTTCCGTCGGGATAAACTTCATTACTTCTTTGCACATTCTTTACTGCTGCTTCAGTTAATGAATCATATTCTCCAGTCTTAGTAAATCCAAAAAACTCTTGAATTTTTTTTATTAATTCCATGTCTTGCATTTTATTACATTATTTTAAAATCGAAAAAATATATAAAACATTTACCTCTTTCCTATTGACATTGCAGCACCAACCAATCTTCCAATGCCTCCTACTTTTCCTGACTTAGGTTTTCTACTATAATACCCTTCATCTGTTTTCTTAAATGCATTAGGATCATTCTCTAATTCATTTGACATATACTGACATAAAGTTGACATGTAATCATGAGCTTTTGTTATTTTAGATTCTACCCATTCTGGTAAATCATCTCTTTCATTTATCATCTTATGAATCTCTAAAGCATATTTCATAATGTCTTTAGCTTGATATTTTGCCATCTTACCTTCTTCCGCATTCTCCACATCATTAGGTTTTACATCCGACATTGCATTTTCTTTTTTTATGTTTAATAATTCTTTTAGTTCTTGGATATCTTCTTTTGTCAATTTCGTAAATTTCTCAATTTCTTTATCTGACATATTTTTAGCTACATCTTCTACATTCTTTCCTACATCCGCTGCCGACATTTTTTTATCTTTATATGCTTTTACTAACTGAAAGAATTTTTGTTGTTTTTCTGATTTTGCTGGCATTTTGTTTTTTTATTATGTTATATAAATTATGCTGTAAAGGAACCTGCTCCTGTAAAAGTATGAATAGTAGAACCGGACCATGTTGTAGCTATGCCTCCTATTCCTTTTGGTCCTCCGTAATACTTTAAGATTACTATACCCGAACCTCCGGCACCCCCTCCAAAGAAAGTAGTGTTGAAAGAACCACCACCACCGCCTCCACCTGTATTTACTGTACCAGCGGTTCCATTTGAGTTACTATTCCCTGTACCACCTCCTCCAACACCACCTGCGGCAGCCGTGCCTCCATACTCTCCACCTCCACCTCCTCCTGCGTATGAGGTTATAGGTCCTGTGAATCTAGTTGTAGCTCCTGCGCCTCCTGTACCCGCGGTTGGCTGCCCTGCGCCTCCGTTAACCATAGCGCCACCGCCTCCGCCTGCTCCAAGATTGCTTGAAACAGTGTCTCCACCTCTTTTCCCTTGTGGACTATTACCGGCTCCTCCTGTGGATCCTACTGTAGCTCCTCCACCGCCACCGGAACCTCCTGAAAGACCTGAGTTATTAGTAACGAAAGCTCCACCTCCTCCACCGCCTATACATACTATTATATCTGATATACTAGAGTTATTTCCACTTAAACCATTTACATCACCAGGACCTGCTGAGTTTGGTGTTGCTGCTGCTCCTGCACCTATCGTTATTGGATAAGTTCTATTTTTTTGCACAACCAAGGATCCTGAGAGAAATCCGCCGGCACCTCCTCCTCCTCCTCCACCTTGACCACCACTACCTCCCCCGGCAACTACTATATATTCTATTGTATAAGACCCCTCCGCAAACGAAACCCAGCTAGTTCCGCTGTATATTTCGGCTACTCCTAATGTTGTATTATATCTTATTGAACCGGGAGGGGAAAATATTCTTTGTCCAGTTGTTCCTACAGGTATTTGTAAATAACCTGTTGATTGGATTCTAATATTACTTCCTGTCTGAAATAAAGAACTAGAAGCTATAAAATTCTTACCTTGATATACTGGTATGTATGCATTAACACCACTTCCAGATATAATAGACGGTTTATTTGTTATACCTGCGAAAGATATTTGAGATGAACCGGAAACTAAAGTAGGTCTATTTCTAAGTCCTGTAAAAGAAACTTGGGTAGATCCGGAAATAACATTTCTAGAATTTATATAATTTAGAGTATCTGTATTAGTATAGGATACAACTCCGGACAATTGAGAGCCATCTCCAATAAAAGAACCTGTAAATATCCCAGTTAATTTTTCTACTTTCATTTTTTAATTTTTTATTTTTATACAGCACTACCTGAGAAAACTAAAGTATTCCATCCTCTACCATCAAATCCTCCAAATCCTGTAAATACTTCTACTCTTCTAGTTTGAGTATTAAATCTTATAGATCCTGTTTGTGGTAAAGCAACTCTTTGAGCGGTAGATCCTATTGGGAGGATTCCAGAGTTATTATCGTCAGATAAACCTGTCCATCTACTACCATAGTACTCCATTCTATCTCTACTCGTATTATATCTAATCATGCCCCTACCTGCAAGCTCCGGTCTTTGTCCTTCCGTACCAGCAGGTAATTGTATTGCGTCAGTCGCTGATACAACAAAGCCTGTTGTCGGATTTAATGAATTTAAAGACGTTTTTTGAACAGACTCCATAACTCTTTGAATACCTGTTCTAGCAACGGCTACAAAAGAACTATTTCTAGGAGACCATACGACGGATGTCCATTCGTTTTGTCTAGGAGTTGCTAAAGATACCCAGGTAATCCCATCTCGGGAATACATGCTCCTATTAGTCCCACTACTAGCTACAGCCATAAACATTAGTATGTCCGGAGACCATGTAATAGATTTCCAGCTATTTTGCTCTGCTGCTAATCTAGCAATCCAATTTATACCATTAGTTGAGGTCATAACTCTATTTACACCATCTGTGGAAACCGCTGCAAATAAACCTAATTCAGGAGACCATGCGATTGAATCCCAACTATTTTGTTGAGCTGCTGATCTAGTAGCCCATGTTATTCCATTAGAAGAAGTCATTACTCTATTTGTACCGTCACTAGACACTGCAACAAATAAAGACAAAGAAGGAGACCATGCTACAGAAACCCAGCTGTTTTGCTCGGCGGCGGTTCTAGATGTCCATGTTACTCCATCAGAAGAGGTCATTACTCTACTTGTTCCTGTACTCGAAACGGCTACAAACAAAGCTAATTCAGGCGACCATATAACAGATTCCCATGCGTTTGATTCAGGTTCTTGTATTCTATTCCAATTTATACCGTTTGATGAAGTTCTAATTCTTCTAGTACCTGTTTTTGATACTGCAACAAATAGACCTAGTTGCGGAGACCAAGTAACTGAAGACCATTGATGGTTTGGAGTATATCTGAGTCCAAATTCCACATCTCTTATCCCGCCAGTAGGAGTAACGGAATTAAAAGACGTGTCAAATCCTAAAGATCCGGATAGATTTCTTTGTACTCTTCTTACTGTAACTCCATCTCTTAAATAACTCACGTATGTTCCATCATATTCTATTCTAAGTACTGTAGTTGATGTATAAGTATTAAATGAAGCAGAAAGATTACTCACCACACTACTCTCATATATTTGGAGTGTCCCATCAATAACATAAAAAGCGTAATCTATAGACTCATAATTTGCAGATACCGCCGGATCAGTATTTAATCCAAACATCAGAGATCCTACGGTTGATTGTGCACTATATCTTGCTTGAGTGTATACCAATCTAGGGTATCTCTCCGAAGAATAAACAGAGGCATTAAAGGCAGTTGTACCCGAAGTTTTTCTAAAATGATTACTTCCAGACTCAACTACTCCTGTGCCTAAAAAATTTCTAGTCCAAGTTATAGGCTCGTCTAAACTTGCCGGAATCCAGTTGGTAGCATCTGTAGAATATGCTATAGGGTATAATCCGGACTCTGCTACTGCAACATATCTTTCTAATTGTGGAGACCATGTTACAGATGTCCAATTATTATCTTCTATACTACCAGATGCCGAAAATATAAGATTCTTTAATCCTTGTTCATTGTTATTAGTAAAAGCTGTGTCTAAGGCTAGGGCATGTCTAGTATTTCTAAATACAGATCTTTGAACTACTCCTGCTTTTTTATAAATTACATTAGAGCCCGCAAACTCAATACTGTGTTCTGTATCTGTTGTGTGAGTTCCAAAGGTACCGACAAAAGTAGTTCCTTCGTAGATTCTAGAAGATCCTGTAGCTAATAACCATGCGTAATCTATACTAGTAAAAAGAGTATTAGCTCTTGGGTCATTATTCAATCCAAAAGCAGCTATTGATGATACACTAGTTGCTTTAGCTGAAACATAAGATGATGTACCATACGCTTGTATAGAATGTAATGTGGCATTATAAGATGATGTAGTAGGAGCAATTTTTAAGTATGTAGAAGGTCCTGCCTTTCTAACATTTTCTGATACTACAATTCCAAAATCATCTCTCATTTCCCAAGTTATCGGAGCATCGTATAATCTAGCTCTAGTTAATGAGGATGTGGTATTATATATTGCATAACTGTTCAATCTTCCAAAGTTAGAACCTATATTTGCATTAGGGACATTTATTAAACCACTACCATCACCTATAAAGGAAGAAGCTCTTAAAGAACCTGTGATACTTACAGAACCGGTAAACTGGTGCCTATCATCTAAACTGTTTCCAAATTTAGATGACCCCGATTTATAAACTATTGACGCGCTTACAAATTCTGTGTGAAACTCTTCTGCTGTTATTTTTCCTGAAACTGTCAAATTTCCAGGAATGGTAGCATTTGCTAATTGAGCGGAGCTACTAATAATCCCTGTTGGTTTGTTTATTATTCCGGAATAAGATACTTGAGAAGATCCTGATATTAAATTTGTAGGTTTATTAGATATGCCGGAATATAGTATTTGAGACGAACCTGATACTATACCTACTGGCTTATTTAAAATATTATTATACTCAGTTATATTATATGAAGTTCCGGATACAATATGACCTCCGGTATTAACTACTGCAAATCCAGAACGAGGATTAACAAATAATACATTAACCGTATTATCGTTTGTTAATATAATCTCATCAGGAATAATTAATTTGTTAGTAGTATCATAAACAGATACTACAACATTTTTAGTATTTAGGTTATGTACTACTGTTGCGTTAGTAGTATTAGTAAAAGATGCAGTATGTGTAAAATCTCCCTCTAGTAAAACTCCTGTTAATCCGCTTCCGTCACCTATAAAACTAGTGGCTCTAACTGAACCTGTAACATACATAGATCCAGTAAATTGATGCTTATCATTAAGACTATTACCAAACTTAGAAGAACCTGATTTGTATATAATAGATGCGCTAACAAATTCAGTAAAATATTCCTCAGCAGTTAATTTACCAGATATAGTTAAATTACCCGGAATTGTAGTGTTAGCTAATTGGGCTGAACTACTAACAAGTCCTGTTGGTTTTCCCGTTAAACTAGCAAAAGTTATATTTGATATTCCAGTTAGTCCACTTCCATCTCCTAAAAATACAGAAGCAGATACCACTCCATGTACTTGTAATTTATGTTTTGGATTTAATGTTCCTATACCTACATTTCCACTACTAGAAACAAATAGAACATTATCATTTATTTGTAATGGATTCTTATTACTATCTATTATTTGTATTGAACTAGATACTGTTAATTTGTCTATTCTCATTTTTATGTATTATTTCATTAGTTATCATTTTGAAACTAATATTTAAACTAAATACCATTCTTGATTTTCTTCACTCCAATTATATGTATTTCCATCATTAGGATAAGGAATTGGAGGAATCCATTGACATGTACTTTCATCTAATATCCATGTACTATTATTTTTTGGAGGAATGAAAGCGTCTAATGTTGAATTATATACATATCCTTTCCCCGCAAAATTTTTTCTAAAGGATCCATTATATGATGTTTGAACCCATATAGTACCCTGTCCAAATAATTTTTTTAAGTATTCTATTCCTATTGACTCGGTTTCAACACCTTGAGGTGTCATTATATCCACATTATTAACTACTACAACTTCTTCAACTATATTATCTAATCCTAATCTTGCAAAATGTGCCATGTTTATTCTTTTTACTATATATAATTATTGATGTTAAAAATCAAATAATGTTATTTATCATAAATAGTTTTTTTTTGTTGTTTATGATATTTATTTCCATGTTTTAAACAAATTAAATAGTTCTCCATGTAGTACCTGTATATATCTCCAATAAATTTGTACTTGTGTTAAATCTAATGGATCCTGCTAGTGGACTTATGGGTCTTTGTGCTGTTGTTCCCACTGGGATAGTCATTGATGCTAAAAATCTAGCCCCGCCCGAAGTTCTACTACCGGAAACAGCAAAAGATCCTGTTAATTGCATATTACCAACTAATTTTATACCAGCTGTACTTTCTTGTATTAAACTACCTGTTACATAGTTAGAACCTTTGAACTTTGCTAATCTACCGTCGGTTCCACTACCTGATATGGATGATATAGCAGAAACAATATGTCCTCCTTTAGATATTACTGCATATCCGGAAGTAGGACCAGAAAAAGTTATATCAACTCTATTTAATGTTGGAAGAGTTATTGAATCAGGGAAAAATAGTCTATTGCTACTATCATAAACTGCTACGTTTACATTTCTAGAATTAAAGTTATGATTTATAGAAGCGCTATATATAGATACAAAAGTTGCTTGAATTGTAGCAACTTCCGATACCGTTATTCCTGTTAACCCGCTTCCGTCTCCAACAAATGAACCGGAAAATAAAGAACCTGATATTACTTTAGCTTTTGAAAAATCTACCTTAGATCCTGATACTAATAATGAACCTGTTATAACCGCGTCTCCGGCAAAAGGAAAACCATCACCACTACTTGTTGGGGGAACATTAGTAAGATTATTATAGTCTAAATAATAAGAAGGTAGTTGGTTATCTAAAGTTACTGCGTTTTGTAAAGACCCGCTTAGTATATGTCCTCCCTTAGAAACCACCACATATCCGGAAGACAGACCTGAAAATATAATATCAGCTCTATTAAGTGTAGATAGGGTTATTGAGTCAGGGAAAAATAACTTGTTATTCGTATCATAAACTGCTACGTTTACATTCCTAGAATTAAAGTTATGATTTACAGAGGCACTATATACAGAAGTAAAATTACTTTGTACTGTAGTAGCTTGGGATACAGTAATTCCAGTTAGGTTACTTCCGTCTCCTACGAAAGAACCGGAGAATATAGAACCTGATATAGCTTTTACATTAGTGAAATCTACTTTTGACCCAGATACAAACAAAGATCCAGTTATAACTGCTTTACCTGAGAATGGAAATCCAATACCACTCCCTGAAATTGGATATGTTCCTGTAACAATATGGCCTCCTTTAGAGACTACGACATATCCGGAGGATAATCCTGAGAATATTATGTCAACTCTATTGGGAGTAGCTAAAGTTATCGAATCAGGAAAAAATAACTTATCATTATTATCATATACAGCTACGTTTATATTTTTGGAATTAAAGTTATGATTTATAGAAGCGCTATATACAGAATTAAAAGTAGATTGTATGGTTGCTATTTCAGATACCGTTATTCCTGTTAACCCGCTTCCGTCTCCAACAAATGAGCCGGAAAATAAAGAACCTGATATTACTTTAGCTTTTGAAAAATCTACCTTAGATCCTGATACTAATAATGAACCTGTTATAACCGCGTCTCCGGCAAAAGGAAAACCATCACCACTACTTGTTGGGGGAACATTAGTAAGATTATTATAGTCTAAATAATAAGAAGGTAGTTGGTTATCTAAAGTTACTGCGTTTTGTAAAGACCCGCTTAGTATATGTCCTCCCTTAGAAACCACCACATATCCGGAAGACAGACCTGAAAATATAATATCAGCTCTATTAAGTGTAGATAGGGTTATTGAGTCAGGGAAAAATAACTTGTTATTCGTATCATAAACTGCTACGTTTACATTCCTAGAATTAAAGTTATGATTTACAGAGGCACTATATACAGAAGTAAAATTACTTTGTACTGTAGTAGCTTGGGATACAGTAATTCCAGTTAGGTTACTTCCGTCTCCTACGAAAGAACCGGAGAATATAGAACCTGATATAGCTTTTACATTAGTGAAATCTACGTGTGAACCTGATACTAGTAAAGATCCTGTTATAACCGCACTACCAGAGAAGGGGAAACCGATTCCGCTACCTGAGGATGGAGCTATGAGGTGACCTCCTTTAGATACCACTACATACCCAGAAGATAATCCGGAGAATATTATATCTACTCTATTAGGCGTAGTTAAAGTTATTGAGTCCGGGAAAAACAATTTATTGTTAGTATCATAAACTGATACGTTTACATTCCTAGAATTAAAGTTGTGATTTACCGAAGCGCTAAATACAGAAGTAAAATTACTTTGTACTGTAGCTACTTGAGATATTGTTAAACCCGTTAAACCACTTCCATCTCCTACAAAAGATCCCGAGAAGATAGAACCTGATATAGCTTTTACATTAGTTAAATCTACGTGTGAACCTGATACAAATAATGAACCTGTTATAACCGCACTACCGGAAAATGGAAATCCTACCCCACTACCGGAAGGTATAGCTACTCCTGTTACTAAATGACCACCTTTTGAAATAACAACATATCCGGAAGATAAACCGGAAAAAGTTACATCAACTATATTTGGTGTGGTTAATCTTATTGAATCGGGAAAGAATAGTTTATTATTAGTATCGTAAACTGCTACATTTACATTCCTAGAATTAAAGTTATGATTTATAGAAGCACTTAAAACAGAAGTAAAAGTATGTTGTACTGTAGCTATTTGAGATATTGTTAGTCCAGTTAGGTTACTTCCATCTCCTACAAAAGAACCGGAGAATATAGAACCTGATATAGCTTTTACATTAGTGAAATCTACGTGTGAACCTGATACTAATAAAGATCCTGTTATAACTGCACTACCAGAGAAGGGGAAACCGATTCCGCTACCTGAAATAGGATATACTCCTGTCACTAAATGTCCTCCTTTAGATACAACAGCATATCCAGAAGATATACCCGAAAATCTTAAATCTACTCTGTCCGGAGTGGCTAGAGTTATCGAATCAGGAAAGAATAGTTTATTATTATTATCGTAAACTGCTACATTTACATTCCTAGAATTAAAGTTGTGATTTATAGAAGCACTATAAGTAGATACAAAACTATGTTGAACTGTGGCTACTTGAGATACTGTTAGTCCTGTCAAACCACTTCCATCTCCTACGAAAGAACCGGAGAATATGGAACCGGATATTACTTGTACTTTTGTAAAATCTACTTTAGAGCCGGATACAAGAAAAGAACCCGTTATAACAGCACTCCCAGAAAAGGGGAAGCCTATACCACTACCAGATGCAGGCTCTATTATATGTCCGCCTTTAGATACTACTGCATATCCAGTAGAAGGACCAGAAAAAGTTATGTCAACTCTATTTGGCGTAGATAAAACTATAGAATCAGGGAAAAATAATCTATTGTTATTATCGTAAACTGATACATTTACATTCCTAGAATTAAAATTATGGTATACAGATGCGCTATATACTGCATGAAAATTAGACTTAGCTGTTGCGACTTGAGATACTGTAATACCTGTTAATCCACTACCATCTCCTACAAATGACCCGGAAAATATAGAACCGGATATAGCTCTCACATTGGTAAAATCTACATTAGAACCGGAAATACTCAAAGAACCTGTTATTTTAGCATTACCTATGAAAGGAAATCCAACTCCGTTATTATTTAAAGCGTATGATGCGGTTAGTGCATAAGATGAGGATACAATATTATATAACCTAGACCCGTCTCCCTCTAAAGAACCAGAGAAGTAGCCTGAACCAGAAAAAATAGTAGGAAAAAGTATTCTCATTTTTTAAATTTTATATTTACTTAGTTTAATGTAACAGCTATCCAGTATATTGTATGAGCCGATGTCGGATTAGTTACCCTAAAAAAAGTAGTTGTTATTGATGTTATAGAAATAGCTGCTCCTACGGCAGATGACAATACAACTACCGGAGTATTAGTAAAAGGTGTAGAAAAATTAATATCGCTAGAAGTAGTTCCTATTAAGGTGGAACCTATTTGAATTTGTTTTATTAGTGGATTAATCCAGGATAATGAATTTCCGGTAGATGTTAGAACTTGATTTAAAGAACCTATAGAGTTAGATGAATCCGCTATAGTTGTAGTTTTTAAAGAACCGCTTATAGTAAATTTATGAGTAGGAGATGTTGTAGATACTCCAATATTTCCGCTACCGCTAATGTAAAAATATGAATTACCACCTCTTGTTACATTGACTAAAGATGACGAAGATCCAGATATTTGAAATTTAGATGATGGATTTTTTACACCTATCCCAATATTGTTTCCATTAAAATACATGCCACTTCCAGATATTATGAATGGAGGTCTATTAGATATTGATGGATATGATATTTGAGATGATCCAGATACAACATTTCTAGAATTTATATAACTTAAAGTATCGGAATTAGTATATGATATGACATTCAATAAATTAGATCCGTCACCAGAAAAAGAACCTGTAAAATGTCCTTTAAAATTACCAGAACCCGATATTATAGTAGGATATAAAAATTTCATTTATTAAGGTTTTATTGGCCAATTTACAGATGACATGTCTAAATTATAAGTATTGTCTAATGTTGGATTTGAGTTATTGGGTAAATCTCTTAACTCCTGCATGTAAGTGGATAATTCTATGCTTATTTGCTCACCTCTCGAAATTGATTTTATAACTTCCCAATCTACATCTGCCAATAATTTATTCCTTTCAATGCGAAGTAATCTCATAGGTTCTTCTACATGTAATTCCTCTATTTTATTTTGTATTTCATTTATAGAGGGCTTATATTCATTTTCATCAATCCAATATATATTTTCATAATCGTCTCCTATTATACTATATTGAGCATTCGGAGATAATATTTTTAAAGCATGTTCTATTTGATATTTCATGTTAGCTTATTTTTATCTCTTTTACAATCATATAACTAAATCCTGCCATATCATTAGATGACCTGTTATTTATGTATAGAGCATAAGCAGTTCCGGACCATCCTGCCGTAGCTCTAATATCATAGGTTCTAGCAAGTAAAGTAGAAGATATTTCATGATGTCTAATAGGAATTGTCCATAGTTCATCAGTAGTAGCACTTCCTATATAATTAGTTACTTGCATATTGGGCTCGTTAGAATTTGTCTGTCCAGTAGTAGACACAGTAGCGACACCATCCTTGAAAACCCCATACGAAGATACGTGAGTATTAGAGCTAAGAATTACGCCTTCTATAACAATTAAACTGTTTGAATATTTTGGAGTAATCGTTAATGATAATCCGCTTATAGTAACAGGGGTTAGGCTACTTATTGTTTGACGTGCGGGACCGCTAATAGCATATAGATATTGAACAACTTTAGCATGGCTGTCAGTTATCGCCCCGGATGCTACCATGTTACCTGTTAATTCTATATTGCTACCTACTTGAGCTTGTAATTTGTTTACGCTAAGTGTTCCCATTTCTATGATTTTATTTCAGTTAATATCCACCCATAATACATTGTTTGATGTACTAGATAATTTACGATTGTTCCACCCCATTTTCTATATCTTATTTGATAAGTAACTTGCTCTGTAGTATTAGGCATATCAAAATAAGGTATTTCCATATTTCTCCATGTGTTAGAATCATAAAACCAGCCATAAATAGTTAAGGGGCCAGAACCATTTATAGGTAATATAGGAAAAAAGACATCTTTTCCTATTTTTCTATATAAGGCTACAACTATGGCTTCGGAATTTCCTCCGTGCATCATCGAGGAATTAAACTCTACTTTTATAGTACTGTCTTTATATTTTGGTGTTATAGAAACGGTTAAATCAAGAATGGCTTCATTAGTAGTTGTTGTCTCTATATGAGTGGGACTTGTAGATTGAACATATCTTACTTGTACTATTTCTCCGGGAGATGATTTATTTAAGCTATATGAATTTAAAGATACCGAACCAGATAAATTAATATTTGATTTTATATTTAAGGTGTTATTATATAATGGGTCTATTTTATTTAAACTTGTATTTCCCATATTATACTTTTATTTCTGTTAATATCCAACCATAATATTGTGTAGCATGAACTAAATAATTTGTTGCTGTAGTTGATATGTTTCGGTATCTTAATTCGTAAGTAACTTGTTGCGTTGTTGCAGGTGAATCAAAATATATAGCTTTATAAGGGCCCCAACTACTAGTATGATAAAACCAGCCATAATAAGTTAAAGGATTTGTTTGAGTTATGGCAATTATAGATGTAAATGATCCTGCTCCTATTTTCCTGTATAATGCTGCTACTATTGCGTTAGCTGCTCCGTACATCATGGTAGAATAAAATTCAACTCTTATAATGCTATTTGAATATTTTGGAGTAATTGAAATAGTTGTGGATAATGCTACTTCAGATGTAGATGTAACAGTTATGTGATTTGGATTATAAGTTTGAACATATACTTGTTGAACTATCTCGTTAGCTAATGGAGTAATGATGTTTGTTCCATTTACATTAATTGATCCACTAACATTTAGATTTCCATCTATTGTTATGTTATTATTTAATGATGTTATTTTATCTACAATTAATGTACTCATTTTATTGCTTTTATGCTTATAGATGGCATGTGAAATTGATTTCCTCCTCCTCCATCCCAATAGACAGTTCCGTGTGCATCCATGTTATTAGATGCTCCATATTCTCTCATTTGCAATTTTAATGTTTTCTGGGTTGTCCATGTAGATTGTCTTCCTGTATTATTGTTTGTTATCCCCCCAATAAAAATAGGCCAGGTGAAAGTAAGCAAAGATTCTAAGTATTGTGCAGAGTGGGAAAATCTTGAGAACACTACTTCAACTCCATCTATAAAAAATTTAGCGTGAGATATAGAATGAGCATTAGTACCTTGCCAATATAGAGTATAGTGAAAAGAATACACGACACATGTAGTGCCGATGGGAGGTAAATATGATATGGAAGAACCATTTAAATCAGTATAAGTTGATGTAATAGAATATTGAGAAGTAACATTTTGAGATGTGAATGTTCCATTTTTTCCAACGTAAGAACCTCCATCGCAAAGTAATGTAAAATCCTCTAATACATTATTTCCTACTGTTATTACACCATTAGACATCAATGTTTGACTCTCACTTTGGTTTGTTATTGTATCTACTTTTAATTTTGAACTCATCTATTTGTATTATACGATTGACCAATTACCATTTTCCGTCACAGTAGATCCACTCTTTATATAAATATCACCTGCACTCATAGCATTTTCTGATGATGGTATAGTGTAATTAAAACTAATTGTTACTGCATTCCTGTAGAATATTTTACTTGCTAAATAGGTTTCTGCTAAAACAGAACCTGTTATCTGTAGACTTCCTGTAACTCTTACATTATTTCCTACTTGTTGAATTGTACTATTTCCTATGTATTTAGATCCTATGTATTTTGGAATGTAAGAATTAGTCCCACTGCCTGATATTATATTTGCTGGTAAAGAACCGGATAATACACCTATAGAATTTATATAGTTTAATGTATCTGTATTCGTGTATGACGTAACCCCGGATAATTGAGAGCCATCCCCAATAAAAGAACCAGAGAAATACCCGGAACCTGTAATTATGTTAGGAAAATATAAATCCATTTTACTTTATGTTTAAGGCGTGTATAAATCCCATGATTTAGTGTCTTCATTCCATTCATACAGATTACCATCATTAGGATAGGGTATAGGAGGTTCCCATAAACAAGAGAATTCATTTAGTATCCAAGATGGGTATGGTTTTGGAGGAATAAAAGCATCTCTTTGATTGTCGTAAGTATATCCGTACTGAGCATAATTTTTTCTAAACGCTTTTGATTGATTTTCGTTTGGTTTATTTGTTATCGGGTTATAATGTATGCCGCCTTTAGTGTTATAGGATGTTTTTACCCAATTTGTATCGTTTCCTACAAGAGACTTAAGGTATTGAACTCCTAATTCTTCTATATCTAAATGAAGACCACTTTGTAAGTCAATATCAGAAACGACAACAATATTTATAACTTTATTATTTTCATTTATTTGTGCGAAATGTGCCATAAAATAATTTTTTAATAAACTACTAATGTTCCCGTCATAGTAAATGTGTGTTTTGTATAACCGTTTGAAGTACTTATAGTACCTCCGGTTGCTTTAGGATTTCCCACGTATTTTATAACAACTATACCACTACCTCCGTTACCTCCTATAGCTCCTTGACTACCTCCTCCTCCTCCTCCTCCTCCTGTATTACCAACTCCATTGCCTCCATTTACATAAGCATCTCCTCCCGCACCACCGCCAGAAGAACCTATTGCTCCCGGTCCAGAGTATATCGTGTTTCCATTGAGTTGATTAGCAGTGCTAGCTCCTCCTCCTCCTCCTCCTCCAGCTCTCGTATCCCCAGTGCAAACAGAGAAGAGCCCAGTGCATCCAACTCCGGGAAATGAAATATCGTATGGATAAAAATCTCCACTTGTGCTACCTCCGGGTCCACCTGTTGATTTTGTTAAGCTACCCGCTCCACCAGATCCGCCAATATACACTGATGCATTTCCTCCAACACTTCCTGAGGTGGCTATTATATTTCCGAAAGAAGAATTTCCACCTCCTGCTGCAACTATAACTGTATAACTACCCGGATACAACAAATAATCTAAATTTATTACCTCTCCTCCTCCTCCTCCTCCTCCTCCAGAACCTATAGAGAAGTAACCAATTCCGACACCACCCCTACTTCCACCACCTATAATAGTAACTTGAGAATTAAGCCCCGGAAAAGATGGTACCGAGTGCCAAGATCCACTGATATAGGATTCCACACTACTGTTTGTGGAATTTAGTCTAATCATACCAGCTGATGAGCTTACAGGTCTTTGATTAGTTGTTCCAGAAGGTAATTTTATTGCTGAATTAGAATTTACAGACAAAATAGAGCCATCAAAAGTTAAATTTGATTCAGCATTTATTTCTGTTGATGAAACTGATGTTATAACTCTATTATTAGATGGATTTGTATAAGTTTGAATTCCTGCATTTGAACCCGATGGGCCCATATCTCCTTTATTTCCTTTAGATCCCGTGAGAGCTAAATTATTTCTATATATAATGTTATTATTGCTATCTAAAAGTAAAACTTTATTTTCATTTGATCCTTGTCTTATTCCTGATATGTTAAAACTACCGGAGAAAGATCCTGTATAATTTCCTGTTATTTTTTGATTTGGATTCTGAGAATCTACAAAAGATATCTTACCATTTGGGCCAGATGTTATTTTTGTTCTGCCTAAATATATCGAGGCACTTGTTAAGTACAAATCTCTCCATCTATTACTTGAGCTTCCTAAATCATATAAATTATTTTGTTTAGGAAGTACATGAGAAAATGAACTAGAATTAGTTACGCTTAAAGACCCGGTTATAGAAGCTGCTCCAGAAAAAGGAAAAAGACCGTTGTTTCCTTTTTGTCCTTTTGTTCCCTTCTCTCCTTTGAAATTTCCTTTCTCTCCTTTTAATCCATTTAATCCATTTAATCCTCCGCTTCCGACGGAAATAGACCCGCTAAAAGAAGTTCCAAAATCAACTTGTAACGTATTTGAATCAATAACAAGTACGGTTTTTGGTTGAACAGCTATTTTATTTTTATTATAAGCAGAAAATATAGGATATAAATGTCCTGTATTGTGATTTATAGTTACTATAGACCCACTAATAGAAGTTGTATATAAAGTACCTTCACCTTTTAATCCTTTTTGTCCTTTTGTTCCTTTTTCTCCTTTAAATTCTCCTTTTTCTCCTTTTACTCCTTTTTGTCCTCCTGACATTATACTGATAGAGCCGGAAAAAGTATCAACAAAAGAAACTTGGGATGTATTAGAATTTACAGAAACAAAAGAGTTGGGGAATATTGCGGAACCTGTAATATCATAAACTACAAATACTGGGTACTTATTGTTTAATCCATGATTAAGAGTAACTAAAGAACCAGATAACGGACTCGTAAATAGAGAACCATTATCTCCTTTATTGCCTTTACTTCCCGAAGGTCCTTGGACTGAGCTAGCATTACCTTTACTTCCTTTATAACCAAGTTCACCTTTTTGTCCTTTTGGTCCCAAAGGTCCTGGGATAGAGCTAGCATTACCTTTACTACCAGAAGGGCCTATATCTCCCTTTATACCTTTAGGTCCTTGTACTGTACTAGCATTTCCCTTACTTCCAGAAGCTCCTATTTCTCCTTTTTGACCTTTTAGTCCTATCTCCCCTTTATATCCTAAATCTCCCTTATATCCTTTTTCACCGATAGAACCTTTTAATCCAGTTGAACCTACAGAACCTTTCTGTCCTATATCTCCTTTTTGTCCTTTATTTCCTGTAGCTCCTTTTTGTCCAATATTTCCTTTGGGTCCTATATTTCCTTTACTTCCTTTATTATCTCCTTTCTCTCCTTTTTGCCCTTTGAAATTTCCTTTGTCTCCTTTTAATCCTTTATCCCCGGAAGATATGGTTAGAGAGCCGGTAAAAGGAACTCCGAAATCTATTTCTACAGTGTTATTATTTATTATAGAAAAAGACTTTGGTATTGTTTCATTACCTAAATTGTCATATATATTGTAAACGGGGTAAGCAAGGTCTAAATTATGATTTACACTAACTACAACTCCCTGTAAAGAAGATGTATAAATATACGCTACCGCCTCTCCTTTCTGCCCTTTTTCTCCTGAAACATTTGTCAATCCACTACCATCTCCCTTAAAAGATCCGGAGAAAACAAAAGCACTTCCTGATATAACATCTCTCAAAGGTCTAGCTACAGATTTATTTCCTACTCCGTAAAAAATTTGACCGTTTAATAAATTAGGAGTTGCATTTGCTCTACCCGCACCAAGAACAACACCTCCGCCATTTGTAGGGTGTACTTTAGTTACAATACCTAAATTTTGTACTAGATTTGAACCAGTAGGTGCAACATTAGTGTATCCCCCTCTAGCTCCAACATATATAACTTCTCCATTTTTAAAGGCAGATGTATTTACTCCTGTTATTAATCCAGATATTATACCTAGACCTTCAGCTCCTGCTGCTAATGTTTGAGCTAATATAAAAGTTGCAGGCATTGTAGAAGCTACGGAAGCACTAGCAGCAATAACTCCAACAACATTACCAGATGTTCCGGAACCCGTTGCATGTACAGGCGTTCCTTTATACAAGGTATATCCAGATACGTTTTTTACATTCTCTACAATAGTATCAATATTACCAAATGACAAATTACCAGCTCCATCTGTCTCTATAATTTGACCAGCAATACCATCTATCTTCGGATATTTAAGTCCACTCGCAGTTAATTCAGATAATACATTTAATTTAGAAACTCTTAATCTAGAACCTGTTATATAAACTACATCGGAAAAGTCAACATAAGAACCAGAAACGGTCAAAGATCCTGTTATTACTGCTGCTCCGGAAAAAGGAAAGCCAGCTCCTGTGCCACCACCACCTCCTCCATTTAGAGCGTAAGATGCAGTTAGAGCATAAGAGGAGGATCTTATGTTATATAACCTAGACCCGTCTCCATCGAAAGACCCGGAGTAATATCCTGATCCAGAAATAATCGTAGGCCTGTAAATTAGCATGATTAACCTTTATTATAAATATTGCATTTTGTATTAATTAAAAAGCCCCGCCAATTTTTTTAGCGGGGCGAAAAATCGAATAGTTTACAATTACACTAGGTCTTGAACTTTTTGCTTGATTGCGAAGAATTTTGCCTGATTCCAAGCAAATACTTCATACAATTCTACGATAATTCCGAAGCCCTTAGTTACCGTGTCAACTACCTTGTCTTGAGCTACGCCGGTGCGCTTTGCGATTTCTGCGTGTGCTTTTTTAGCTTCTTCAACACTCAAGTTTTTAAGTTGGTTGATTGCCATAGGAGCATCAGAAATAATCTCTTGAACTTTAAAGAATTCAGGTGTCAACGCAATAAGATCAGGAATTAATTGGAATCCGTCAGCAAATACGTTTTTTACATTTTTACCTAGTTCAATTACGTCGCAGATAGTATCTACCACTTCGTCGTAACCTAAATCATCAAAATTTGCCATTTTATTTATTTTAAAGAGTTAACTAATAATATATATCATCAAATCTTCAAAATATGTGCCATTTTATGTTAAATTAATTGTAACAAATATCATTTTCTAATTTCCCAAGAATCTTATATACTTTCTTAAACTTATAACCAGTTACTATGTCTAATGTTTTTATCTTATCTATTTCTTGATCAGGTATTTTAGTATATATGTAACCATCTAAAAAACAATAATTGTAGATATAAGTATGTATATCCTCCTCAGTATTAGAAAACACCAATAAGATATCATCATTTATAATAACTTCTACTTCTAAGCTATCATCCGAATTAAATAAATGTTCTTCATCTCCTAATTCATCTAACATGCTATCCATTTCTTCATCGGAATAAGAAAAAGCATCGAAGTTTTCATCCTCGGGACTTATAAAATTTTCATTATTGTCTAAAAATGAAAAAAAGTCATTCATTTCTCTTGAATCATGCAACATATTACCAAAAATGTCAGAATTGGTAGAATCATTAGAAAATAGCATGTTAAATGTTTCCTTATTTAAATCAAAATTGTCATCGGGATTCTTTAGCAAGATGTTATTATACAAAAACATCACCCTATCATGTTCTGACATAAAAGACAATGTGTCATTCAATCTTTTCTTTAAATTCATCCTGTAGCATTTGTTTTAATTTATCTAACAAATCTTCTACATCATTGGTTTCATCAACATCTAAATCTATAATGTAAGGAACTAAAGCATTTCCTTTATTATCGAAAACATCTTTATTTGCATAGATGTAGAATTGACATTTTATTGTGGGGCATAATGTAATTTCTGCTTTCATCTCCCCATCATCTCCTCCAATGGGAATTAATGTTTCTTTTTCTTTAAAATGTACAGTTAATGCTTTGATTTTAAAGAATGCTTCCGGAAATATTTTTTTTAAGTAAACCATATGTCCGGTATGTTCAAAATCTGATATTGCTTTTATCATTGTTGTCATAATGTATAATGTGTTTTAATTTATAATCAATTATCAATAAATGTTTGTTACATGTTTATTATAAATAGATTTTACATGTATTTTTCATGTTTTTTTAAATTTTTTATTTTTTGCTGGGATGTCTTATCAAGTTTTCCCTGCCAAAAATCTATACATGTTAATAAAATGTTAAAATTATATGCTTTCATTCAAATATTCAACCTTTGTCAAAAAAAATATGTTGACATACATTCATGTATAAATGTATATTCATGTTAATGCTCATTAATATCTTTAAAACAAAATGTTAAAACAATAAACATGTAATTTTAACATAATTATATACATAATTGTTTTCTTTATATTACATAGCATTCATGTAAAAAACATGTAAAAAAAATATGCAAAAAGTTGATTATATAAAAAAATTGACTACCTTTGTAAAAAAAATAACATGACCAAAGACATTAAAACACAAAAGAGAATATCATATCTTCTTTTAACCTGCGCTATTTTTCTTGCATCTGTCGTAGGTTTTTTTTCAGTTAAAGGACTAGCGCAAGTTTTCGCCGGAGCAGGAATAGCTATTGTTCTTTTAGGAGCCGGTATAGAAGTATCAAAACTTGTAATCGCATCATTCCTTCATAGATATTGGGATAAATTGACATTCGGATATAAAGTAGGAGGATTAATTTTTTTGATTCTTGTCATCTTTGTAACATCTTCTGGAGTTTATGGTATCCTATCTCAAGCATATACTGAAAATAAGAATAAATTAATGGCTTCTAAATCAGAAGTCGCATTGGTTGAAGAGAAAAAGAAATTCTTCGAGGATAAGAAAAATGACTTACAAAATGAATACAAGCAAATAATTTCAGACATTGCTCAAACAAGATTACAAAGAAATACGACATCTTCCGGGATGATGAATGATTCTAAAGATGTTTATACAGATAGTAGAGGAAGAACATCAACAAGATCAAATGCATCTACCAGAAAAGATTATTTAAAGCAAGTTGAGGGTCTTAATTCTGACATTGGAAAAATGGAAAATAGGAGAGATGGAGTATATGTGGACATTACAAATATCTCCGATTCTATCTTTTATTATGAGACAAAGATTATTGAAATAAAGTCAAGTAATGATGTAGCTGTAGAATTAGGTCCTCTCATTTACCTTTCTGAAGTAACTAATACAAGTTTAGATAAAGTACTATTTTGGTTTTTATTAGTTATCGTATTTTTAGCAGACCCATTAGCTATCGCTCTTTTGACTGCTTATCACTATACTCAAAAAGTAATATTAGAAGATAATGAGAAAGATAATAATACTATTGAAGAAAATCCTACCCCAGAAAAACAAAAAAAGAGAAGCCCTTTAGCGGAATTTTATTCAGATGATTTGACACCAGAAGATGCAGAGTATATTAAACACTTTGATGAAAAAGTAAAATTTACTAGTTCTTTTGTAGAAAATAATAGTTATTTTGGAGAGCCTATAATTGGTTCAATAGTACCTACAAATCCACATAATTTACAAGGTCCTTTTTCATGGTCTAAATTTGTAGACTTACCAAAACCAAAAAGAAGAGGTAGACCTACAGGAAGTAAGAATAAGGTAAAAAATAATAGTATAGAATCTACAAATGAACTTATTGATATTCCTGTTATGGCAGGATCTCTACAAATAGATAATGAAGTTTATGAAGATACTAACTCATTTGATATTTACGAACCTAAAATAAAAACGGAAGTAATTAGTAGTTTTAATAGCTCAAGTATAAATGAAGAGGAATTAGAAATGGTTGAAGATATTACTTTTGAACCTATAGATGAGGATTATGATATTTCTTCAGGTGAGCAAGAAGAAGAAATTATACTCCCTCCTCCTACAAATCAAGCAAAAAGTAGAAATTATAGAGAACCAAAATCAAATGTAAAAAAAAACTCTCTGAATCGGAGTTAAGAAATATGTCCCCGGCTCAAATAAAAGAATGGCACAAAATAAACAAAAATAATAAATAAATTGTTACACCAAAAAAGTTTTTATGAAATCACAAGAGTTGTTTAAAGAATTTACGGATTTATTAGAATTGCGAGTAGTAGGCGAAAGAAAAGAAAAGTTCTTGAAGTTATTAACCGACTATGAAACTACATTAAAAAGTTCGCCTGCTTCTATGTTTTTGGACAACAATTACTGCTACGAAGGAGGTTTACTACATTTTGCAATTAACACTTATAATTTTGGGTTAGGTCTATGCAAATTGTATAAGTCTACAGAAATTGCTTTAGATTTTAATTTAGAGGAGTTTACAGTTGCTGCTTTATTTAATTCTATTGGTTTATGTGGAGTTGACGAGGATCCATTCTTTGTAGAAGAAACTTCGGATTGGCATAGAAAAAATCTAAACAGAGGATATAAATTTAATGACGGAGCTAAATTTCTAGTAGCCTCCGATAAATCTTTATATCTTTTACAGAAATATGTGACTTTATCTTACAATGAATACGTATCAATAAAAATTCAGGCGGGGCTATACGATGACACTGCATCCAAATATTTACAAATCCCAGAAACTAAAAAAGTAACATTGGGATCAATCATTATGGCTTCCACAGACGCAGCAAGACAAATGATTTCTCCATAAAAAATAAATACATGTTAATAGCATCAATAATATTAAACGTAATACTTTTATATATAGCCATAATAAATTTCTCTAAAAATGAAAAATTACTAAAAGAAACAGAAAAGTACTTAAATGATTTAGAGAAAGAAAATGATAATTATTTTAATGTAATATTATCAATAAGAGCAAGAGTAAGAGATTCACTAGCAACAATGAGAACCTTAGATAGGATTGGAGCTTTTGAATCAGATGACGAAGTAGGGGTAGTTTTTAAAGAGTTAAGTAAGACAATAGAAGATTTAGATTTACTTTTCACTTCGGAAAAAAAATAATCAACATGAAAAGTCACCTTTTAGGGTGACTTTTTTATTTAATATAAAATTATAAAATTAAAGAAAAAATGTATTTTGATGAAACCGTACAAAATTCTATAGTAAACTATAATAATTCAAACTCACAAAAAGAAAAAAATATAATATATGAAACTAACATTTATCCTGCATTTTGTAAACTAGCGGAGAATTTAATAAACATGGGTAAATACATGTACATTGATTTACCTTACGAAGATTTACATTGTCAATTAGTTTCCATGTTGACTATAAAAATGCATCGATATAATGAAGAAAGAGCTAAAGCCTATTCTTTTTTTACCCGTATTGCCATAAATTATCTTATTATGGAGAATAAAAAAGGTTATAAAAATAGAGTAGGAGAAGCAGAGTTATGGGAGATAGATGAAGAAAGAGATATAATAAATGAGGTGGTGATTAAACATTATAAAGAATCTTTAGATGACTTTATGAATTTATGGACAGATGATTTATATGAAAAATTTAGACATACATTTAAAAACAATTTAGATAAATCTATTGCAGATTCTATTATAGACATCTTTAAACATCGAAAATCTTTATATGCATTTAATAAGAAAGCATTATATGTATTAATAAGAGAACGATCTAACATCCCTATGACTAATACTAATAGAATCACTAAAATAGTAAAAATATTTAAAGATGATTTTGATTTACAATTTAATAAATACATGAAAAAATAATATGGATGATATAAAATTATTTGATGATTTTAGCATGTCAAATCTATTAAAAGAGATTTACAGTAACTCAAAGAAAAGAGGGAAAGAATTAGATAAGACGCTAAAAGGATTAGATGGAGTTGTACAAAGTATAAATGATGCTGTTGTTGTTTTACCTGTTGTTAAAGAATTTTTTGATGTTATGGTTAAAAATGATGACCAACTTATAAAAATGGCAGCTATTGTACAAAGAATGCATAGTAGAGCATCGTCTATATCTAATGGTGATTTTAATTTAACTGAGGAGGAAAAAGAGCATTTACTTCAAGAATTATCTCTAGAAACACAAAAAGAATTGACGGAATTAAAGATGTTACAAAAAGGGGATGATGACTTATTAAAAGAATTTACAGGCATAGATAAAGAATTACAAGATGGGCTATTTAGTATCGGCGGAAGTGATAGAGACCTTTAAGGCGTATGGTAAAAATCAAAAAGACGATAAAGGTAGAATTCTTCCACTAGGATCCGTAAAAGTAAAATTGCATCCGGAATCATTAATAGGTAATGTTAGAGCTCATTATGCTAGACCTTTATTTACAAATTTTAGAAATATTCCATTAAAAGGAGAGCATGTAGTTGTATTTGAGTTAACTGGATATGATGGTACAGATGCTCCCAATTTGGATAAAGTAATGTATTATATTCCTCTCCCGATAAATACCACGAATGATCCGGTAATAAATCAAATCCCTCATGTAACTAATAGGTCTAAAATTAAAGATAATAAACCTGCACCCGAATTTGTAAAACCCGGTAATACATTTCCTACTAGGCCTTACACTTTTAATTTTATGCAACCGTTTGAAGGAGATACAACTTTTACGGGGAGAGGAGGATCTTCAATTAGATTAGGTATTGGAACTGGAAATCATCCACAACATGCTGTTCAACCTACATGGAAATCCGGTAAGGCAGGGAATCCAATAACGATAGTGGCAAATAAACCTTTAGGTCCTAATAAACCATTACCAAACGAAGTTAAAGATATACCAAATAGACAAATAAAAGATTCATTATCTTATGCGATAGAGGATGCTGCAAATGATTTTTCCACAACTTACTGGACCTCTGATCAAGCATTATCTAGGTTTGTTTCTGTAAGAGCTTGTCCCGCTCCTTTATCTAGTATTCCAAGTTTTAGTAAAGCTCAATCTGCTACAAATGCGGATAGGATTGTTATGCAGGCAAAAAAAGATGATATGATGCTAATTGCTAAAAAAACATTATATTTATCTGCATCTAAAATAAGATTAACTACAGATATACATGATGTTGATTTTGATGATCTTATTGACTTTGTTCAAGGGTTATGGGAACAATTAAAAAATGTAGCCGGAATATCTGGAATAGCGACAGCTGCTGGACCCTCTTTAGTTTCTCAATGGCTTCCTAGCATATTAGCTCTTCAAAGATATACGATAAGTCCTTTTTGGCAAGGAGGATGTCCACAAGGATTTCCACAACCTCCTGCACTACCTGCAAATTACAAATTAGGTACTGATGGATTATCAAGAGTTGCTCCTACGGGCTTCACAAATAGCATACCCGGAATGGACGGTAAAGTGGGAGGCTCTATAACATCTTCTCCTGATATGCCCGGAGGTTCTGAATCTGAAACTAATTCAATAGGTAATCCATCTAGTAATTTACCTGATTTATCTATCGACTCTTATATAAATTCAATTAATGTAAAACTACCAGGAACTCTAGGAGGTGCTAGTAATACTAATACAAATCCTACTCCCGAAGTTGGTGGAAATGCTACAGAACCAGATGGTACTCCTGCAAATTTACCCGGAACACCACAAGGTGAAGGTAATTCTTCACCTTCGGAAGGACCAAGTGCAGGTAATCCGCCAGGACAACCTGGAGGGCCTGGAGGGCCTAATGGACCAGGTGGACCTGGAAACCCTGGAATCCCCTATAATCCTGAATTAGATTTAATAAGCATACCAATTAATTACATATATCCTGATGGAAGATGTTATGGTCATTTTTATAAAATAGTCTCGATAATAAAAAGTAAAAGAACTCAAGCTATTATTTCAGATGTAGTTTATTTGATATTAATAATAAGAGAAAACTGTAAGCCGGGTTGGTATATTGTAGGGAATAAGTTTAAATACAATACTGATATAAACAAATTACTTAATACTAATTTATTTATATTAGAAGATTCTATGCTCGTAGAGAAAAAATTATTAGTTAATTCTGATTGCATAAGAAAAGAATTAGAAATTTATTTATATAAAGATAATTATGCTCATATATCTCATGAATTAGTTGACCTTAGTAAAATAGTTCAAGTTAATTTTTTAAATTGATAACAAAATAAATATTTATTATAAACATGGATAAGAACTCACTTATAAAATTTTTAATAAAAGAGATATCCCAAGAACTAAAAAAAGAAGTAAGATCTATTATTAGGGATGAATTTAATAAATTATCATATAGTAATTTTAGCACTTCTATAAATTCAAATAAGATTACAACCCCTATATATAAAAATGAAAACGATAAGTCAAAAACTTATAAGTCTTTAGATTCCTTACTTTCAGGTACTTCTCCTTTTAATAGTTCTGAAATGGATTACGGCCCTTCTGTTACCACAGAAAATACGAACGTATCAAATTCTTATCTAAATGAACCTGTTATTGATATGGATGGAAAAGTAGTATTACCTTCATCGGAAGGAGGTAATTTAATGAATAAGCTACTTTCTAGAAATTATACTCCTGTGCTTAAGAAAGCGGAAAAAATAAAATAATGGCTAGAATAATATATAAGGCATATCCACCTGATGTAAAATTAGATAAAGCAGTAGGCATACTACTTCCTTTTAATCGAAATACTTATGTTAAAAGTCCATTAGAAGCTTATAATAAAAAACCCGCTAGAGATGTTGGAGCTTTTCAATTATCTTATACAACAGAAGATCAAGCTATTAGTAATTTAATAAATTTACTAATGACTAGAAAAGGAGAGAGATATATGCATCCTACTTTTGGAACTATCTTAAGAGATTTTGTATTTGAGCAAAATAGTTCTTTTAATAGAGGTTTTTTAGAAACATCTTTAGAAGAGGATATCGGTTTTTGGCTACCTTATATAGTACTTATAAGTCTAGATGTTGTTATTGGAGGGAATCAAAATTACGGATATTCTGAAGCAGAAAATTCCGTTAATGTTAGAATAAATTTTTCCGTAACAGAAAGAGGTGCTAATCGAACCATAATAATATATAATTCCAATAATGATTTGGCAGCTCAAATACTATAATAATGAGTAAAAGAAGTAATTTAATTAGCAAGGATGTAAAATATGTAAATAAAGATTTTGGAGAATTTAGGCAATCTCTTATAGATTTTTCTAAAAACTATTTTCCAGATACTTATAATGATTTCAATGAAGCCTCCCCGGGTATGATGTTTATAGAGTTAGCATCTTATGTTGGAGATGTTCTATCTTTTTACACTGATATACAATTAAGAGAATCTCTTTTATCTACTGTACAAGAAAAAATTAATTTATATAATATAGCTAATTCTTTAGGTTTTAAACCTGCCCTTATAACAGGAGCATCTGTAGATTTGGATATATATCAAATAGTTCCTGCTACTGGAACTGGACCTAATAATAAACCTGATTTTAAATATGCATTAGCTATAGATGCTAATATGATAGCTTCTAGTGACGAAGCTGTAACTTTTAGGGCTATAGATTCTATTGATTTTAGATATAGTTCTTCATTAGACCCTACTGAAATATCTGTATATTCTATTGATAATACAGGAGAAGTTGAAAACTACTTGTTTAGAAAAAAAGTAAAAGCTGTTTCTGGGACTATTATATCTAGAGAATATACGTTTGCTACACCTAAACCTTACAATAAGATAACTTTACCAGAAACTAATGTATTAGAAATACTAAGCATAACAGATTCGGACGGAAATAAATGGTACGAAGTTCCTTATTTAGCTCAAGACACAATACCTATTCCAGTCCAGAATTTACCGCATAATGATCAAAATTTATCTCAATATAGAGACTCGGCTCCATACTTATTGACATATTTACAAACTGAAAAAAGATTTGTTACTAGACTTAGATTAGATGACAGAACTGAAATACAATTTGGAGGAGGTGTTAGTAGTGAAGTAGACGAAGAAATTGTACCAAATCCTTTCAATGTAGGATCTGGTTTAAACTATTTTGAAAGAATTGTAGATTTAAGCATATCTCCTGAAAACTTTTTGTACACGAAGACTTATGGTAGTGCTCCATCAAATACTACTTTAACTGTTCGATATACAATAGGAGGAGGAATTCCTGATAATGTTCCGGCTAATTCTATAACTACTATATCATCAATAAATGTACTTACTCCTTTAGGTGCTTTAGATTCTACTCTATATAATGCAGCTATAGGATCTCTTGCTATAAATAACCCAGAACCAGCAAGAGGAGGTATTTCTGACAAGCCCATAGAAGTTTTAAGAGAGGAGGCTATAAATCACTTTGCATCACAAAATAGGGCGGTGACAAAAGACGACTATATGGTAAGATGTTACACTATGCCACCTAAATTTGGAGCTATTGCTAAATCTCATATTGAAAGAGATGCACAAACTAGAGCCTATGGAACATTTGATTTTGTTCCAAATCCATTATCTTTAAATTTATATTTATTAGGATATGATAATAATAAGAATTTTACTCCTTTAAACATGGCAGTAAAAATGAATCTTAAAAATTATTTACTTCAATATAGGATGTTGACAGACGCTATAAATATTAGAGATGCTTTCATTATTAATATAGCAATAAGTTTTGAAATATTGACATCCCCTACTTATAATTCAAATGAAGTTCTTTTACAATGTTTATCAAATCTTAGAGATTATTTTTCTAATGATAAAATGCAGATAGGTCAACCTATTTATATAAGTGAAGTTATGTGTTTAATTAAGGATGTACCCGGTGTAAAAAATATATTGAATTTTGATATACATAATAAATACAAAGAAGATGAGGGATATTCAGGAAATTATTACGATATAGCTACAGCGACTAGAAATAATATTTTATATCCTGCTTTAGACCCATCTATTTTTGAAGTTAAATTTAAAAATAAAGACATATTAGGAAGAGTAGTAAATCTATCATAAAATGCAATATTCAGTATATCCAACAAGAGACGCAACTATTTATGAGAGAAAACCTGATATGAATACAGGTTTAGATCAAATAATTGAGTTGGAAAAAATAACAGCAAAAACAATAGATTCTGATAATATCTATTGGGATTATAACTACAATTCTAGAATATTATTGCAACTAGATACTGCTGAGATAAATAAATTAATTCAAAATGGAACTATAAAAAAATCTAGTAAATATTACCTTAATTTATTCTCCGCTCAAGCAGAAAATTTATCTTTATCATATTCTTTATATGCTTATCCAGTGAGTCAATCGTGGAATCAAGGAAAAGGATATTTTATTGCTGCACCTTATATAAAAGAAGGAGTCTCGTGGACATATAGAGATGGTTATTTTAACAATACAGGTAAAAAATGGACTACTGGTTCTTTTGTTGCTGGAACTACAGGTTCTTATGTTACTCAAAAAGGAGGTGGTAATTGGTACTACCAAAGTGGTTATGTTGCATCACAGTCATTTGATCAAGAAATTCCTGATATTAGAATGGACATAACTAACATTGTTCACAAATGGATTTCAGGTTCTATTCAAAATAATGGACTTATAATAAAAAGAAGTGATGTTGATGAAAAGAGTTCAGAAGAAATGGGCTCAATCAAATTTTTCGGCAGGGAAACTCACACTATATTCATACCAAGAATAGATATCGTATGGAATGATGCAGACTTCTCCGGAACATCTTCATTCACTCAAGTACCTAATGAAGACTTCATCATACATTTAAAAAATAAAAAAGCATCTTACTACCCAACAGATAAAACAAAATTTAGATTCTTAGTAAGAGATAGAATCCCAGTTAAAACATATTCTACATCATCTAATTATATATCAAGTAAAAGATTACCAACATCTTCTTACTATGCTATACAAGATGAACAAACATCTATGTATGTTGTCCCATTTGATGATAATAATGTAATAAGCTGTGATAGTAAAGGAAATTATTTTAAAGTAAATTTTAATACATTTCTTCCAAATCGATATTATAAAGTTTTAATTAAAGTGAAAATGGATGGAGGAGACATTGAAAAAACAATTGATGATTCTATATATTTTAAAGTCAGTAAATAGTGGAGGAAAAGAAAGACATACATAGAGTATCTGACCCTAATAATAGAAGAACAGGTCCTAATTTATCTAATGGTGAATTTACTTATTTAAATGGAGACATCTATAAAGGTCAATATCATGTAGATGAGTTTGTGAAATATATGTCTGGAAGATTTACCACGGCAGAATCTAAAGAATTAATAAAAATTGGAGATGCATTAAATGTAAATAATAAATTAGAAATAACTCTTCCAATCCCTAAAAATGTTATATTGACATCTGACTCAAATGATGATTACATAAATTATAAGATTATTAGAAGATATGAGGGAAATGTAGAAAAAGTAATATTTGGAACAATAAATGAAAGAATTCCTGAAATCGAAGGACAGAATAAAAATAGATACTCCTCCGAAGATATAAGTAAAGCAAACAAACCAAAATTAAAAGTAAATCTCAAAGGAATAAAATACGTTCCTATAAGCTATAAATTACAAGGAACAAGTCTATCGGTAGACCCCGGGTATTATTTTGTTAGGCCTGAAAAAGTAATTGTTTCTGACTTTGTTATATCTAAATTAATCGACGCAAATTTCAACTATTTTATTGGAGCAAATGAACAAGCATTGACTGATATTTCTGTATGTCTTATTCCAAATAACGAGACATTGGAAGTTATGATGTTTGAGAGAAATAAAACATATAACGATGTAATATCTATTGAACGAGTAGATTTCTCTGAATTATCTACTTACCCATTAGGAACTTTTGTTAAGATTGCAGAAGTTGGAGCAAGACCATTAGAAGGATATACATACTATTTTATAAACACTAACAATAATGGAAATTGTGTTGATTTATCTTCATCATGGACACCTGCGGTTAGGAAAAAAGTAAGAAACATTATTGACCCTGTTGTTCCAATTATAAACAACATACCGTCCAACTGCTGCGAAGACAAGGAACCTATTGTTATAATTGTTAGCGGTTCTGAAGGAAGACCTGGCAAAGATGGTAAAGATGGATTGAATGTAATTGGTGGAGGTAGTGGATTACCTGGACCTGCTGGAAGAGATGGAAGAGATGGAAGGGACGGGCAACCCGGACCTGCTGGACCTGCTGGACCTATTGGACCAACAGGACCTATTGGACCAATCGGACAGCCTGGTAACACAGGACCAACAGGACCAAGTGGGCAAAATGGACAACCCGGACAGAATGGTCAACCTGGCGGGCTAGGCCCTCAAGGACCTGCTGGACCAACTGGAGCATCCGGAACTAATTCTATTTGTCCTGAATGTCCAAAAGATAATACAAGTACTACATCTACTACAAGCACAACTACAATAAATGTAGGTACCGGAAATACTACAAGTACTACTTCTACTACAAGTACTACTTCTACTACAAGTACTACTTCTACCACAAGTACCACTACTACAATAAATGTAGGCACAGGAACAGGTACTGGTACCGGAGCAGGTAATAGATATTGGAAAGTTTATTCTTGTGATCCTAGTAAAGGTCCTGGCTATACTTCTGTTGAGCCATTAAGAAATCAAATATATTTCAATATTATTAATCAGGGTTTTTATTATTGGGACGGATCAAATCCTGAATTTTTAAAGACAGTTAATGGAATTACTTTATTTACATCACTTAGAAAAGCGGAAGGGATAACTAGTTGTCTTCAAGTCGGTGGTGGTTCCGGACCTTCTGGTGGAAAAGATGTAACTATATATGCGTTACATCCATGTGACGGACAAGGAGAAGTTATTTACACATATCAAAAAATAGATATAGTAGGTCAAATAGCAACACTAACTACAGGTCTGACTTCCTATAAAACTTATCAATATAGAGGTGGCTCAATGACTATCAATGAAACAGAATTAGGAAGTAGAAAAGTAACTAGTGTTAATATAGAAATAGGCAATTTAGAATGTTCTACAACAGGAGGTAATACTGGTGGTGGTAATGGAACAGGAGGTAATACCGGTGGGGGAACAGGTGGAAGTACAGGAGGAGGAGATACAGGAGGAACCGGCGGGTCTGACAGAACAGGAGATAGAGTTTACGGTTCTGGGATTCCCGGTAATACTATAGAGTTTGCAGATTATTCAAATATTGTAAATAATCAAAATCAATTCAATAATCAAATATGATAGATAGATTCATAAATAAAGATAAAATAAAGGATTCATCATCATTAATTGAAGGAGTATCATTTGATTATGAACCATTTATGAGTTTAGATATATCAAAAGGAATAGTGGATGATATAAAAAATCCATTTTCAATAGATTCTCACATTTATAATACAAACTATGATTTAGTTAAATCTGCTTATAATGTAAGAAATGATTTTGATTCTACTTATGATGATATAAATTTTGATGTATGTAAATTATTTTTTGATTCTGAAATATTTGAAGGAACTTATAAATTATGTTTTAATTTTTTGTATAATATTTTTGGTGATATAGATAATCAATATTTTTATATTCAAGAAATAAGTCCGGATGAGTTAGAATTAAAATTAGCAATAAGGCCTAATTACCTAAAAAATAATCCCGATATAATAAATAAATTAGAGTTATTTAAAGAAAAAGCATCTTATTTAAGAACATTAGGATTTATTAATAATATTGTAATAAATTTAGGGGAGAATAAAATTTATTCAATTATAAATATAAAAGTAGATTGTGAAGATGAATATGTAATTTATGTTAAATTATTTAATCCTGTAGAAAATTTAAAAACAGGAAATCTACTTCATATATGCTATAAAGTAGCAGAAGATTATTTTGATTCATTTACTGTTACATCCCCTGAAGTAGTTAGTGAACCTAGAACTTTAACTCCAAATTATTCGATAAATACAACTAGCGGAGAATCTACTAATTATAGTACATGGAATAGTTTATTGCCTTCAAAAGATGAAAATATTTATCACTATTGGGATACTTTATTGGATTCAAAGTATGAAACAGCCAACACTATAATAAACAGAGTTATATCATCCTCCGCTTCTGTTCCTTTAAATATAGACTATTCTGATTTTTCTAATTTTGTATTTTATGGATCTGCTCAAGAAAGATTAAAGAATTATAATTATAAATTACAGTTAATAGAATTTTATAATAGCCAAAGTAATGCGATAAAAAATAGCAATGGTTCGGGGAGTCTGTTTGGTATTGCTGATTATAACAAAATAATAAAAAGGTCTTATCAGGTTAAAAATAGTTTTGATGAATTTGAGAATTATTTGTACTATTCTTCTGGTAGTATTTTTTCTTATGACATAACAGGAAGCATTACCCCGGCTCCTAAGTATATATCAAACAATAAGTATTATAACTATCATATAACATCTTCTGCATACAATTATTGGTATTCATCTTCTTTATCAAAAGCTAGTAGATTCGATAGTAGAAATTATAATACCTTATATGAAGCTACTCCTGGTCATATCGTAAACAATCCGGACAACTCCGAATATTTTGTTTTTCTTGATATGATAGGACAGCACTTTGATAATTTATATGCTTTTACTAAAGAACTTACTTCTATTCATAGAAGAGATGAACATCCTAAAAGAGGAATTCCTAATGAGCTTTTAAAAACTTATGCGAAATCATTAGGATGGGAAGTAAATAATGGATATCAATTAAGTAATCTTTGGCTATATAAACTAGGTACTGATAATACAGGAAGTTTTTTAGAAACCGGTACTTTAGCTTCTCAGGCTCATGAATATCTCACACATCAGATTTGGAGAAGAATAGTAAATAACATACCGACTCTTTTAAAAACAAAGGGCACAGAACGTAGTTTAAAAACGCTATTGTCTATATATGGAATACCTCAGACATTAATTAGCATAAAGGAATACGGTGGAGCAAGACCTCCTAAGTACAACCCGACGCATAAAAGTTACAGATATCAGTATTTACTAAAATTTGACGGAAATCAATTTGTAAAAATTCCGTGGGGACAATCAATCCCTCCAAATGAAAATCAGGTTTCCGCACCTCGTGTATCTGAATTTAGGTTTAGGACAACAAATTCATCTAGCCTTAGTATGAGTTTATGGTCTATAGAGGATTCTAAAAATAGTAACAAAGTATATAATAATTTAGAGCTAGTAAGTTACAGAGCATTTTCTACTTCATCAAGGAGTGGTAGTTATGCTTATGGCTATTTAAGATATAAAAGCGCTCAAAGTACTTCAAATTCAACATCTTCTTTCACAATAAAAACAATACAATCTAAGTACTATCCTTTTTTTGACGGAGATGCTTGGAATGTTCGAATATACACAGATAGAAATATATCGAATACTAAAAAAACAGGTTCTATACACATAGAGTGGAAAAAATCTAGTGGTGACTTTGAGAATTGGATTAGTTTTTCTGGATCTATGATTGTGACTTCGTCAGCTGATATATCATTTACATGGGGATCAACTAGTTCCTTATTGATACCTCATAATATAATATTAGGGGGTTCTACGGGAAGTCAATTTGCAGGAGTAAATTCTAGTAGATATAGAGGATTTTTACAAGCTTATAAGGATTATAGTGATATATACTCTGAAAAAATATTTGAAGAACACACACTTAACCCTGCTGCATATCATGGTTCTTCTTACACTTCCTCTTTTGATACGTTAAATAGATTTTACCCAATGGGCGTAGATGCTCTCAGATATAATCATTCTGCATATAAGTTTGTATCATCAAGTCATCCAAATAGAGTAAAATCACAATATACAACAGCTAGTTTTATAGGTTTTACAGGTTCTCAAGAAAATCAATACAAGCCATATTCAGAAATTTACTACAGCTATTCTCCTTCAATTGGTGCGAGTATAGTTAAAAGTGATAAAATACGAATAGAAGAATCTTTTTATACAAACCAACTATCCTCGGAAAAAAGAGTTCAAATAAATACTTTTGATACAGACCCTGTAGATTCAAATAAATTAGCTGTAGTATTTAGCCCTACAGACCAAGTAAATAGAGATATAGCAAATCAATATGGAGGAATAGATTTAGATAATTTAATTGGAGACCCTTCCGATTTATATAGAGACGAGTATAATAATCTTAGGCTAAACAGGGAAAATTATTGGAAAAAATATAAAAACAGAAATAATTACAACAAGTACATAGAGATATTTTCATTGTATGATTATTCCATATTTGAACAGATAAAACAATTAGTTCCAGCTAGAGCAAATCTTATAGCAGGGATATTATTAGAAGAGAATGTATTGGAGAGAGCTAAAGTTGCTAGAAAAAATCCATCTCTAACTAATCCACAATATGAGAAAACAATTATAAAAACCGATAGTCAGGTAGGAGAATATATTTTGTATACAGGTTCTATAAGCTATGCCCCTCCTGTCGAAATATCACATAAAAAATATACGTCATCTTTAGAATTTGATATAGCACCTGATTTTGAACAAATAAAATATAGTACAAATACAGAAATGCCTCCTGATTTAGAATTAGAGTACAGGAAGTATAAATCAGAATTACCTATATCCATAACTCCAGATTTTAAGCATGAAAAAATAACATCTACATTGAATTACTATGGAGATTATTCTTTAGTATTCTCAGATTTAGAATCTCACAAAGTAAATCAAAAAGGTAATTTATATGAATTTGGCGGGGACACGTACTTATATAAATATGAAAATCTAATTGACATCTCAGAAATAAATAGAGACATGTCAAACATATACTCTATTTCAGATTTAGGAACATTAGAACATATAAAAGGTAATATACATCTACTTAATACAAATGAAGAAAATGATATTACATCAAACATGGAATCCTTATACTATTTTGATAATGAAAGAAAATTAATTGAATCATATGCAACTTTAAACAGACATTTATCGTTTATAGGCAATGTGTTACATGGAAGTGGATCTATAGAAGAAAACATTGCATATAGATTTAAAAGAAATGGAACATATAAGAATAGAGTATTAAATAGAAGAAAGATTAATTTTTATGATGGAAATACAAATGTAATATCTAATGATTTTAAATTGGATTCCTCATTTTATAAGATAGAAAACATAGTGGGTAAAGTTACTAATTTTAATATTGATAATTTTTACAATGATAATAATTCATATAATTATGTTCTTTCATCTAGTTTCCATAATTTTAATTCTACATTAACTAAATTACAGCTAAAAGAATATTTATATAAAAATGAATATGTGATAAATGATGCTGGAAACATTTATAGGAATAGTTCATATGTTACTCAATCTATTATACAATCTGAAAAATCTAATTTAAAATATAAGAAAGTAGTATATCATTATTCATCTAGTACCGCCGTAAATTATTCCTCACAATATCAAAAAAATTTAAATTTAGCAACATTGATAAACACTAAAAATTACTATTCATCTTCCTTAGTACCTGCTAATTATCAATATGTCGAAGACTCCGTATCTAATAGAATTAGATTTACTGGCTGTAAATTAACCGGATTAGATTTTAATGTAGACACAACAGATACAATTGATGGTGGACCTGTAGTAGAATACAGAGAAGTTAGCGCAAACCAAATAATAGTTTAAAATATTATATTTCAAAGTATTTATTATAAAACAAACAAAATGGGATATCTAAATAATAACCAAATAACAGTAGATGCTATTTTAACCCGTAGAGGACGGGAATTACTCGCAAGAGGCAGAAATGAGTTTCAAATTACACATTTTGCATTAGCTGATGATGAAATTGACTATTCATTGTGGAACACAGATCATCCATTAGGTACTGCATATTATGGCATTACTTTAGAGAACATGCCACTAACCGAAGCTGTAGTGGATGAAACTCAAATGATGAAGTATAAGTTAGTCACACTACCAAAAAGAACAGTTAGAATACCTATTATATCCGTAGGTCAAACAGCAGTGACTTTAACTAACGGAGAAGAAATTACGATTTCCCCAAGAACTATAAATTTTGAAGGCGGAAATACTACTTTTGGATATACTGCAACTTTATCTGATAGCGATGTAGCTTCTTTTGTTGGTGTTACTAGAACTCCTGCTCAAAATAACGGTCAGGATGTAGCTCCGTCTACTCCAAGAATTATTACAGACACAGAGGCAGCACAAGCAATAAGTGTTACAGGACTTGCTTTCACATTAAAAGCAAAAGGTTCTACTTTAAATCAAAGGAAGGCTACATTATCGATTGTAGGAAATGAAACAGGAGGTAGAGTGTCAATTAGCATAACAGTGAATAGAATTACTACAGGAACAACTCCTGGAGCTGGTATAACTGAATAAATAATAAATTAAAAAATGGCAAACACAGATATATTTACTACATTCAATACAGCCGATATTGTACCTAACCAAGAGGAAGTAATTACTAGAGCCTTGTTTTCTAATAATGACGGTAACCTAACTACCTTTTTTACATCTTCTGGACAAACGGCTACACAAAAGAGATATTATTATGAAATATTCAATAGCTCTTCAAACGCATTAGGTTCAGAAGCCCAATTTAGTATTGCTTATGGTCAATACAATGGTTCCGGATCGGCTGATGAAGGTGGTCAAATAAATGATACGCCAACTAGAGCTATTTATGGACAATATAAACAATTATGTTTAGATCCCGGAGAAAGGAAATTTACAATCAACGGAAAAACTTCTGATAGTATTTATGTAATTAACGTAAATAGAGCTAGATTAAGGGAATCCTTAGATGTAGGAACTCTAGAAATTAATTTAGCACATCTATCAGGCTCACAATTTATTGCTGGTCCTGGAAGTAATGCTACTCATACTGGCTCAAACGTAAAACTAGCTGGAAATAGTAAATATTTAAGATTAATAGACGATTCAAAATCTAACCCCGCTTCTGTAACTACCGCTGGTAAAGTTTATAATTTAGTATCAGGATCTTTGGAATCTGGCATACATAACCCTAACAGTCCTAAAAAATTTGGTTTAGTGTATCCAAATTTAGGCATTATTGTAATGGATGGAGCAGCATTAGATAAATCAGCTTCGTTTGGTACCGTTTCTGGTTCTGAAATTGCCGGAGATAATGCTTTTAAATTATATAGGTCTATGTCTGGATCTGCTAAATTTCAAGATTTATCAGGGGATTATTTAGGATTCCAAGCTAGAAGTTCTGAAAAAGTAAAATCTACCCATTATTTTGTTAGAGTCAGAAATGATAGATATAATTTTAGTAACAATCCAACTTTCATAACTGGGTCGGAGGGAGATTTTGCTCAACCTACTTTTATAAATGATCCTAAAGTGTATATTACAACAGTAGGTATGTATTCCGATTCTTATGAATTACTTGCAGTAGCTAAACTGTCAAAGCCTCTACAAAAAAGTTTCACTAGAGAAGCTCTTTTGAAGGTGAAATTAGATTTCTAAGAATCAATATTTAATAGCGAAAACATAGTGTGAAATGGATTTTATAGATTACGCAGTATTTTATTACCTATCTGAACAAGATCAACAAACTTTTTTAAATAGTTTATCTTTTTTTGATAGGCAGAATTATCAAAATAACTATGACCAATGGTTTTATGATCCAAATAATCCTATAACCAAAACTCCAAGCACAACTAGTTTAACCGTTAATATAAGTTATTGCATAAATAATAATTCAAATAATATTAGTTTTACCTATAATATAAATACAAATGATCCTAATGCTATACAAAATGCTATTGATCAAGCTACTAGTAATTATAGAGCTGCGAACATTCCTTACACTATAGGAATAAATTCACCCGCTCCCCCTATAACATGTTTTACTCCTGATTTTGGAAATCTTGGTGGTATAGAAGATATATCACGTTCAACATCATCTACAATATACATAACCTATTGTAATAATACAACACCAGTATTTACTCGAGATACAATAACATATACAGATTTAAATGATAGATCCGTTAAAATACGGGGCATACAGAGATCTTTAGAAAATTTAGGTTTCACAGAAGTATCCGTAACTTTATCTCCTGCATCTCCATCTTCTTGCGTACCTATAGTTTCACCGCCACAAGGACCTACTGGACCTGGAACTTCATCTACTCCTCCTAGCTCGCCTCCATCTAGTTCAAATGTAAATTTATATTACGCATATTGTGAAGGCGGTCAACCAAGATTTGGAATAAGAACAATATCTGTCAGTTCAAATGATGATAGAAATAATAAAATAGCTTCTATTCAAAGAGAGTATAGATTAATAGATCCAAACGCCATAGTAGATACTCAGCCTGTTTCCATACCTTCTTGTTTATCAAAATCTAAAATTTTATATGTTACATATTGTACTGAATCAGGGGCGGTAGAAAGTTCTGTAACAATACAATATAACAATGAATCTGAATTAGAAAAAAAGAAAATAGATTATGAAAATACAGCTAAAAATTTAGGCTTTGGTAGAGGACTCGCTACTAGTTATGACGTAAAACCGGTTAAAGCTGTTTGTGCAACTGGAACAGGGACTCCACCCCCTCCTGTTTTTAGAAAAGTAAATGTTAAGTATTGTGAAGACGGAATTATAAAAAATTATGATGTAGCATCATCATATATTCCTTTTGACGGAAGCGAATCTAATTTTAATGCTAAATTACAAGAGTTTAAATCTAGAGAATTAAACAGCAAAGATTTTTTAATTAGAGGCAATTACACTTTTGCCATAGATAAAGAACCAGAAAATCCTATATGTATCCCGGATACTAAAACAATATACGTTGTATACTGCGAAGGAGGTATGGTTAAAAGAGTTTCAAGAGCTTTATATTATGATGGAAATCAACCCGCTTTAACTCAAAAAACATTAGATGATTTTTTAAAAGACTATCAAAACTTACCTGGGTTTAATTATAGATTTGATTCTAATCCACCTGATCCTAGTTGTGGAACTCCAGGGGGAGGAACAGAAACAGGAGGAAGTTCTATTTATTCAGAAGATGGTACTTTAAGAATTCAAGTTCAATTTGTAGAAAATGGTCGTATATTAAACGCATCTAGTTTTCCGAAGCCTATTGTAACAATATCTAATGATAAAACAACGCGTCTATCTGTCCCTTCATTTACAGACATTACTTTATCTCAACTCGGACCTTCTGCATCTTCCTATACTTACGAAATAGGTAATAAACAATATTTTAGTAAATCAACTTCGGTAAATACAATAACTTTTAGCCCTGTTACAGGGTGGGAAACACCTCCCCAGGCTACTTTTGTTTTAAACAGAGTTGAAGATAATGTACCTCCTGGGCGGAGAGAGTTCGGAAATTATTTAAGAGTTACTTATACTAGATTTACAGGAACTCCCCCTACTGGACCTACAGGACCTACCGAACCTACAGGACCTACTGGACCTACAGGACCAATTGACCCTGGAACACTGCCCCCACCTCCAGTACCTAGCGGACCAGGACCAGTATCCCCGCCCCCGCCCCCACCTCCGCCGCCCCCACCTCCAACAACTACTAGATTTATACCTAGAGCTTCATGGTTGAAGCAAATAAATCAAATAGATAATAGAAAATATGTGTTTGATATAACAGAAGGGCTATTCTCAAACAATGTAAGAAATTTAGTTACATTCTTTACAGGAAGTACTTCTGAAAATTACAGCAGATATTATACACATGTATATGATGAAAATCCAAAAACGTCCTTAACAGCTTCTATTCAATTTAGTATAGCTTATGGACATAGTGGCGGTTCGGGATCTTTAGATGAAGGTAATAAAATAAACATTACACCAACAAAAGCCATCTATGCACAATACAGAAATCTAGTATTAGGAAAAAGAGATATTAAATTTAATCTTACCGGAAAAGAAACGGATAGTATTTATGTTATTAATTATCAGTCTAAAAGATTAAAAGATAGATTAGATGCAGGAGTTTTAGAACTCAATATTGCTCATCTATCAGGCTCTCAATTCTTAGCCGGAGGAGGAACTATATCTACTCATACGGGATCAAATGTAAAGTTAGCCGGAAACAATAAAGTTTTAAGATTGATTGACGATTCAAAAATAAATATAAACCCAGATTATACAGATGTAGGGTATTCATATAACATAGTATCCGGAACTTTAGAGACAGGAGTTTATAATGAATCTAATCCTCATTATTACGGTAAATTAATCCCTTCTTTAGGCATAGCTATTTTAGACGGTAATAAATTAGATTTATCTGCTTCTTTTGCAACATCAAAGGCATCAGAAATAGAAGGATATAATGGTATTAAATTATATAAATCATTCTCAGGATCTGCACTAATTCAAGATATTAGTGGAGATTATTTAGGAATGAAAGCTAGAAGGATAATTAGAGAATATAATGATTACTATTTTATAAGAATTAATAATAGAGAATTTAATTTTACAAATAATAGCAGCTATTTTATTTACAACAAGAAAGAAAATCCAACGAATCCAGGAGATTTATCTATGCCATTGGATCCTAATTCTCCGGAAGGACAGGAGCTTGCTAAAAGACTTAACGAAACAAACGGGGAAATATACGAAAATTTTGTAAATAATCCTCAAGTTTATATTACTACCGTAGGTCTATATAATGCTCAAAGAGAACTTGTTGCTGTAGGTAAATTAACTAAACCTATACTAAAAAACTTTACAGAGGAGTCTATCTTTACTGTAAAACTCAAGTATTAATATGAGTACATTTGCGCCAATAAGAGGTGAGGATTTTAATATTGCGCCTTTTGAGGTGAATAAAGAGTATTATATTCTTACCGGAAGTTATTCTAAACAAGGTTATAAAGTACAACAAGGACTTTATTATAATGGACCTATTCATATAAGTTCTTCAAAAGATATAACATATCCTAAAAATTCGGATGGGTCTTATAAATACATTGTTTATAAGTCTCTCAATCATTTATACTATAAAAAAGGATTTACATGGACTAATTCATTAGAGGGATGGGATAGAAATAAAACATCAAAAAATCTTTTTTTAACTGCTAGTCTAATATCAATACCATCTTTAAATTTTGGAGATAAAGTAAAAGAAACAACTTTATATTTAAAAGGATTAAATAATAATCTACATTTAGTAGATGATGGACACAATAATTTATATGACCGAAGTATAAATACAAGTTCTTTTTTAAATCCTGATAATTTGTGTGGATATTGGGGATTTCAGGATGCGCATAAGGCATATAGATACGGTAGAGGAGGAAAGAAGACTTTGTATATAAGATACGAGAGTGAAGTAATAGAACCGCAAGAAAAATCAAAAGCGTATCAAGTAGCTTACTCAAGTGGTATTCCTATCAATGGAACTAGAACAGGATTAGCTGCGGAATTTTTTGGAGACGGTTATATCCATACTAAAAATTTTGATACCGTTAGTTTTGAATCAGCGGATAATTTTACAATAAGTTTTTGGCTAAAAGCACCAGTATCTCAAAGCGTATTAACTAGCAATAAAAACACACTAATTGACAAAAAATCCATACTATATAGAGAAGAATTTGGTAGATTAAAAAGAATAAACAAAGGTAATTTATTAGTGACAGATGTTTTTTCATCATCCTCTTTTAAATATTACCCAGTAAATTATTATCCATACGATTTTTCTGTACATAATCACACCCACCCACATCCAGGAAAATTATCTTTTACTAGATCTGATGGATTTTCTACATTGCAGTTAACATCATCTAATTCCATTTTAGATAATAATTTTCATCATGTATGTTTAGTTAAGACAGGATCAAATATTCAATTATATGTAGATGGAACATTAAATTCATCAAGAGCAGATGTTAAAGATGAAACTGTTAATGTGAGTGATATTATGATAGGAGCATCTTCATTTGATGGAAGAAATGGATATACAGGACTTATTGATGAATTAAGATTTTATAATAAGGCAGCAACATCTCAAAATGTATCTAGCTTATATAATACATCATCTATATCATGTTATCAGACAAATAGAGTAGGAAATATTTTTTACAGAACAGGCAATTTAGTAATAACTAGCATAGATAAAAAATATCATGAAATTTTATCTAATAATTGGTTTCTTTATTACAAAAATACTTTAACTTTGTATGAATTTGAAATGTTGTGTAGAATCAAGAAAGGTGATTTTAATCTTACATTGAACCCTTCTTCTACTAAAACTGTTAAGAGTACGGAGTATTTAGATGATTTTACCGGATCTTTATCTCCTTATATAACTACTATTGGTTTATATAACAAATACAATGAATTAATTGCAGTAGGCAAAATGGGACAGGCAATAAAGAAAAGAGATGACGTTGATTTAAATATTATTGTTAAATTTGATTATTAACATGGCAGGATTTTTTAACAATTCTTTTAAAACTAGATTAGCTCAAAAAGAAGGATATAGGTCTAATTTTGAAAAATCTATTGCATTACAAATATCAGGTTCTTTAGGAATTAACCCAAAAGATTTTTATGAGAAGAAAGTAATAAAATATGTAAAACCAGAAACTCCTAGAACATATTTAGCAGATTTTGAGTTACCTAATAATATTATTATAGAAGCTAAAGGTAGATGGACTTTAGAGGAACGTAAGAAGATGTTGGATATACTTACATGTAATCCACATTTAGATATTAGGATTGTATTTCAAGATCCGCATGTAAGACTTTCTAAAGGAGCAAAAACAACATATGCAGAGTGGTGTAATAAACACAATATAAAATGGGCAGCTTATTCCATACCTAAACAATGGTTTGAAGAAAAAAAGTAATTATATATGCGTTTTAGATTATTATCAGTTTTAGAAGAAGTGTTAGGTTCTTCGGAATCAGCAGGTAAATCAGACATTGTGTTCCATTGTCCTTTTTGCAACCATCATAAAAAGAAGTTAAGTGTAAATTTAACTAATCAAAAGTATCATTGTTGGATTTGCGAAACTAAAGGAAGAAGCATTGTGAACCTCTTCTATAAATGCGGAGCAGCAAAAAATCAGATTGAACAACTTAAGAATGTCTTAGAATACTATCAAATGAAAAATGATAGCCTAATAGACACTCCGACTAATTTATTGAAATTGCCTGATGAATATTTGTCATTGCACAAAGTACCTAACAAAACTGTTTTAGATTTTTTGAAAAAGTATAAGCCGTTTTTTACTGCTCATGATATAATAAGACATAAAGTAGGTTATTGCTTATCAGGTAAATATGCAGGAAGAATTATACTACCTTCATACGATAAAAACGGAAATTTAAATTTTTTTGAGGGGAGAGACTTTACGGGTCTTTCTCCGTACAAATATTTAGGAGCTTCTGTTAAAATAAATGATATTATAGTGAATGAATTCTTTTTAGATTTCAAATATCCTATTGTTATTGTCGAAGGTTTTTTTGATAGCATTTCAGTTAAAAGGAATGTTACTTACTTGACCGGAAGTATAATATCAGAAAAACTAAAATATAGATTACTGATGGAAGAAACTCCATTAGTTTATATTGCTATTGACCCGGATAAGAAGAAACAAGCTATAAAATATTGTATAGAACTAGGAGCTATTGGAATACCTACTAAATTAGTTGACTTAGGTACAAAAGACCCTAGCGATTTAGGATATGTAGGAACATGGGACGCTATAAACGGATCAGTTGAAATTAATGAATACTCAGCAATAACAAATTTACTATGATTCTATTAAAGGACACGGGAAGAAAAGTCGATAAAATTTTTCACATTTCAGATATTCATGTTTATAATTATCAAAGACATGAAGAATACATAGAAGTGTTTGAGAAATTGTATAAAATCATTGAGAAAAGAATGACTCCCAATTCTATTATATTTTTGGGCGGGGATATCGTACATTCAAAAACAAACATGTCTCCAGAATTATTCTCAGTGGTATCTACATTATTATCTACATTAGCAAACATGCTTCCTACAATAGTAATATTAGGAAACCATGACTTAAATCTAAATAATAGAACAAGATTAGATGCATTAACTCCCATTATAAAAAGTTTAGATTTACCTACAATACATTTCTTGAATGAAACAAATGTATATAAATATGAACAAATAGCATTTAGTTTATTACATGTTAAAGATAAAATTGAAAATGTAATCCCCGCAAAATCTTTTGATGCAGACACAAAAATATTATTGTATCATGGACCGGTAAAAAATTCGGCAACAGCATACGGATATCTATTAGAAGGAAATTATTTAGATGTATTAGAACATGCAGATTATGATTATATTTTATTAGGGGACATTCATAAACATCAATATCTCAATTTAGAAAGAACAGCAGCTTATCCATCTAGTTTGATACAACAGAACTTCGGAGAAGATTTAACACATGGAATTATAGAATGGGATTTAAATAAGAAAAAAAGTGAGTTTATTAAAATTCCATCTTCTCATTGTTATTATACATTTAAATTAAAGAATGATAAATTAGTAGAAAAAATACCTGGAGATTTACCTTATAATCTTAATGTAGCAATCACTGCCGAAAATTGTACTCAAGAATTTATAGATTCATTTTGTTTAGGATTAGAGAAAAAATATAATGTTATCCGAATAAAGAAGCCTAAAATAACGAAATTCATAGTTGATACAGGCAAAGGGGAAGTATCATTAGAAAAAGAAAACATTATAAGAGATTTTGATTGGAGACATTCGATGCTAGAAAACTATGTGCAAAATGAATTAAAACAGGAATATCAAGCAGATAAGTTTTTAGATATACATAAAACAGCATCTTTAGAATTAGACGAACCTTCTGAATTTATAGGCGTGACTTGGAAACCTATACGATTTGAATTTTCTAACATGTTTTCATACGGAGAAGGTAATGTATTCAATCTAGGAGAATTAGGTGGACTTGTCGGATTATTTTCACCAAATGCCTCTGGTAAATCCACATTACTAGATGCTATGACTTATTGTATTTTTGATAAATGTAGTAAGACAAGCCTAGGATCGGAGGTACTGAATACATCATCTACCGAGTTTTATTGTAGATTAGAATTATCTGTTTCCGGAGAATCTTACTTTATAGAAAGACATGGTAAAAAAGGAAAAGACGGAAAGGTAAAAGTACTTGTTAATTTTTATAAAGAAGACGGAACTTCTTTAAATGGAGAGCAAAGATATGAGACGAATGATATTATTAGAAAGTATTTAGGAAGTTATGAGAATTTTATGCTTATAACGATGTATGATCAACATAATAAATCTGATTTTATTGATAAGACTCAAAAAGATAAAAAAGACTTATTATACAAGTATTTTGATATAGATATATTTGAAAAGCTAAATGATACATCTAAGGAACATCTGAAGCAATTGAAATATGAAATTGAGAACCACCAAAAGCAAAAGTATAATGAATCTTTAACGGAGTGTGAAAATAATATAGCAGAAATTAGAACTAAATTATCTCAAGTAGAAGATAGCTTAGAACTAAATAAAAAGAATTCTAATGCACTATATGTAAAAATTGAGGACAAAAGAAAAGAATTAATTCATCACCCTAAAGAAAATATAGATTATGCCACAAAAATAGACGCAGAGAGGCGAAATGAAGATATGCTTAGTTCATCCTTAGACGATAAGAGAAAGTCTTTTATAGAAGCTAGAAATGCCCTTAAATCTCATTTATCTGAGTTAGAAGATATAGGAGAAAGAGTTGATGTATCTTCTAATCTAGTTGAAGTGAGAAAAAAACTATCTGATCTTGACAGAGACATAGCTGTAACGGAATCTGAAATAAAATCTAGTAATAAATTAATTGAACATCTACAAGATTATGAGCACGATCCTAACTGTGTATATTGTGTAAAAAACAACAAGTATGCATTAGATGGGGAAAAGGCTAAAAAAGAATTACCTGGATTGTCTGAAAAACTAGATAAACTAAAACAAAATAAAAAAGAAGTAGCAGAACATATAGAGCACTTAGAAATATCGGATTCCTTATATAAAAAATACAAGGACAAGAAAGTCGAAGCAGATAAACTAAAATCTAATTTGGACAATATAGAAAATCAAGCAAATATTATAAAAGAGAAAATACAAATCTCAAAAAACTTAATTTTAGATTATTCCGAGAAATTAAAAGAACAGGAGTCATATAAAGATATAAAGCAAAAGAACTCTGAAATAGAAAGTGAAATAACTAAGTTACTAGATGAAAAAAAATCAATAGATGACGCTATATATCAATTAGCTTATACTATAGGTGGACATAAATCTACAGTAACTAGCAACGAATCAAAAATTAAAGACATAAAATTAAAAATGAAAAAGTTCAAAGATGACACTTTGACTTATAATAATTACTTTGTTTTTGAGAAAGCGACTAGAAGAGATGGAATTCCTCTTTTCATTATTAAAAACTATTTACCTGTTTTAGAAAATGTAGTAAATGATGCTTTAAAAAATGTAGCAGCATTCAATGTTCAATTTGAGTTATCTGATAAAACATTAGAAGTTTATATATGCTACATAAATGGACCTAAATGGCCTCTTTCATTAGCTTCTGGCATGGAGAAATTTATATCATCTTTAGCCATTAGAGCAGCATTAAATCATGTTACTGTACTTCCAAAACCTGATTTCTTTTTTATAGATGAAGGATTTGGTGTATTAGATTCTGACAATATAGCTAATGTAGGATTATTCTTAGAAGAGCTCACATCATATTTTAGATTTATATTATGCATATCACATTTAGATGTAGTTAAAGATTATGTATCAAAAGAACTATTTATTGTAAAGGAAAACGGACATTCTCAATTAATATCATAATAAATGGCTTTTGGATTAACATCACCATCATCTGAAGAAAATAAAAGATTGACTAGTTCTGGAATAAAGAGCTATATAAATGAGTTTACTTTGTTTGATGGTGATGCTTTAAGTTCTAATTATTTTGGATTATCATTACCTAGTGAATTTTTAAAAGGAGCTAATGAGATTGGAATTAACCCCACGCAAAATTTAGTAAAAGGAACTCAAGTTTTTGTTGAAGTTTATGATTCAGAAGGTAATTTAATCCCTCACGAAATAAAGAATGCCGCAAATGCCAATGGTTCTGCTATTGTAACTGTTAATATAGGAGATAACGTACCCATAGGAAAATGTGAAATTTACATAGCAGGTACAGCCAATTATGACGTATTAAGAAGTAAAAAATTAACAAATTTATCTTCTCCTAATATCATATGGGTTGGTAGCTTACTCGTAAATACAAAGAAAAAAACAATAGGGGATATTAAATATACAATACCTCCTAAAGTTGATTTGACTCCTGAAACAAGAGCTTTTCAAAATTTTTCCGGAAGTAGGGCTACAGGAAGCTGCCACGCTGTTAGTTTATCTTTTGTTTCATCTGCTCCACCATCTCAATATTCATCCAATTATTCCTCTAATATACCGGAATTATTTGAGGGAGTGCCTATAGAATCTACCCCTACGGTAAATACATCCGGAAGTTTAGCTAACTCTGGAAACGTTTCTATAACAACAGATGCTAATAATCTTAGCACCATAGTAGCCAATACAGGAGCTCCCTTTAAGAAAGAAATGGAAAAAGGAACCATTTCCTTAACCCCTGACATTTCTAAATATTTACCCGGAGATTTACCTTCTGGATATTCTCCTACAGTCCCTTCTTATACTGCGACTATTGTAGAAGTGATTAGTAGTACTCAAATAAAAGTAGATAAGCAATTTTTTTATAGGCAATCATACGTAAATAAGAAAAAAGAATCCGCAGAAATTTACATAACTAAATTTGAAGCATCAAATATATGTATAGACTATTTCAAGAGTCCGGATACAAGCGATGGACAAAAGAAAACAGGATATGCTAAAATATGTGTAAAAAATGCAAAACCCATTTCGGGAGATGTTGATAGAGTAAAAGTTTCGGCTAAAGCAGCAGGAGGTGTAGGAAGTCCTGTTAGTTTAGGAGAATTTAAAATCCCAAAAACTAGTAAATTAACTGATCCATCTTCTTATACATTCTCTGCTAATGGAGGAATAGAAAATAAGAAATTGGGGGATATAAAAGATAATTCTGATATATCTAGTTATTTTGATATAAATAAGTTTAGAAAACAGAATTCCTCATATGAGAACATAGGAACAGGAGGAATAACTACTTCCGCAAATAGTGGAAATTTAGTAAATGCCTTAGGCGTACAGCACAATAAACAAGAAAATGAGGTAGTAAATATAACGATAAAGGATTCTTTTTTATCTAAATCTGTTCCTAATACTGAATATACCGTACAAATATCCGCATTTTCTGAAAAAGATGCTAATGGAAAGACACCGCAGCTTGACATTTATATTCAAGGACCTGATATAGAAAAATCTCCATTATCTGTAAATCAAGTAAATGCATCATCTCTTTCTAGTACAGCTGAAAGGAATTCATTTGGAACTTTTTTAGGATCTATAATAGGAGGTAATAACAAGTCTGAAATTAAAAAGACTTTTACATTTAAAGCTACTTCAGAAGATAATATAAAACCTAACTTTATTATTAATGCAGGACAATGGAATGTCTCTGATATTGATATCTTCCCAAGTGCATCTGATGGAGGAACTCCTAATGAATTTTGTTTAGATATTCCCTTAGATAATTTACCAATAGCTAAAATAGACACTGAGTATATTTTTGAAATAGAGTATTTAAATGTTATTGGAGTCTCTGCTAATTTTTCCACGACAGTTTATGGAGTAAAAGTTAATATTGACGTTACTATTGATGAACAACTTTTAATAAATACATTTAACAGTAGTCCTGCATTTCAAGCATTAATAGCAAGTTCTTCAACAAAAGGAGATAAGGGAGATATAGGCCCTAAAGGAAATCCAGGGTTAAAGGGTAATAGCGGATCTAAAGGAGAAATTGGAAACACTGTATTTACAGGTTCTCTGAATAGTTGTAATGTTATTACAGTTAATCACGGAACAGGAATCGAATATCCTGTTTTTACTATATATTCATATGACGGGAATTCAGTTATACCTGAAAATTACACGGCAATAGATGAAAATACAATTCAAATAACTTTTGGAGAATGTTTTAAAGGTTTTGTATCTATCGCCGGTGGAGGGGAAAAAGGTCCCATAGGAGCGTCGGGAAGTAAGGGAGATAAAGGATCTATAGGACTTAAGGGACAAAAAGGAAACTTAGGATTTACCGGTCCTTCTGGAAGTAAAGGTGATAAAGGCAATACAGGACCGCAAGGAAATCCTAGTTTTATCCCCGGTCCTAAGGGAAATACAGGTAATACTGGACCTAAGGGAAATATTGGACCTAAGGGAAATATTGGATCTAAGGGAAATATTGGATCTAAGGGACAAAAGGGAGAATTAGGACCGCAAGGAAATCCTAGTTTTATTCCAGGTCCTATCGGCCCTTCGGGTTCTATTGGCCCTTCTGGAAGTAAAGGTGATAAAGGCAATACAGGACCGCAAGGAAATCCTAGTTTTATCCCCGGTCCTAAGGGAAATACAGGTAATACTGGACCTAAGGGAAATATTGGACCTAAGGGAAATATTGGATCTAAGGGAAATATTGGATCTAAGGGACAAAAGGGAGAATTAGGACCGCAAGGAAATCCTAGTTTTATTCCAGGTCCTATCGGCCCTTCGGGTTCTATTGGCCCTTCTGGAAGTAAAGGTGATAAAGGAGACAAAGGATTTTCAGGATCTATAGGCCCTACTTGCTTTATACCATCTACTAAGATATTAACAGCAAATAATAGCTATATAACAATAGAGGAAGTTACAATAGGACAATCAATCATGTCTTATGATATAGATAACAAAATCTTACAAGAAGATACAATAATATACAAACATGTAGGAAAAGCAAATTATTTATACGTAATAAATAATGACATACAATGCACCGAAGAGCATCCCTTTTATGTTAAAGGATGGTATGACAAATATTGGAAAAAAGCTAAGGATTTATCGATAAATGATGAACTATTTAATTATAAAACATTGTCTTATGAAAAGATATCCACTATTTTTTCATACGCAACATCAAGCACTGTATACAATTTAAGTGTAGAGAAAAATCAAAACTTTTTTGTTGAAGACATATTAGTACATAATATGTCATCTCCGGAGAGTATAGGGGTTTTTGCACCGTCACCTAGTCCATCTCCTATACCAAGTTCTAAAATAGGTCCTCCAGGACCATCCGGAAGTAAAGGTGATAAAGGAAGTAAGGGTGATAAAGGAAGTAAAGGTGATTTCAAAGGAAGTAAAGGAGAAATTGGATATAAAGGATATAAAGGAGACAAGGGCAATAAAGGAGACATAGGTTCAATCGGATTTTCCGGAAGTAAGGGTGACAAAGGCGACATAGGACCTCAAGGAAATCCTAGTTTTATTCCCGGTCCTACAGGTAGCAAGGGAAGCAAAGGTGAAATTGGGTATAAAGGATATAAAGGAAGTAAGGGAGATATTGGCCTAACAGGCCCTAAAGGAAACACAGGAAATACAGGGTCTAAAGGACAAAAGGGTGAAATAGGTCCTTCTGGAGGGCCGGGACCAAAGGGATCAGCCGGAAATCCTAGCAATATTCCAGGCCCTAAAGGAAATACGGGAAGCCCCGGACCTAAGGGACAAAAGGGTGAAATAGGTCCTCCTGGAGGGCCGGGACCAAAGGGATCAGCCGGAAATCCTAGCAATATTCCAGGCCCTAAAGGAAATACGGGAAGCCCCGGACCTAAGGGACAAAAGGGTGAAATAGGATTCCCAGGATTAGCCGGAGTTGGGGCTAAGGGATCTAAAGGAGATTTAGGCCCTACCGGACCAACAGGTCCTACCGGACTTACCGGACCAACAGGAAACACCGGCCCCACGGGTCTACCGGGCTCCCCGGGACCTACGGGTCCTGCCGGCCCTCCGGGTCCTGCCGGTCCAACGGGTCCTACCGGTCCTACCGGTCCTACAGGACAAAAGGGACAAAAAGGAGAGAGAGGCATAGGCGGACCATTTGCAGCATTCTCGGATAGAAGGCTAAAAAAGGATATAGAAGAAATAGATCCTGTGCTAGAACAACTATATAGCATAAAACCTGTTAATTATAATTGGAACACGGATGAATTAAAAGGAGTCATATTAGAAGTTAACAAAAATTCAACATCTCATAGAGTTCCTTCTAATGTAAACGATAAAGAAGTAGGTATTATAGCTCAAGATATAACCGATGGCCTTAAAACAGGATTATTAAAAGAGTTTAAGATAGAGGGACAAAAAGGAGTACTAGCTGTTAACTATGATAAACTATCGGTGTATAATTTAAAAGCTATTCAAGAGCTATATGATTTGGTAAAAGATTTAAATAAAAGAGTTACAAAACTAGAAAAAGGAGAAAATCATGAGTAAATTAAAAAATATAGAAGCTGTAAAAAAACTTCTAGTTGGGGAACATAAATCTCAAAAAAGAACGACGATTGGATATAGAAAAGTAGAAGATTCACAAATAAGAAAAGTTGGAGATATTTGGGAAGAAGTATCACCAATGGGGGATGTTACAGAATGGGAACAAAGAGATGGATATAAAGTAAAAAGAGCAAAAGGAGTTAGAGAAATCTTAAAAAAATTAGATGAAATACAGAAATTTCCAAATTGCTTAGATACATGTGAAGGTAAAGTATTTGGTCAAGCAGATATAAAATTAGGAAAAAAAACAGGAAGATGTTTGGAATGTACAATAAAATACGAAGCAGAATTGAAATTAAATGGAAAATTTGATTCTTACGTTCATGATAAAAAGAAAGAGAATGCCATTTCATTTTTAAAAGAAGCAGCCAAAGAAGTAGAAGTTTTATTAAGATCATTTGATAACATGGGATATTCTAATGCGGATGGATCTATTGAAAAATGGTCAATCGAAAATAAAGAATCATTTTTAGAAAAGATTAAATCAGATTTTAATGATTTAAAAAATGAAATTATGGAAACATATAATATAAATGAAAAAGATTTAAATATAGATGTCAACGAATAAAGTAAAATTAGCGATAGCTCAAGAATATAAAAAATGTGCAAAAGATCCAATATATTTTACTAAAAAATATTGTAAGATAGAACATCCAAAGAAAGGTAGAATTTTATTTGGTCTTTATCCATTTCAAGAGACTACATTAGAAAAGATGTACAAAGAAAGGTACATTATTATAAATAAGGGTAGGCAGTTAGGAATTTCTACATTATCAGCTGCATTCATTTTGCATAATATGATATTTAATAATGGATATAAAGTTCTTATTATTGCAACTAAACAAGATATAGCAAAAAATTTAGTTCTTAAAATTAGATTGATGCATGATTTTTTACCATCATGGTTAAAACAAGAAACCTTAGAAGATAATAAAATGATGCTCAGATTTAAAAATAATGGGTCTAGTGTAAAAGCAGTATCATCTAGCCCAGATTCAGCGAGATCGGAGGCATTGTCTTTATTAGTTATAGATGAAGCAGCACACATTACTAATTCAGAAGAAATATGGACAGCTGCACAATCTACATTAGCTACAGGAGGTAGTTGTATTTTGCTGTCTACACCAAATGGAGTTGGTAATTTATTTCATAGAATTTGGCAAGAATCATTAAATGGGGGAGATTTTACTTCTATATTTTTACCGTGGACTGTTCATCCGGAGAGAGATTGGAAATGGAGAAAAGAACAAGACATTTTATTAGGAGAAAAAGCGGCAGCTCAAGAATGTGATGGAGACTTTTTAACATCCGGACATACCGTAGTTGACGGTAGTATATTAGTCTGGTATGAAAATAATTGTGTAAAAGATCCTATTGAAAAAAGAGGAGAAGCAGGAGATTTGTGGATATGGAAGTACCCTGAGAGTGATTGTACTTATGTTGTATGTGCGGATGTATCTAGGGGAGATTCTTCTGATTTTTCTGCATTTCATGTTTTAAATATAGAGACTTTAGAACAAGTTGCAGAATTTAAGAGTATGATTGGCACCACCGAATTTGGGCATTTGTTGATGAGTATAGCCTCTGAATATAACGGTGCTTTACTTGCTATTGAAAATGCTTATGTTGGATGGGCAGTGTTACAAACTATTTTGGACTTAGGATACCAAAATTTATACTATACTTTTCGCAATGATCCTTTTGTAGACCCAGATGTGCATGTTAATATAAATCAAGACTATTTACTTAAAGATAACATGGTTCCCGGATTTACGACATCTACTAAAACAAGGCCTGTAATGATTTCTAAATTAGAGACATATTTTAGAGAAAAATCGCCGATAGTATATAGTAAGAGATTAATACAGGAATTATTTACATTTGTTTGGAAAGACCACAAAGCAGAAGCTAGAGATGGATACAATGATGATTTAGTTATGTCTTTTGCTATCGGTCTTTGGGTTCGAGATACTTCTTTGAAAATGAAAACTTTAGGTTTAAGTTTTTCTCGGACTTTACTAAATAACACAACAAAAACTATATACACTCCAAGTAATTCTAACAAAGTACACGATTCATGGTCTATGAAAACTAGAAGTAATGAATCAGAAAGTTTAACTTGGCTTATAAAATAAAAAAATGGACAATTCAATACAAGCAAAACTAAAGAGACTATTCTCTACACAAGTCATAGTTAGAAGGATAGGAAAAGATCGTATAAAAGTCATAGACACCTCTAGATTACAAGGAGCTGGAGCAAAGGAAAAAACAGCTTATGTAGATAGATTTTCAGGTCTACATACTACTAGACAGTACGGATACTCTCCGAATAACAATACTATAAACTTCCATTCCTCTAAGCTTCAAATATTTACAGATTACGAAGCGATGGACACAGATCCTATTATTGCGTCGGCCTTAGATATTTATGCAGACGAAAGCACCGTAATGTCCGTGGAAGGAGATTTACTAAACATAAATACTCCAAACGAAAATATTAAAAAAATTCTTTATAATCTATTTTATGACATACTAAACATAGAGTATAATCTTTGGAGCTGGACTAGATCTTTGTGTAAGTATGGAGATTTTTATTTGTATTTGGATATAGAAGAAGGATTAGGAATTAAAAATGTTATACCTCTTTCCGCCTACGAGGTTAGGAGAACAGAAGGCACAAACCCTCATAATCCTTATGAAGTTAAATTTATATACGAAGGATTGCATACTACACAGATGAGCCCTATAATTTATAGAAATGAAGAAAGAAAAAATAAAGAATTAGATTATCATGAAGTAGCTCATTTTAGACTATTATCGGATAGTAATTTTTTACCTTATGGTAGAAGTCAGATAGAACCAGCAAGAAAGATTTTTAAAATGCTTACTTTAATGGAGGATGCTATGTTAATCCATAGGATAATGAGAGCCCCGGAAAGAAGAGTATTTAAAATTAATGTTGGTAGTATTCCTCCTACTGACGTAGATAATTACATGGCAACTATTATATCATCAATGAAGAAAACACCTTACGTTGATGAGAGAACAGGAGATTATAATTTAAAATTTAATCTTCAAAACATGTTGGAGGATTATTATTTACCAGTTAGAGGAAAAGATGCGAGTAGTGAAATATCCACTTTACCCGGATTAGGGAATCAAGGATTTATGGATGATATTGAGTATGTTAGGAATAGAATGATGGCTGCCCTAAAAATACCAAAACCATTCTTAGGATACGATAAAGATACCGAAGGAAAATCTATGATTGCAGCGGAAGATGTTCGATTCGCTAGAACTATAGAAAGAATTCAAAAAATAATTGTATCAGAATTAAATAAAATTGCAATCATTCATTTATATACTCAGGGATATAAAAATGAAGAATTGATAGATTTTTCATTATCTTTAAATAATCCTTCTTTAGTTTATGAAAGACAGAAAATAGAAATATTAACAGAGAAAATGAATCTAGCCTTAACTATGCAGGATTCTAAATTATTCTCTAGAAAATATATTCATGAGAATTTATTTAAATTATCGGAATCAGAAAGACAGACGGAGGAAGATTTAATTATAGAAGATTTAATGACATCCTTTAGACATGCTCAAATAGAAACAGAGGGTAATGATCCTAAACTATCTGGACAAAGTTTTGGCACTCCTCACGATATGATGACGTTAAAGTTAGCATCTAAGGGAAATGAAATAAACCCTATGACATTTGATGATGGAGATGAATTAGAATTTGTAGATAAAGAGGATAATAGAGGAAGACCTAAAAGAATAGGTACATTTGGTACAAAAGATGATAAGATTAATGGTAGAGACGTTATGGGAGATAGGGACATGAAATCTAATTTAGAAGGTGAAAAAAATCCTTTAATAGCTAGAAAAAGAGAAAATCCAGTCAATTTAGAATCAAAATTAGTCAATTCATTGAAAAGACAATTTGATAGTAAAATAGGAAATAAAAATCTGATTATAGAAAAATCATTTAAAGAAAAGGAAAAAGTAATAGATTCAGATTTGTTAAATGAAAATAACTTATTAGATTTAGAGTGATTTAGGTAAACATTATAATATTTATTTAAAATAATTTCTTTCAATAAGAAATTCATAACTATAAAAAATGAAAAAAATAAAGCACAAAAAACACCGGAACACGGGATTGATTTTTGAAATGCTAGTGAAAAAAATGACTAGCAATGTATTACAGGGAGAAGGTATAAATGAAATATCCTCAATTATAAAAAAACATTTTTCGAACAATTCAGAAATCAGGAAGGAATTATCTTTATATCAGATGTTGACAAAAGATAAAGTAAAAAGCCCAATCTTGGCAAATGAATTTATTGAATCTATAAAAGAAGCTAGAAACTCTTTAGACTTAGAAAAATTAAATAAAGAGAAATACAAATTATATAAAGATATCACATCATATTTCGGCGGGGATACTTTCTTCAACATAAAAGTAGAAAATTATCAGAATTACGCTAGCATCTATACATTATTTGAATACAACCAATCTGACAATCCTCCAGTAATGGTTTCAAATAAACAAAATCTAATAGAATGTATATGCAATGTAGAATCATCTAATAACATATCATCTGAATACCTAACAGAATCAGAAGACATTAGATTATCTGCATTTGAAATAATGGTTGAAAAATATAATGACAAATACAATGGATTGTTAAATGAACAGAAAACATTGTTAGGAAATTATATAAACATGGAAACATCATCAGATGAATTTAAATCATTTATAACATCTGAGATAAATAAATTAAAAGAATCTATTAATAACATTATTCCTAATATAGAGAATCAGACATCTGCAAATAAACTAAATGAAATGGTAGATGTGTTAAATCAAATAAATAATGTTAAATTTATTACAGAAGACCATATACATGTTATTATGAAATATTATGATTTTGTAAATGTTATAAGTAAATGAAAAATATAAAAAATAATAAAGAAGCATTCATGAAATACCTATTTGAGTCTTTGGACAAAAATTTTAAAGTGGGTGGCACCGCCGAATCTTCTTCAAAATACTTACCTATAGATGATGAAGATGATGTTAAAAATGAAATGAATGTAACAAGTAATTTAGATGGTGGTGAGGGTCCTCCTAGAACTCCATTAGTATTCAAAAGAAGAAAGCCGGAAACAAAAGAAAAACCATACAAATTTATAAAGAAAACAACTTTTAATAAAATAGAGCGGGACAAAGAAAAACAGAAAACCACTCCATTCTTAAAACAAGAATCCGTAATTAATTTTATAGACGAATTCTTAAAAAATCTAAATAATGGCACAAAATAGAGTACTCTTAATAGACTCCGTATCTATATTTAATCCTGTTAGTTGCGTAATAAAAGAATCTAAAGGAAATAATGGAGGTTTACTAGTTAAAGGAATATTACAACGAGCTAACTCCGTGAATCACAATAAGCGAATGTATCCTAAAAAATTGATGGATGAACAAGTTAGTAAGTACAATGATAAAATAAAAGATGGAATAGCTTATGGAGAATTAGACCACCCGGAAAGAGCTGATACCTGGTTATCCGAAGCGTCACATGTAATTAAAGAAATTTGGTGGGATAAAGATGACATATACGGTATTGCTGAAATTATGGACTGGACTCCTAAAGGTAACTTATTAAAACAATACTTTGATAAAGGACACACCGTAGGCATAAGTTCTAGGGGAGTTGGATCTTTAAGAGAGGCGGGGCTTAGAAACGGATCTCCTTACTATGAAGTTGGAGAAGATTACGAAATGGTAGCTTTTGATTTTGTATCTAATCCATCTACTCAAGGAGCCTTTATGTCACCCGTAGTAATGAAAGAATCTAAAAGTTATTTTGTAAATGTTGACATATTGGCTGATGAAATTTTAAACATGTCAAAAATATTATAATGCCATCCGTAATATTTTTGTCTTCCGATTTTGAATTTAACAAAAAATTAAGCCAGAGTTTTAAAGAAGTAAAAAATGAAAAGGGCGAAATAATCAGGCAAAGGAATCCTAAATTTGTAGAAACGCAAATGAAAGATAGATTAAGCAAACTATTAGAAAAAGAAACCAATATAATAACCCAAGAATTTAGAACCGCTCTAAAAAATAATAGAAAAATAGATTCAAAAAAAAGTGTAAAAGTAGTAAATAATTTAGAAAATTTTTATAAAAATGCAGAATCTATTATAAAAAGCAGTAAAATTATAATAATATCTGACGTAGATACTAGAAAATTATTTAGAAAAAAGATAACCCCCGCAGGTGTAAATAGAGATACTTTTTTAGCTAGAATAGACAAAGTAGCAGAAAAAAACGGTTTAGTAGCAAAAAAATACTTACTTTTATACTCTTATGATATAGATAAAGTATATAAAGAAGACGAGTTTACTAAATTAGTTTCAAGTACAAGAGAACAATATGTAAAGAGTTCTGAATCCGGAGCTGGGTATATGACTCAAGTAGATAAAGGAGATAAAAGTAGATTTATAGAATATAATATAGGAGAAGCTTTAAGTAGCGCTCCTGTTGGCGTAGAAGAATATAAAGGAGTAGCAGATGTTCTAAAAAAAGAAGAAGAAGCAAGTGAAGAAGCTGTTATAAATGATATTATAAAATTACAAAAACAAGCTAAGGAAAATACAAAAATATTATTTAAGCCAACAGGAAACACAGTAAAAGATTTAAAAATAGCAATAGTAAACAATTTATTGCTGAAAGTAAAATATGTTAGCGATAAAAATACAGAAGAATTAGCTACAGGGATTCGATTGATAGAGCCCGTAGCGCTAGGGCAATCCAAAAGAACTGCTACTAAAGGATTAGCATTAAGAGCTTGGTTGAAAAAAGGAGATACAAACAATCCCCAAGATAGACCAGGATGGAGATTCTTATATGTAGCAAATATAAAAAGTATAGAATTTACTGGTGATGTTTTTAACTATAAGAGACCTTCCTATAACAGTACAGGAGATAAGTGGATGGCATCTATTGTAGCTATTGCTTCCTTTGATACAAAAAGAATTTATGGTAAAGGTAGAAAAGCTGAAATATATACATCAACGGTACAAAGATTAACCTTACTTATATCTAGAGCTCCATCAAAACAAGCTAGAACTTATGTAAGTAAATTGTTAGAAATAAAGAAGAATCACGAAAGCGGTAAACAAGTATTAGGTTACGCCGATAGGGAATTATTATACTCATATTTCGGATAAAAGTAAGAAATTTATTAAAAAATAGCATTTTAAGAAAAATGTATAATATTTATTGATAATAATATCTTGTTTAATATAAGATTAAATAATTAAAAATGTATTTAAGATTAACAATAATCTTACAATCAAAATAGTAACATGAACGATTTATTAAAATCTGCAATTGCCGATGCAAAAGCTATAAAAGAAACAGCAATGCAAAACGCAAAAGCAACTCTTGAAGAGTCAATTTTATCAAAAGTTTCTCCGCTTCTTGAAAATAAGCATGAAGACGACGAAGAAGAAGTAGAAAGAGGGAAAAAAGAAATGAAAGAGGCATTTCCTAAAAAGATGGATGACAAAAACAAAAAGCCATATATGGAAGCTGAAGAAAATGATGATGATGACGAAGAAAAAAATGAGGCTTACGAAAATGATGATGAAGATGAAAAAAATGAATCTGCTAGTTTAGAAGAAATCCTAGCTGAACTAGAGGAGGAGTTAAAATCTTCTAACATTGGATCTGGAGACAACAAAATGGACAAGTATGACAGCGATACCGAAGATCCTCAAGGACCTAAGTATTTTAGTCGTAATGAAGTTTTAACAGCTTTGGAATCTATGTTCTCTGAAGCTATCGGGGATAAAGAAGAAGATGAAAAAGAAGATGATGATGATAAAGAAAAAGTATCAGAATTAAAAAAAGAACTAGAAGAGGCTTATGAAGTTGTCAATCAACTCAAAGGAATGCTTCAAGAAGTTAACTTGTTAAATTCTAAACTACTTTATACTTCTAAACTTTTCCGCAACTATGCTTTATCAGAAAATCAGAAGAAAGATATTTTAGAAAACTTTGAGCGTGTAGTCACAATCAGAGAAGCTAAATTATTGTATTCTACTTATGCTAAGGTACATGAGGGTGTAGATGCAAACAAAGGTAAAAAGTCTAAGAACATCACTGAATCTTTTGCTTCAAAACCAACTAATAGCACAGCTCCATCTGCTGCTACTAAATCAAATATTGTAAACGAATCAAACAATCTACGTGCAAGATTACAAGAACTTGCAGGTATAATAAAGTAAAAATATGGAAAATTTAGACCACATGCTTCCTCATGACTATAACAGAACACAAAAGGCGGAAGCGATGAAATACATAGCCAAGTGGGAACCCACTGGCTTACTTGAAGGGCTAGATGAAAAAAGAGAAAAGCCACATTTAGCTGTTCTCCTTGAAAATCAAGCTCGTCAAATCGTAACAGAAGCCAATAGAACTGGTACTGCATCAAATTCAGAAGAATGGGCAGGTGTAGCATTACCTTTAGTACGAAGAATATTTTCTTCAATTGCAGCTAAAGATTTTGTTAGTATTCAGCCAATGAATTTACCTTCTGGACTTGTATTCTTTCTAGATTTTAAATATGGAACTTCTCAACCGGGTTTCTTTGCAAATCAAGGTAAGAACTCTCAGAAAGACTCTGTATTTGGTATCACAGATGCTGATAAAGGAGGTACAGCAGGTACTCAAGGTTTATATGGTGCAGGAAGATTTAGCTATTCTATTAATGATTATTCTAGTTCTACTCTTTCTTTTACAGGAAGTTTGAGCAGAATCAATAGCACTAAATTCTTTACTGGCTCTGTAAATATGACTTCTGATATAAATTACGATACTAACTTCTCTGCTTCTTATAAGAGCAATACGAAGTTACGTAAAGTTTACATCTCTACAGATTCACTTTCAGGATTTGATCCACTAGGTGTTAGAGCATTTACTGTAACCGGAACTAATATCAATGACACATTCCAGCAGTTTACGTCTTATGACTTGACTAATAGCAGAATTGTATTTATTGTTTCTGGATCTACTACAATCTCTAACGTAAAAGTAAATTACCACAAACAACCTACTGACCTTACGAGAGGTGACTTTGAGGAAGGTAAAACACAAGCGGGAGGTGCCGACCAAGAGTTACCAATTCCAGAAATCAATTTGGAAATGCGCTCTGAGGCTATTACGTCTAAAACACGTAAGCTAAAAGCTAAATGGACCCCAGAATTCGCGCAAGACCTTAATGCATATCACTCTATTGATGCCGAGGCTGAATTAACATCTATGCTTTCTGAATATATTTCTCAGGAAATTGATTTGGAAATTTTAGATATGTTAGTATCAGAAGCTCAAACGGTAGAAAGGTGGTCTGCTAGAATTGGATTTGCCTATGATCCTGGTTCATCTTCATTTACTAACGCTGCAACAACTGGTCAATTCTACAACCAAGGTACTTGGTTCCAAACAATTGGAACTAAAATGCAGAAAGTATCCAATGAGATTCACCGATTGACCATGAGAGGAGGTGCTAACTTTATTGTTACTTCTCCGACTATTGCAACTATTTTAGAATCAATCCCTGGATATGCAGCTGACACTAATGGTGATCAGGCTAAATTTGCAATGGGTGTTCAAAAAGTAGGTTTGTTAAATAGCAGATTTACTGTATATAAGAATCCATATATGACAGAGAACTTGTTGTTAATGGGATATAGAGGCGCTCAATTTTTAGAAACAGGAGCTGTTTACGCACCATACATTCCGTTGATTATGACTCCTCTAGTATATGATCCAGAAAACTTCACTCCAAGAAAAGGTATCATGACAAGATATGCTAAGAAAATGGTTCGTCCTGAATACTATGGAAAGATTTATGTTCATGGATTAGATACTCTGTAATCTATAAATTATCATAATTATTTTGTATATGGCGGGGCTTCAAAAAAGCTCCGCTTTTTTATTTTCGTTAAACTTATTACGTATCTAAAATGTTTTAAAAAATAAAAAATATGACTAACGTAAACAGAAAAATTAAAGATTTAAAAAAAATTGATGAAAAAATCAAGGATTTAGAAAAAGCATTAATAGAAAATCCGGACAAAGAGGTCTACATAAATCAAAAAATAAATGTTTTATCAAGTGAAAAAGCATTACTTGAAAAATTTTTATCGAATATTAATTATGTTTATATTCACAAAACAATTGATGATCCCTACATTAAATTAAAAAGATCTCCGGCTGTAAAAAAAGACGGTCAATACATTAGCAAATACTAATTAATAAAACGTATTTATTATAAACTAAATGGCCGAAAACACAGAAAAGAGGGTACCTAAAAATCCGGTAAAGTTTGACATTCAATTATCTAACGATCAAAAAGAAGCAAAAGAAAAAATTTTAACTCATCCAGTTAATTTTGTTTTTGGAAAACCAGGAAGTGGAAAAACATTGTTAGCGACTCAAATAGCATTAGATAAGTTTTTTAGAAAAGAAATAAATAGAATAGTTATCACAAGACCTATGGTAGCTACGGAAGAAATGGGATTTCTACCAGGAACTTTTGAAGAGAAGTTAGAACCATGGATAGTCCCTATTAAAGACAATATATCTAAAGCCTATGCAAAACAATCTGCTGTGGAAAGGCTATACTCTGATAAATCTGTAGAATTAGTCTCTTTAGCACACTTTAGAGGTAGAACTTTTGATGACGCTGTTTGTATTATAGATGAATTTCAAAATTTAACCAAAGAACAATTATCTATGTGTATAAGCCGTCTAGGTAAAAATACAATTATGATTTTTACAGGAGATGAGAATCAAATAGATTTAAGGAATAGAGATCAATCAGCAATTAAATTTGTGCCTATAATAAATCAAAGTAAGTATGTAAATTGTGTTACTCTTTCTACAAACCATAGACATGAAGCATTAGACGATATATTCAAGTATTTATACCCTAATTCATTTTGAAGTATATATGACAATTAAGTTTTATATTGGATACTACTCAAATTTTAACGCCAGCGGAGATGACTTCGCCGGCACTGAATGGGCTTTACGTTACTTCTCCGAGGCTTTATCGTCCCTAGGGCATACTGTATTCATAACAGGGGATATCGTTCGTGAGAACGCCTTAAATGGAGTTATTTACACAAAAGACTATAATTTACAAGCAGACATATTAATTTCTCTAAATTACACGCATTATATCGACTTAATATCAGATACTAGCTACGATGAGTCTTATTTTTGGATACATAACACAGATCCTTTTTTCTATAATTTTTACAAAGGAAATAATATACCAGAATTACAAGATAGGGTATTTAATCATCCTAAGTTTAAAAGTGTTATTTGCGTATCTAATTATCATAAAAAAGAATTTGATAATCATTTTCCCAACATTCCATCTATTGTTTTATATAATGCGGTAAAACATATAGAAAAGTCGGATAAATTTAAAATTCAAGATTCTTACATTTATATATCACATGCAGAAAGAGGATTAAGAGAAATTTTAACACATTGGAGGCAGATTTTATATCACAGACCTCAATCATGTCTGTATATCCTTACACCTAAATACGGAGAAGAGTTTTATAATAGTCATTTCTCTCATGTTACTACAACGTATAAAAATGTATATTATTATGGTTGCATGAAAAAGAGTGATTTGATATCTTTTGCTAGTAATAAAAAATATTGGTTATATCCTTCGAATTACGATGAAACATTTTGTGTGTCAGCTGTAGAAATGCAGATGTTGGGATTGATTCCTATAACAAGATTAAGAGCGGGATTGAAAGAGACTATATTTGATTATATTGATTTTGATTCATGGTTGTCATGTGTATTGTCGAATGATAATTTTAGAATGCTTACTAATCCTAATACATCTAAATTAAATGTATATGATGCTTTTAATCCTTTAAATATTGCTAAAAATTTTATAAATAATAATGTCATGGAAAATAAATTAAAGATAGATGCTGTCTATGTAATTACTTTTGACGTATCTGATGAAGCTATTAGTAAATACACCTCCGAATTTAATAAGTTAGGTATTATACCAGGTGAATTTCATTTGTTTAAGGCCGTAGATGGTAGAAATCCTAAAGTAGATTTTGATTGGTCTTTATATAAGGATTGGAAAATAAATAATCACAGTAATTCATATTATAACCGGAATATACTACCCGGGGAGATTGGATGTGCTTTATCTCATTTATCTATATGGAAAGATGCTAAAAAGAAAAATTATGGATCTATTTTAATTTTGGAGGATGATTTTAAAGTAGATGTAGAGTTCCCCGCGGAAAAAATTGATTTATATGATTGGGGTCTTTTATATCTCGGTAGGCAAAAATTAGGCGGGGACAAAGACATACCAAACTCCATATACACATCCCCGGGATACTCATGGTTATCTCATGCCTACATGTTATCAAAATTAGGTATAGAAAGAATATTAGAACAGAACTTTGAAAAATACATCTTACCATTAGATGATTTCTTAGCATCTACATATTCAAATAACAATGAAAGAAATGATTTAAATTTTATATGGAAAGACATAAATGCATACAGTCTAAAAGAATGTATAGTAAGTCAAACAAGTAATTCCAAAACAAGTAAAACATCTAATAATTCATTTGCATCTAATATCTATCTAATAAAAGACATAGACAAATGGTCTTCAATGTACATCAATCCTGCATTAAAGAATAAAGAATATGATTTAATTGTAGACGAACCTATACCTGATGTCTTACATTTACACGCATTTAAAAAAGAATTTTGCAATGAAGTTATAAGATTAGCAGAAGAGTGCGGAAAATGGACAAAAGATAGACATTATTATTATCCAACGCATGACATGTTAATCAATGAATTTCAATTACATGATGCTTATGACATGTTTTTAAATACTTACATATATCCCCTCGTAAAATCTAATTTTGTACTTACTGGAGATAAATGGAAAAAATTTAGTTCGGAAAACTTTATTATAAAATACACACCGGAAAATCAAGGACATTTATCTTTACACCATGACGATTCTGCATTTTCTACTGTGTTAACGCTAAACGATGCATACGAAGGAGGAGGTACTTGGTTCTCAAAACAAAAGAAGTTAGTTAAAGGAGAAATAGGTGAATTAACAATCCATCCTGGACAAATAACACATAGACATGGAGCTAGACCTGTGATATCCGGAGTTAGATATGTACTAGTATCCTTTATAAGACAAGTGTATTAAAATTGCAATAAAAGACTGATTTAATACTATTTATTGTAAAAAGCAGATGACAGTTCATATACCTATTTGGCCTGGAAGTGGTAGCGCAGTATCTGGATCTACGCCTTTCGGAATATTTGACAGAGATACCAATTTTCAAAAAGATGCTCCTAAAGTTGCTGTATGGTGTGCTAGGAGATTGGGATACCCGCTTACTGATGTCGAATTACAAGATATCAATTTTTATACTGCTTTCGAAGAGGCTATTTCCGAATATAGTAATCAAGTCAACGCTCATTCTGCAAAAGATAATATATTAGGTTTAATGGGATTCAATACCGGATCTCTTAGATTAGAAAAAGAGTTAGTTACCAACTCAATAGCCGGAGTTTTAGAAATAGCTTCTGAATACGGAACAGAAGTCGGAGTGGGAGGTAAAACAACTTTTTATACTGGTTCTATACTCGTAAAAGAAGGAAAACAAGTTTATAGTTTATTAGATTCAAATAGAGTATCATTAGAATCTGGGAATCCCGCTACAGACAAGTTCGTAATAAGAAAAATGTTCCATAATGCTCCACCTGCTATTGTTAAATATTTTGATCCATTCGTAGGTACAGGCTTAGGTACTCAAAATTTGCTAGATCAATTTGGATTCGGTAATTATAGCCCTGGAGTGAATTTCTTATTAATGCCTTTACATCACGACATTCTTAGAATGCAGGCCATAGAATTTAATGATCAGATAAGGAAATCAGCGTATGGCTTTGAGATAATAAATAATAGAATTAGAATATTCCCAACTCCTGCAAAAGAATATAAAATTTGGTTTGAGTACACTTTAGATTCAGAATATAAAAATGCAAATAGGGGAGGCACTGGTAAAATAAATAGCCATGCTACTATACCTTATTTTACCTTGCCTTACTCGAGTATAAATGACATAGGTAAACAATGGATAAGAAAATACACATTAGTTTTATCAAAAGAAATGTTAGCTTATGTTAGAGGAAAATATAAGACACTTCCGGGATTAGAGGACGAAATTGTATTAAATACCGAAGATTTAATGTATTCGGTAAATGAGGAAAAGCAAAAGTTAATAGATGTACTTAGAATAGAGCTAGATCAATTTAGTCGTCAATCGCAATTAGAGAGAAAAATGGCAGAATCTGAAGCTCATGAGAAATTTTTAGGAGTTATTCCACTTAAAATATACATAGGATAATGGCGCTATTTGGTAGTGGTAGAGACGCTTCTTTAGTTAGGAGTATAAATAGGGAAAGAGTAAATAAAGTAATGGCCTTAGAGGTCGAACTTTATAAATTATCTAGAGAGGATACTAGAGAAAACATATATAGAGAAGCCCCTAGTAAAGTTTTCTATAACGCTACTAGATTAAATTGCATAGTAAAAAGAGGAACAAAAGAAACTATAGATACTGATTTTGGATTAGATTTTGAAAGAGACGCTACATTTTATTTTTTGAGAGATGATTTATTAGAACGAGATTTAGTTATAGAACCTGGAGATTATGTTTTTTTTGATATGGATTTTTATGAACTGAATAATGTATTCTCTGATAATGCTTGGTTTGGTAGAAATCCCGAAACATATATACCTCACGTATTAGGAGAAGAATCTGAGTTTGGTTATAATATATCTGTTATAGCACAAGCACATTTAAGTAGGAAAACAAATCTTACAACTACTGATTACAGGTCTGGAATTAATGATGCGTATGATGAACTAAATAAATATTAAAATGGCTAAATCTACGATAAATCCTACTGTATATAAGCAATTATATAGAAATCAAGTAAATAGGGCGGAGCAAAATAGGCAGGATGATGATTACATTAAAATTCCTGAAATTACAATATATGATGTAGATTATTCTATACTTCATTACATTAGACATTCTATCAAACCTGAAGTTCAAGACAGAGACAGAATGATAGATGTTCCTGTGATGTATGGAAGCGGAGAATTATGGTCTCAAATTCAATCAAATGGTTTTATGCGAGATGAAAAAAATAAACTTCTATGCCCTGTTATTACATTATCTAGGGTAAGAATGGAAGAATATAAGGATTTTGCTAAATTAGATGTAAATAACAGAGTTTCTAGCAGAGTTTATTATAGGCAGGGATATACACAAACAGCAGATAGATATGCTTTTGCTAATAGAGGTGATTTAGAATCACCAAAAAAAGAAATATATGTATCTCTTATACCTGAATATTATTATGTATATTATGATTTAAATATTTGGACAGATTTTAATGAGCAGTTGAATAAAGTAGTCGAGATGTTTATTCCGGTCAATAATTTTGTTTGGGGTAATGATTATCAATTTGTCACCAATATAGAAGATTTTTCGTTTTCAACTGTTAATATATCAAAGCAAGAGAGAATTGTAAAAGCATCTACAAGATTAAGGGTATTAGCTACTCTTATGCCGGCATTTGTAGAAAGAAAAACATCAATTGAAAAATCATTTGCAATAAAAAAAGTAAACATGTCAGAAAGATTATTCTAATTTTATGTTTTTTTAATGTTTGAGATTTTTAAAACATATTTATAACAAATGAGAATTTATTAATAATTCTTTATATAATATTTAATTGACAAAAACAAAAAAATGGCAGAAAGAATAGTCAGTCCTGGCGTATTTACTAGAGAAAAAGACCTGAGTTTTCTCCCCTTAGAAATACAAGCCATTGGAGCAGCGGTTGTTGGCCCTACATTAAAAGGTCCTGCATTCGTTCCTACCACCATTTCCTCTTATGAGGAATACTTAAGAGCTTTCGGAGGACCTTTTAGTTCAGGTTCTGGTACATCTGAAAGACAATACAAGTTCTTAACGGACTATGTAGCACAAGAATATTTGAGATATGCAGAAAATTTAACCGTAGTAAGAGTTCTTGCCGGTGATTATGAATATGCTAGTTCAAATGTAGTAACTAGAGGAGCTTATGCATCTGCTCCTGCGGGAATAAAGTCTAATTTAACAGGATCTTACTTTTCAGCTGGCCAACAAACTTTTAAATTAACCTTAGTTTCTCCTGGTAATTTTGGTAACTCCTCTTTAACCTCTATTGCTTCTAATAACGGTATTGGAAGTCCTGCGGATGATACTACAGGAGGTGTACTAAACATAGGTAACAGAGAAAATTTGAGATGGGAAGTAAGAGATGTTAATACTGATTTAGGTACTTTCGATTTATACATAAGGAGAGGAGATGATAGACACAATAGAAAAGTAATTGTAGAGCAGTATAATGATTTAACTTTGGACCCTAACGATACCAACTATATTGGTAGAGTTATCGGGGACCAACTTTATACTCTAAGATATGATTCTGATGGCATCCCTTTCTTACAATTAAGTGGATCTTTCCCTAACAGATCAAGATATATCCGAGTAGATGTATTTAAAGAAAACTATAACTACCTAAATGAAAACGGACAAATCAGAGTTCCTGCTTTCTCTAGTAGTTTACCTGCTGCTGTATCCGGTACTTTTTCTGGGGGTTCTGATGGATATGTAAAACATCCTAGAACATTCTTTGATAAAATTAACGGACAAAATAGCCAAGGATTCAATTTAGATGATTTAGCGGGAGGAGCTTCTGGTTCAACTGCGTATAAAGATGCTATTGACATTCTAGCTAATGCTGATGAATATGATATCAACATGCTACTTATGCCCGGAATTATTGATGGCGTAGGAGAACAACATGGAGAAATTATAACAAAAGCAATTGCCATGGTTGAAAATAGAGGAGATATTTTCATGGTAATTGATCCTACTAAATATGGCGACACTATTGGACAAGCTATAAATGCAGCTTTAGCAAGAAATACTTCTTATGCTGCTTACTACTATCCATGGGTTCAAATAGCTGATGCTGACTTAGGAAGAAACGTATGGGTCCCACCTTCTACGGTAGTATCTGGAGTTATTGCATTCAACGACTATGTACAATTCCCTTGGTATGCTCCTGCTGGTTTAAATAGAGGTGCAATTGATGTAGCTTTACAGGCAGAGCGTAAATTAACATTAGCGGACAGAGATAGACTTTACACATACAATATTAATCCTATTGCTACTTATCCAAGAGAAGGAGTAGTTGTATGGGGACAGAAAACTTTACAAAAGAAAAGATCTGCACTTGATAGGATTAACGTAAGGAGATTATTAATTGCTTCTAAAAAATTCATTGCATCATCTTCTAGGTATTTAGTATTTGAACAAAATACGAAAGAGACAAGACTTAGATTCTTAAGTATTGTTGAGCCTTATTTAGAAAGCGTTAGAAGGAATCAAGGTTTATATGATTTTAGAGTAATTATGGATGAATCCAATAATACTCCTGACGTTCTTGACAGAAATGAGCTAAGAGGTGCTATTTATTTAAAACCGACTAGAACTGCGGAATTCATAATCTTAGATTTCTTTGTATTACCTACGGGAGCTTCTTTCCCTGGTGATACAGAATAAACAAAATAAAATAATATAAAATGGCATTCGAATATAAACCATTTGAATATTTTAACCCTAAACAGCAGATGAGATATGTACTCTACCTGACTAACGTCGGAGTACCTATCCCTACTTATATGGTTAAAACAGCAGACAGACCTTCTATAGATCAAAATCCTGTAACTGTAGATTATGTAAATACAGAGTTTAAAGTAAAAGGTAAATCCAGGTGGCAGGATATTTCTGTAACTTTGTATGATCCTATTGAAGTTAATGGTGCTAAATTATTACATGATTGGATAAGTTTATTTCATCACAATTCAGGATTAATCCAACTTCCTGCTGGAAGAGCGCCTGGTTTGTTAACTCCTGGCGAGGATGGATTTATTCACGAGTATAAAAGGACTTTAACATTTCAAGCTCTTACTCCTCATGGAGATGTAGCAGACACATTCACATTATATGGCTCTTTTGTAGCAGATGCTAAATGGGGTAACATGGATTTGTCTTCAGATGACTTGAATATGTTAGATTTAACGATTACTTATGATTACGCAGTTATGGAACCTGTTAAAAATAAAGTAGTTGTTACAGGTAAAGTAGACGCATAAAACTGATTAATAAAATCACAGGGGGAAATCAATTTCCTCCTGTGCTTATATAATATACATGGCATTTACACATAAACCTTTTAAATATTTCAACCCAAAGCAACAAATGCGCTTTGAGTTATATATGCAAGCGGATCCTTTCGGCCCTTTTTTCCCTACTTATGCTATAAAATCAGCCGAAAGACCTACTTTAGAAAATAATCACGTTACGGTAGATTATATTAACACTGAATTCCATGTAAAGGGTAAGTCAAGATGGCAACCTATAACAGTACGTTTCTATGACCCTATAGAAGATAATGGCGCTAAAATGTTACACGATTACATTAACAATTACCACCATAATTCAGGCACAACAGGAGGATCTTTTAATTTATTAACTCCTGGAGAAGATGGCTTTATACATGAGTATAAAAGAACATTATACCTAAGATCCTTATCACCCCATGGAGATGTCATGGATTCTTTCATATTAGTGGGAGCATTTTTTGATTCTGTTAAATGGGGTGAATTTGATATGTCTAGTGATGATTTATTATTAATGGAGGGAACAATAGTGTACGATTACGCTATGGTAAGAGGGAGTAAAGTTAAACTTCCAGATGTGGAGGGTCCTGGATTAGATGGAGGAGGGGCGAATTTAGGAAGTCAATTAAAAGACGCGGCCATAAATATAGGAAAAGGTGCAGCGCAGGCAGCATCCAATGCAGCAATAAGCGCAATAGGTGGATTATTCGGAGGCAACGGAGGGAGAAACTAGTTTTTGATTGTTGTATTAATTTTACGTTTCTGACATATTTATTATAAAGAAAAATGGCTAAATCTACGCCCATATTTAGAGATAAAAAAGAAGTCTTATCAAATACCGAAATGATAATGACTGGAGCGTCCGAATATACTCAATATAGACCTTTCGCTTATTTTGAACCTAAATTAAAAAATAGATTTGTACTTTATTTAGATGTTCAAGGAATATACATACCAACATATCTAGTAAAGTCCGTAACTAAACCAGGATTTAACTATGAAAATATAGAGTTACAATATATAAATACAAAAACTAACTTTAAAGGTAAAATAACTTGGGACCCTATAGAAATAGTGTTATATGATCCTGTTGCAGCTCATAGATTTTCTCCTAGAGCTTCAAATAATCCATTGGTTGACCCTCTGTCAAGTTCAGAAGACGTAAAGAATGATTCCTCCGTTTTAGTATATGAATGGATAATGAATACACATTCTAATTATGTAAAAGGTGAAGAATATGCTTTAGAAACCTACAAAAAAACATTAATTTTAGAAACATTAATGCCTAGAACTAATGTGCAATCGGAGAGATGGGAAATACATGGGGCTTATGTGTCAGCAGTTAAATGGGGAGAATTAGATATGTCAGACGATTCTTTATCTACAGTATCTGTAACAATTACGTATGATTATGCGTTAATAAAAGATGCTAACGCTAAAAAGATTATTCCGTACAATAATGGAGAAACTTTTAATGAAATTAACAGAAATTCTTTACCTAGTTCTGTAAATTCTCTTACTGCAAAAGCTCCATCCATCAGAGTTTTTGCAAGATAAAAACATTTAAAAAATAAAATTAAATAACCATAAATATTATGAAACCAGACAGAGAAGTTACATTTAATCAAAGTCCTAGTGAAGACGGCATGGAAATTCCTACCCCGGTTATTCCAACTGTCCCTCAAGGAACTAATCAAACTACCTTAATTGTAGATTTACCATCCAGAGGTCTTTTTTATCCTAAAGATAATCCGTTATCATCTGGTCAAGTAGAATTAAGATACATGACTGCCAAAGATGAGGATATTTTAACCAATCAGAATTATATAATGCAAGGAACAGCCATTGAGAGGATGTTTAGAAACTTGCTTGTATCAGAGATTGATTGGGATGATTTGTTAGTTGGAGATAAGAATGCTATTATGATTGCGTCTAGAATTGCAGCTTATGGCGATGAATATGTTATCCAAGTAACTACTCCATCAGGTAATACGCAAGATACGACAATTAACTTGAGCGACTTAAAACCCAAGCCGATTGACGAGTCCGTACTAGTTACAAAGAATAGTAATTTATTTAAACTCATCCTTCCTAAATCAAAAAAAGAAGCACATGTTAAATTGTTAACAGGGAAAGAAGATAAAGAAATAGACGCTATTGTTAAATCTTATGAAAAAGTAGGAAAGGATCCAGGTCTTTTAACATTAAGATTAAAATACATGATTGTAGCGCTTGATGGAAATATGGATTTAGTAGCAATTAGACATTATATTGACACTGATTTATTAGCAGCAGACAGCAGAGCCATTAGATCATTTATTAGTAAAATTCAACCTGATGTTGATTTTAACGTAGAAGTAATAGACCGGTATACCGGGGAGCCATTTCGCGCTCCAATGGTTTTCGATGAAAGATTTTTTTGGCCTGACCTCGAGAGATAGGCAGTACATATATGAAGAAATTTTTCAATTAATTCATTATGGAAAAGGATTTACATACAATGATTTGATGGACATGCCTATATTTATTAGAAAATTCTTTTACAATAGATTACAACAAGCGTATGAAGAACGAAATGAAGCCAATAAAAAAGCATCCAAAAAATCAAGATAGTAGAATGAAAGAAATTCGGGAGGGGATTCTCTCCTCCCTTTTTTCATTATTAGCCATTCCTGCACAATTAAAGATGGTAGGTAGAATGTATAATGCTGCAAAAGAAGATGAGAAATTAAAAAAATTAAGAGCTCAAAGATTACAACGTTTACAATCATTAAAACATGATGCTGATTCCAATAATAAACATTTTAAAAAGTATAAATAATTCATACTATAAATAATTGAAATATAATGACTTTAAGCAGTATTATAAAAGCATTAAACGAAACTTTAAAAAGTTTAAAAACTCATTTAACTAATGCAGAGGAGAAATTAGCTATAATAACAAAAGAAGATTTAGCAGAATTAGATAAATTAATAGCAGATGCCAAAACAGGTCCTAGAATTGAAGCAAAAAGAAATAAATTACAAGTTTTATATGATGCTAGAAAAAAAGAGGTAGATAAATACAAAAAGGCAAAGGATAATCTCGATATATTATTGGGTACTGCCAATAATAAGATTAAATCTTCGTTAGACGCATTAGCATTAGCAGTGGAGAATGATCCTTCTAGTGTAGAGGAAAGAGTAAACAAGATTTTAGAAAATATAAATATTATTTTTGTTAATAGTCAATATATATTGTCTAGATATAGATCAGGGCAATATACTCTTATACAAAGAGATTTACAAGGAAATATAATAAATCAGGAAGATCATAAATACTTAGAAAATAATAGAAATGTAATTATTGAAAAACTAGGAGAAAATGTAAGTTCTATAAACGAAGCAAGAAATAAATTAGATAGTAAATCTCAAAGTAGTTTAAGCAGTCTTTTAAAATCTCATGCACTTGGTACTTATAAATCAAAGACTGCCATAGATAAGGAAAGGCGTGAAGCAAGAGCTAATTTAATATCAACTTTTATAAATCAAAGTCCAATTCCTGATACTTTACCGATAGATGTAGCTGGACAAATGATTACATATTCTCACGGTTCTCAAACATCTATAGATGCCGGTGGAAATCCAGCTCCTTTATCTAAAGATATAGAAAAATTTACAGGTTTAAGCACGAGCCAAATCACTAAAATGAGTGCTCAAAAGTTATCAGATTATTATCTAAATAAAAAATTGTCATCACTAGCAGAAGTTGTTCCCAATACGGTTCCCGACGTAGTTGCATCATCACCCGCAGAAGTTGTTCCCAATACGGTTCCCGACGTAGTTGCATCATCACCCGCAGAAGTTGTTCCCAATACGGTTCCCGACGTAGTTGCATCATCACCCGCAGAAGTTGTTCCCAATACGGTTCCCGACGTAGTTGCATCATCCTCGGAAAAAGTCGGAAGTGGTGGAGGTGGAAAAAGTAGAAGAGAAATTACACCAGGTGGTGGTAGTAAAGGCGGTGGTAGAGGTACAGGCAGCTCCTCACCGATAAATACTGCACCAGAAATAAATATAGGAAAAACAGCTTCTCCCGGAGAGGTATCAGATGAAATGCTTAAAATAATCGAAGAGGCGGTATTCAAGGGAGCCTCTAGAGCTTTTAGTCAATTTTCTAATTCTCCGATGAGTAAACCATCAGAATTCAGTGATTCGACAATAGATAGGATAGGAAATACAGTTTATGAAGCAATGAAAAAAGCATTAGACTATTATTCCGCTTCTCCTTCGTTTAATGTAACATTAGTTGCAATAGATCCATCAGTTTTAAAGTTACTTAAAGATGAACTAGGGGGTCTTCCCGGAGGTGGAGGAAAAGGAGATATGGATAAATTAGCAGAAGAATTAAGAAAAAGTAGAGAAAGCAATGAGAATTTAGCTAAAATGCAAGAAGCTAGGATAAAAAAAGCACAGACAGAAGCGAATAAAAAGAAAAAAGATGCTGAAAAAGAAAAAAAGAGAGTAGCAGATCCTAACTCACCAGAAAGTATAGAAAAAGCAGCTAAAGAGGAGGAAAAAAGAAAAAGAAAAGAAGAAAAAGATGCAAAAAGACAAAAAAGCAATGACCTACTGTCAGACCCATTTAGGAAAAGGTTGCAGGGGATATACAAAGATAGTAAACAAGAAGTAACTTTCTTGTATGATAAGTTGAATTCATTCTTCCCAATCTTTAACAGCGCTCAAGCAAAAGCTAAAAAAACAGCTTTAGATACCTTGAAAGCGGGATATGAGAAATTTGATGAAGTTTACGCCAAAACGGGAAGTTCTTTCAAAGGGATGATGGCATCAATTAGTGCAATGTTCAAAGTCTCTCCTTTTACTGTAATCATGGCAGGATTAACAACTGCATTTATAGGAATATTAGGAGCAGCAAATAGGTTAAATAGTAAAATAAAAGAAATATCAGCAGAGTTAGGAACATCCAATATGCAATCTTACGATATGTTTAAGAATGCAATGAATGCTCAAACTCAATATGATAACATGTACGCCAGTCTTAGAGATGTCAGAGATGTTCAAAAAGGCATTTTAGGAGATTCAGGCATATTATTACAAACAAATGATAAAGCATTAGCTAGTGTAGCCGATAATGCAAAAAACATAGGATTGTCTGTGGAATCAGCCGGTGCATTCTATGAAAATTTAAGAATGAAAGGAGGAAGCGACAAAGAGGCTAGTAATCTTATGGCTGCTGCACTAGAGCTCGCAGATAAAAAAGGATTTTCTCCTCAATCAATAGTAGATGATATAGCTCAAAATGCTGAATTTGCATCAAAATATTTTTCTAACATCAATAAACATTCTAAATCAGCTCATAGAAATTTAATAGAAACTAATCTGCAAGTAAAAGCATTAGGATTAAATTTTCAAAAAGCGGCTAAAATGACACAACATTTATTGTCATTTGAGCAAAGCATCGTAGCAGAAGTTGAAGCATCAGTAGCATTAGGAAGACATGTTAATATTGGAAAAGCTAGAGAATTGCTTTTACAAGATGACATTGCCGGAGCTATGACACAAATGATGGATACAATGGGAGGTTATGATGAATTTCAAAACATGGATTTTGCTAAGAGACAACTCATGGCAAATGCTGTTGGAATGGAAGTATCTGAATTAGAAAAAAGTTTGTATTTAAGAGAAAAGATTGGATTAAAAGATGCCGAATCTTTAGACGCTGCAATGAGAAATAGCGATTATTTAGATAAAGTGGCGGGAAAAGATGTAGAATTGTATAAGATAGAAACTAAGAAAGTAATGGCTGCCGAAAGATTCAATACGGCAATAGAAAAAGTAAGCGTAGCATTTAAATCATCTTTATTACCTATATTAGAAGCTATTGTTCCTATCATTGATTATATGGCTTGGGCTATCAATATTGTTGCTGGAGGTATAAAAGCTGTAGCAGGATTTCCCGGAAAAGTATATAGTAAATTTACTGGCACTCAAGAAAAACAAGATGGAACTTCTAATACCCCAGGATTAGACGCAAGTATGGCAATAGCTATGAGTAGTGTAATGGGAGGATTGCTGCTCAAAACTATAAGAGGTAAAATTGGAGGTAAAATTGGAGAAGCAGTAGGAAAAGCTAGAGGAGGTTTGGACGCAATATCAGGTACTCTTGGTTCTAAATCTAATCCCATGTATGTTAAGATTGTAGGAGGAACTATTGGAGGAGGCACTGGAAGTGTAGCATCCACTATACTAGATAACGCTAGTGGAGCTAATGTCACGGGTAAAACGGGTTCATCAAGGTTTTCTAAAGTGAAGTCTTTTATAAAGAATATAAAGCCTAGTTCTATTGCTAAAATAGGAGGTGTTATGGCTGCCGCTAGCGCAGTTTTTGATTATGCGCAAAGGAAAAAAGAAGGGCAATCTACTAAACAAGCAGCAACAACTTCTGTAGGGGGAGCATTAGGAGCCATTGCTGGCGGAGCTGTTAGTGGAGCCGCTATGGGCGCTTTTCTAGGTCCTATAGGAGCTGCTATCGGAGGTTTAATTGGAGGCACGGCGGGATATCTTGCTACAACTAAAATAATAGATTCTCATTTCGATAAAAATAAATCAAGTTCTTTTACAGCACAGCCATTTATGTACGCTGGAATGAATGGAATGAGTGGTGGCGGGGGTATTTCAACTTCTTTAAATAAACCTAAAGCTACGGGAACTCCTGTAGAAACTTCTATGGTTGATATGACTCCCACAACTTTTAAATCAATGTCAACTAGATTATCCGGAATCACTCCTAATTATGGTACGACAAGCATGGCTAGAGAATCAGTAATGGTTAATAGCGTAAGTAAAAGTTTAGAAGCTACAGCATTAATGAATTCAGTAAAAGAAAAAAATATAGAAAAGGAAAAAGCTCATAAAGAATTAATGCAACAACAATTAAAAATATTAGAATCAATTAGAGAAAAAATAAATCAACCTGCTGTTGCTTTCTTTACTGATGAAGGAAGAAGACAGACTAAAAATTATATTAGAAAAGAAAGTTCACCATAAAAAATAACCATGCCATCAAATAATTTAGATTTTAAAGCTATTACTAATACACTCGCTGGACAAGGAAGTTTAAGTATTAGGGATAGACAAAAACCTTTTAAATTTTCATTCCAAAGAATATCTGCTGGAAATTTAGGGGAAGGGCCTGTAATAGATTTATTAGCGTATATTAATAATATATCTGATTCATCATCTCCTGAATGGGATGAAAGGCTTGATATAGGAAGAGCGGATCCAAAAATATTATATCGGAGTTTTACTAGGACTATATCTTTATCTTTCGCAGTCGCAGTAGAGAGCGAGACTAATCCTAGACGAAATTTATTTGAAGAACAACTAGATACAACTTTAGTTTCTAATTCATCTAATAGACGATTACCGGGTATTGAGTCTTCTAGGATTCTATCGGACCCTTCTGTAAACAAATTATCTGATAAAATTATAGGAGGCGCTATTCAAAGATCTTCAGGCACTGAATATACTACAAGAGACGTAGCTACAAATTTAACGGATTATTCTAAAGTATCTTCCTTATCTACTCGACAAGCTAATATAACATATCCTGAAATTACCTCTGGAATTAGTATAGACACTACATTAGTAAAACTTAATGAATTATCTAAACTTTCTTTACCTGTTTATAGAGGGCCTTATGTAGGATCTTACGTTAGATTTAATATAGGAAAACTATATACCAATGAAATGGGTTATATTAAAGGTTTAACATTTGAATGGGACAATGCTTCTATAGTATGGGATGAAGAAAAAGAACTTCCAATGATTACAAATGTTTCAATGGAAATAGGGTATATAGGAAAAAGAAAACCTCAAGTAGCATCAAACTTTTTTGGATAATGAATAGATATCAACAGCTTACTACTGTAATAAAAGAAGAATCAGGAGCTAGAAGATTCAGTACTACATATTACTATAAAATACCTCCAAAAACAAGTGATTTTTATATATACGCAAGAGCAGGAGATAGACTTGATTTATTAGCTAATGACTATTATGGAGATCCTAGATATTGGTGGATTATAGCGAACGAAAATGACATAGGTAAGGGAACTATAGTACCTCCTGTAGGAATAAGATTAAGAATTCCATATCCGTTGGATACATTAGAATTAGAACAATTAAAAGACGAATCGATAAATGGCACCTCCTTTTAGAAGACCTATACCAGAAACTATAAAAAACGTCCTCGGCAGTAGAGCGGGATTATATTCTGAAGGTAATACAACAAATTATTACAAACCTAAAACTAGAAATACAGCATTTTGTATAATAAAAAAACAAGGTATTACTATTTCAACAAGAGAAGATACCTTCGAACAAACGTATAATAAATCTACTCTAAAACCAAAACCTAACTTAATAAGAGCGGAAATAGAAAGAATAGGAAATGACGCATCTCTTGTTAATTTATCAATGAGAATTAGAGGAACTATAGAAGTATATAGTTTATCTGATTTTTTAACATATTCTGAAATATTCTGTATAAATGATCCTAAAAATAAATTAACAATAACTATAGGATATACCGCTCCTTTTGATAATTGTCCCTCATATACCGTTTCAGGATGCTACATAGCTTATGGAACATGGCAAACTACAAATGAAAATTATTATCAATTATCTTTTGAGGCTATAGGCCCTGGAGAAGTATTTTCAACATTAGACATTGGTTTATCTGGATTATGGGAAAGAAATGATTTAAAATACAAAAATAATAAATCTTTTAGTAACGGGGTTGAAGAAGGAAATGTATCAGGATATTATGAATTAATGCTTTTCGATGCTCAAAAATCAGGTGCTTTTTTAACGGATACTATTGCAGATGGAGATATTATTGGATACGATCAGAAAAATCCCTATGATAAATCAGTTCAATTTGGTATACCATTTTTAAATTTTATAAATCCTAGAAAAAATGATATAATCGTATATCAACCCATAGAAGGAACTGTTCTAAATCCAGATCCAGAAGATATACCTTCAGCTCAAACAAAGACAGATGAGTATTTTACATTACAATATATCGTCGATCGTATAGTAAATGAATTCGCTTTATATCCATTCTCCAGAAATCAAACTGTAGAAAAATCACAAGTTAAGGATGTATATGTGGGATTTCCAATAAAACCTAGATGTTCTACTTTGGCCGGAAATGTAGTTAGATCTTGTGACCCTAAAAAATTATTGATATTAGGAGGCGGAGCGGGGAATTATACAAATAAAAATAATAGAGCAGAAGGAAAGAATTATGAAGATGTTAAAGGATATTTTAACGGTGTGAAATCTCATTATGGAACATATATTGATTACAGAAAAATACTTTTACATAGAAATACTATTTACGATGCTATTAAAGCAAATATGCATAATACAAGAAAAGGAGATCCCGGAACTAACATAAATAATCATTTTATAGATGAAGCTTATATAAGAATAGATAGATTTTTAAAAAACTTATTTACTGTTATTAGTCAATGTACTGGAGGTTTTATTCAGCTAGATTTAGTACAAGATGATGGAGACCAAGATTCAGATAATTTGACAGAACATAGAGTTTTAAGAATAGTACCCTCTACTTTTGTGGAAGAAAAATTTGATATATGGAAATTTAATACATTGAATGGAGATGGTTCAACTAGAGAACTACAAATATCTGCCGAATTGCCCTCTACTGATTTACATGCATCTTTGGTTAAAACAATATTCAATACATCTAGGACAGCGCACGCAGTTAGTGAGGGTAATTGTGATGATGGATTCTCTGCGGGACAACAAGCATTAGAAAATATAGCAAATAAACTGTTAAATAATTACTATAATGATTTAATGCCTAAAACAAAATATAGTGAAGAAACTTGTGATGCAGCTAGAAATTTATTAGCAACATGCCTTCGAGCTCAAACTACGGAATCTTTGCGAAAAAATAATCAGTATTTGTGGTTAATGAAAATGAATGTCAAAATGGATGGGGTAGGAGGATGGAGAATAGGACATCATATAAATAGTAATACAGTTCCTAAAAGTTTTACCACAGAGAGAAATATTGCTTTTGTAGTTACTAGAGTGCATCATGTAGTAGAAAATCAAGATTGGCAAACTGAATTGGAATCTATTTGTACGGTTGTACCTCCGAGAACGCCTACTTTAGGAGCGTAAAATAAAATAATCATGGCTAATTTTTTTTATACGGAAGGTAATTTTTTATGGGATGAAGATAATAAACCGTACAAAGGATATTATTTCTATACCAATAGAATACCCTACGCCGGTATAAATGAAAAAGATACTAGAAAAAGATTATTTTTGGAATACGAATTTAAAAGAAGAGTTTATTCTTCAATTGGTTCGGAGCCTATGGTGGAGTATGTAAATATAAATCCATATACACCTACAAGAGAGCAAATAGAAGAAGAAGGCTTATATTTCAAGCGTTATTTCTACCAAAAAAGAATAAAACCAGTAACATCCATAACAGAAATTAGCAAAGAAGATTTTTTTTCGTCTAAAAACTTGCAGGATAACAGAAATAGACTTATATTTGCAGAAATCTATTGGAAAGTCAGAGGAGACAAAGTTAAAGTAGCGCAACTAAATAGAAATGAAGTTTTGAATGCTGATAGAACTTTTCCAGGACTTAAGAGGTTTATTGTAAATTATAATGAGTTTTATATAGATGATGGTTATTGAGAACGAGGATCAACTAAGTAAGATCCAAACTAATTTTTCCGGCTCTTTTGTATTTCCTGTTCCGAAAGATATGTCTAATTTTTCGGAGGGGCTATCCATATTATTTATACATGACTATAAATCAAATGAGTCATATTCTATAGCATTAGAACATGAAGAATTCAAATCAAACATATCATTAAAAACATTACAAACATTATTATCATTTAATTATGTAATAGCGTCATCTAAATACATCTTTGATTATTATTTTCCCAGCAAATTTTCAACAGAATTTCCATTATTATATTGGCTAAATAAAGGAGATACAAATTACTTAGAAGATTTATATTCATTTACATCTAAGTTCAAGAGATTTTATTATCCATCTACATCTTATAACATCTACATTCCATATTACATGTTCTTAAGATGTTTTAATAATCAACTTTCATTTTTAAAAACATTAGATAAGAAATCATCTGTCATTGAAAAATATACATCTATTCTATCATCTTTAAATCATATTAGAGATAATGGAATTTGCATTGATATCCCTCAAATAAATGAAGTTTACAATAAAAAATTAACGACATCTTTATTACATCCTAAATATACACTCTACAATGCCACAGGAAGGCCTGTAGGAACATCTAATGGGATTAACCTTAGTGCAATACCAAAAGATGAAAAACATCGCTTAGGATTCGTTTCTAGGCATGATAGAGGCATGTTAGTTGAATTTGATATTAAGTCATTTCATTTATATTTAATTGCTAAAGCTATTGGGTATAAATTAGAAGAAGAAGATGTTCATGTATATCTAGCAAAGATTTATTATAAAAAGAATAATATATCCCCGCAAGAATATGATGAAGCTAAAAAAATAACTTTCACTAATATTTATTCTGAGAGAGGGGAAGCTAAAAAAATTCCGTTCTTTGATGCATTGTATAAATATAGAGATTTGATATATAATCAAATGGTTCAAGATAATGAGATTACAGTACCTTATTGCGTTAGAACTTTAAAATTATCAAATCTAAAGGACGATTATTCTTATACCAAAGGAAAATTATTTTCTTATGTTATACAATTGATGGAAGTTGAACATTTTTTTGAGATTATTAAAAAGATTATTGTATATTTGCAGTCGAAAAAAACACAAATCGTATTGTATGTTTATGATTCTTTCTTATTGGATTTCGACAGAGAAGATGGATTGGAAACATTGAAAGAAATACAAAAGATAATTAACGATTTTGGGTTTAGCTCATCTGTAAAAATCGGAAAAAACTATTATAACATGAAATCTTTTGATTTGGAAAACGTGAAAGCATGATTGAGAGAAAACCTACAAAACTACTATGTACTTTTTGTCATCCCCATTTTATAGAAAGTACATTAAAGACGATTAAGAACACTTATGACATAACAAATGATAGTGTATTTGTTTTTAGAAATGCATCCGATAATGATGAACTAATTTTAAGTTACAATGTTATTAGAGAGGAAGATTTTACCTTACTTCCTTCCACTTTAATATTACATAGAAATAAAGAAACAGGTACCTTGTTTACGCTAAATGGTCTTAACATACTTATAGAGCAATCTAATAATGGCAAACTTGATGTTAATTACAAAATTGATTGGTATGCTTATGAAAATTGCTTGATAGTTACTGGATCTGATGGTCTAAGAATAATTGACTTAAAGTTTCTATACAAAAAGAATATTTCTAACATCTAATTTATACAGTTATGAGTAATTTTGCAGAACGTTTCAAACAAGAAGCGAACAGACTTTCTACCGCTAGTACAAACGGCAGGAAGAAAGGTAAAAACATTTTTGATTACATTTGGAGACCTACATCTGGAACTTCTACTATTCGGATTGTACCCAATAAAAAAGACCCGGAGTGGCCTTTTTATGTGGCGTATCTTCATGGTCGAGACTTTGTTACAAAAATAGGACTAGCCAATTACGAATTCGCATCTCCTAAAACTTTTCAGCAAGAAGATCCGGCTGAGATTTTTGCAAATAAGTTATACAGAGAGGATTACGAAAACAACAAGCAATTTATTAAGTATTTTACTCCTCAAAAATACTATTACATTCCTATTCTAATCAGAGGCAAGGAATCTTCTGGTATTAAGGTTTGGCCGGTTAACACTAAAACCTATGAGAAAATATTTAATATTATGAACACTATTTTTGAGGAAGAAGGTGAAGAGTCATCAAAAATCTTTGATTTAAAAAGAGGTACTGATTTAGTTCTCACAAAAGCCTCTGGAGGTGGCGTTGAAATTACAGCCAAGAGAAGCCCGACTAATTTGATAGAAAGGGCTGAAGAAGGGTATGCTATTGAAGATTTTAAGAGACAGTATGAGGAAATAGGAAATATAGAAGATTTGTACATCACTCATACAAAAGAAGAGATTGAAAAAATGGTTACTTCGTTAGCAGGTTCTCTCTTCGCAAAAAGTAAAGCTCCTGAATCTAATGAAATTGTACGAGGCGGAGCAAAAGCCCAAGACATTACAGAAGAAGTTAGAACAAGACCGGTTGAAAAACCTGTAGCTACCAAGTCACTTGAAGATGATTTTTCTAAATTTTTAGACTCTATATAAAAAACGTTAAATTATGGCAAAGAAAAGGGAATCCTCCCAAGAGAGGACTGACACATCTTTTGCATCATCTTTGATAGATGCGATAAATGCTAAGTACAAAAAAGATATCGGAACAGTAGCTTATAAGCTAGAAGATTCCACATTAGCACCTACAAATGTCAGTGACTTTGTATCCACTGGATGCACAACATTAGATATGGCTATTTCAAACAGAGAAAATGGAGGATACCCCGTCGGTAAAATTGTAGAGTTAATAGGTCTAGAACAATCTGGTAAGTCTTTATTAGCTGCCCATGCTATAAAAGAGACACAAAAAAAAGGAGGTATCGGCATTATCATAGATACTGAAAGTGCAGTTAGTAAAGAATTTCTAAATGCAATCGGAGTTGATTTAAAAAAGAATTTTGTTTATGTTCAACATGAAGTAATTGAAGATGTATTTAATTCAGTTGAGACTATTATAGAACAAATGAGAGCATCTAATAAAGATGTCATTGTTACTATTGTGGTAGACTCGGTAATGGGAGCATCTACAAAAGACGAAATAGAAGGCAATTATGAAAAAGATGGATGGGCTACTCAGAAAGCAATCATCATTTCTAAGGCTATGCGTAAATTGACAAACTTATTAGGCAGGGAAAAAATTCTTTTGATTTTTACTAATCAATTGAGACAGAATTTACAAGCTCGACCTGGAATGGGGGATTCTTATACTACATCCGGTGGAAAGGCGATTGGCTTCCATTCTTCGGTAAGAGTTAAGCTAGTTAAGAAAGGCAAAATTCAAGGACCTGAAAAAGATCTTCCTTTAGGTATTACCACAGAAGCAGAAATAATAAAAAATAGAATAGGCCCCCCACACCGAAAAGCTGCATTCAACATCATGTACAATTCAGGAATTGATGATGTAAGTTCTATTATGGATTTTTTAAAGGACAAAGGGATAGCTACTTCTTCAGGAGCATGGTACACTTATAAATATTGCAATAGAGAAACAGGAGAGATAATTGAAGAAATTAGATTTCAAAGAAAAGATTTTTACGATAAGCTATTCTCTAGAGAGGAAATACGAAAAGATATATTATCTAATATTTCAGATTACTATATCACAACCTATATTAAAAGAGATGATGTCGACGAGGGAAATTCTACTTCATTCATTCACATAGAAGATACAGAAGATGACTATTGACTTATCAAAATTATTAGGTAATCATAGGTATATGTCTAATGAAAAAACAGCTCTTATAATAGACGGAACTAATTTATTTGTCAGATGTTTTTGTGCATATCCTACGTTAAATACAGACGGTAATACAATAGGAGGAGTGTTTGGATTCTTAGAAACTATGTTTTCTTTTGTAAAAACCTATAATATAAATAAAGTTATTGTCGTGTTTGATGGTCAGGGAGGATCTGTAAGAAGGAAAAAAATGTATAAAGGATATAAATCTGGAAAGCATAAAGGTCTTAAATTAAATAGACTTACAGAAAATAGCACTGAAAGTACAGATAAAGAATCCGAAAGGCAAATAAGAAGATTAATTGAGTACTTGAATAATTTGCCAGTAGTTCAATTGATTATGGATGGAGTTGAAGCAGATGATGTTATTTCTATACTTGTAAATTCAAGTGAATTAGAAGATTATAAATATAAATTTATAATGTCATCTGATAAGGATTATCTTCAATTAGTATCGGAAACTATTCAAGTTTATAATCCAACAAAAAGAATTATGTATTCTCCAAAAAAAGTTGTCGAAGAATTTGGAATTATCCCGGAAAACTTCGTATATTACAAGGCTTTTGTAGGAGACAGGAGTGATAATATTCCTAGCTTCGGTTCTATTGGAGAAAAAAACATAATTAAATTTTTTCCAGAAATAAGAAATACTAAAATAGATGATTTAGACTTTTTTTATAATAGAGCCAAAGATTTAATTTCGGAGGGAAAAAAATATAAAGGTCTCGATAATCTCATTTCTGACTTTGATAAATTAGAATTAAATTACAAGTTAATTCAATTACACAATGTCGATGTTTCTTATCATACAAAAAGCGCAATAAGAAGATTATTACAAGAATTTGCTCCTGTTAGTTATGACTATGAATTCATGCAGATGTTCACTTTTGATGGTCTATTCTCTAGAATTAACGATTTTGATTCATGGCATAGAAATTTTGTAAACAGATTAAAATCATAAACAATGACTTCCAATTTATTAAATTCTTTTGGTACGGATTTTCAAAAGAAGGTTTTGTACAATTTACTTAATGACGAGAATTTCTTCACTCGTATTATTGACATTCTTGATCCTAATTATTTCGAGAATGAGGCTATGTCTTGGGTAGTAGAGAGAATGTATGACTATTATGAGACATACAAAATTCAACCTACAATAGATGTTTTAAAGATAAACATCAAAGAATTAGCTAATAAAGAAGATAGTGATTCTCAGGCGGAAAGAAATAAAATTTTTGCGCAGAGTATTTATATGTTTCTTAAAAGCTCTTTAGATTTTGCTGATTCTAAAGATTTACAACATGTTAAAGATAAGATTGTCGAATTCTGTAGGAATAGAGAATATGTCAAAGCCTTAAGAAACGCAGTCGATTTAGTTAAAAGAAATGATTTTGATGCTGCTTTCTCTGTCATTAATAAGGCACATAATGCCGGATCTGAATTAGATTTAGGTTATATGTATGAAAAGACATTAGAAAACAGATACATGGAAGATGATAGAAATCCAATATCTACTCCATGGCCTGTTATTAATTCTTATATGAAAGGAGGATTATCTTTTGGCGAACTCGGAGTTGTTCTCTGTCCTCCGAAAGGAGGTAAATCATGGCTGTTAATATCTTTAGCTGCTCACGCTATGGAATTAGGAGTAAACGTGATTTATTACACTATGGAATTATATCCTACTCAAATATCAAAAAGGATTGATGCCTACATTACAGACATATCATTAGATAATTTGTCTAAGGATAATATGCATCTGATTAATAAGAAAATGAATGAAATACCAGGAAAGTTAATTATTAAAAAATACGGTGCTTACAAAGCATCTACGATGACTATCAGAGGACATTTAGATCAGTGTATTCATCAAGGAATTTCGCCGGGATTAATCATTATAGATGATCCAAAATTATTAAAATCAACTAAGACAGAAAAAAGATTCGCATTAGATGAAATCTTTACAGACATTAGAAACATAGCAGATGAATATAGAGTTCCAGCATGGGTTCCTTCTCAAGCAAATAGAACATCAGAATCAGCTAAAGTTGTAAATGGAGAACATATTGCAGAATCTTATAATGTTCTTATGGTATGTGATTTCATGTTCTCACTATCAAGAAAAAATATTTATCACATTGTAGCATCAAGATTAGGAGATTTAGGATTGTCATTTGAAGGAACATTAGATACAAGATGTGGAAAACATGTCATTAACAATCTAATAGCAGATGTAGATGATGATGATTCTAAAAGCCCTACGGTAAAAAATGCAAGTACATTTGATCCTGCGGAAGTGGATAGATTTTTCAAAGAGTATAATGAAATTTCAAATTAATTAGGTATTTATTCTTACCGAAAACAAAATTATAAACATTTAATTTTTTACATTATGCCTTTACTACAAGAAAGATTGCATTTCAAACCATTTGAGTATCAATGGGCTTATGATTATTGGTTCAAACAGCAGAACGCCCACTGGTTGCATACAGAAATTAATATGCAAAAAGACATCAAAGATTGGGATGAGAATCTTACTAAATCTGAAAAAAATGTCATTGGTAACATTTTAAAAGGATTTGCTCAAACTGAAACACATGTAAATGATTATTGGTCTCAATATGTTACTACATGGTTTCCAATTCCTGAAATCAAAATGATGGCAGTAACATTTGGATCATTTGAAACAATTCATGCAACAGCCTACTCATATCTAAATGATTCTCTAGGCTTAGATGATTTTCAAGCATTCATGCAAGATGAGGCTACTATGAATAAATTGCAAGTTTTAATTGATGTAGATAAAAATGATACTTCTATATCAAACATTGCGAGAAGTTTAGCATTATTTTCTGCATGCGCCGAAGGCATTCAATTATTTAGTTCTTTTGCAGTTCTTCTCTCTTTTAGAAAATCAAACAGACTAAAAGGCATTGGTCAACAAATGATATTTTCCGTAAGAGATGAAAGTTTACATAGCGAAGCGGGATGTAAATTGTTTAGAGAGTTGATTAGAGAAAATCCTGACATCTGGACAAATGAATTCAAAAAAAGCATTATAGAAGGAGTCCAATTAGCTCTTGTAAATGAATTCACATACATAGAGAGTATTTTTGAAATGGGAGATTTAGAAACCATATCAAAAGAGGAACTTAAGAATTTTATGTATGATAGAGCTAATAGAAAACTAAATGAATTAGGATTAGAACCTGTATATAAAGTAAATCCAAAATTAATTAATGATATGTCTTGGTTTTACCTTATGGTATCTGGTGAGCAACAAACAGATTTCTTTGATAACAGAGAAACTGGATATGCTAAACCTAATGAAGATTGGAACAGTGATGACTTATTTTAAAATATAAACAATGAACGAACTACACGATTTAGCCAAAAAACAAGGTTGGTCTATAGATGACATACCGGAGTGGGGTAATAATAGCTTATACCTGACAACAATACTCGGAGGATATTTACAAAATAAAGAAACTCCTAAAGAAGCATATACTAGAATAGCTAGTACAGCTGCGAATTATTTAAATAAGCCTGAATTGTTTTCTAAATTTTTTGAAATACTTTGGAATGGTTGGTTAATACCATCTACTCCGGTCATGAGCAACTTTGGAACTAATAGAGGCCTACCTATATCATGTTTTGGTGGATATATTGGAGATTCTATGTACGATATATACAGAAAAAACCTTGAGATGGCTATATTATCTAAACATGGAGGCGGTACTGCTTATGATTTTTCTGAAATTAGACCTAAAGGCGCGCCTATAAAAGATGGATCTAACGGTACTACTGATGGGATTATACCTTTCATGAAGTCATTTGATTCTACTATCATAGCATCAAAGCAAGGTAAAATGAGAAGAGGTGCAGTAGCTTTGTATCTATCTGCAAATCATCCTGAATTTGCTGACTTTCTAAAAATTAGAGAACCTAAAGGAGATATTAATAGGCAATGCCATAATATTCACATGGGTGCTAAGTTCACAAATGAATTTATGGAAGAAGTCATCAATAAAAATGGTTCTAAAAGAGAATTATGGTTAGAGCATATAAAGACCCGGGTTAAAACTGGGGAACCTTATACCTTCTTTATAGATAATGCAAATGCGCATCTTAAAAGTACATTTTCTACTTATAATTTAAAAGTAAAGCATAGTCAATTATGTGCTGAAATAATGCTGCCTTCTGATGAAAATCACACTTTTGTATGCTGTCTTTCTTCTATGAATTTATATAAATGGGAGGAGTGGTCAAAAACAGATGCAGTTTATTACGCTACTATATTTTTAGATGCCGTCATTTCTGAATTTTTAGATAAAGCTAAACATATTCAAGGCATTGAGGATTCTATAAGATTTGCCGAAAAGTCTAGAGCGTTAGGATTAGGTGCATTAGGATGGGCATCTTTATTACAAAAAATGATGATTCCTTTTGTCGGCATACAAGCAACTTCATTAACAAGAGTTATCTTTAGTCACATGAAAGAAAAATCTGATAAAGCCTCTATGTGGATGGCTAGTGAATTCGGAGAGCCGGAGTGGTGTAAAGGTAGCGGATATAGAAATTTAACATGTATTGCAGTAGCTCCCAATAGAAGTTCATCTAAATTAGCCGGAGGAGTATCTCAAGGAATTGAACCATTTGCTGCTAATCTTTATATGGATGATGATGCAAAAGGAGCTCACTTGAGAAGAAATCCTGATTTAGAAAATCTACTAAACGAAAAAGGATTAAATACTCCACAAATCTGGGATATTATTGCAGAAGATAAAGGATCTGTTAAAAATATAGATGAGTTAACAGAAGAGGAAAAGGAGATATTCAGAACTTTTAAGGAGATTAATCAATTAGAATTAGTCAGACAGGCAGCAGTAAGACAGGAATATATAGATCAAGGGCAATCAATAAATCTAGCTTTCTTTCACGATGCACCTGCTAAATGGATAAATCAAGTACACATAGAAGCCTGGAAATTAGGAATAAAATCTTTGTACTATCTAAGATCTGAAAGTAATTTGAGAGCCGATAGTAAACAACAAAGAGATTTATATTCGGAATGTATTGTTTGTGAAGGTTAGTATAAAATTAGAGAGGCTTTTTAGCCTCTCTTTTTAAAACTATTATTTTGTTATTTGGTTATTAATATAAAAAAGTATGATTGACCCAAAAGAAAAAAACTTAAGAGATATCTTTGATAATTTAAAAGATTTAGTTCTATACAAAGATGCTAAATATAATGGAGCAGCAGATTCTCCATTAAACATTTTTACAGATAAGCATAGATATGGATATAGGATTGATGATAAATTAAAAAGAATTCAAACATCCCCTGAATTAAGAAAAAATGATATAGTTGATTTAATAGGTTATGCTGTATTGATTTTAAGAGATAAAAAATGGACTGATTTCGACGACTTAAAAGATTAAGTGTATTTTATGAAGATATGTGCTAGTTGTAATATCGAAAAAGATGATTCGGATTTTAATCTTCGAGGAAAAGGAAAAAGAAGAAAAGAATGTAAAAATTGCTATAACACTAATTGGAAATATAGAATAATTTCTACTTTAATTAGCAGAGAGCATAAAAGTAAAGATAGCAATACTACTGAGGATGTAAAAGAAAAGCGTTACAAGGATAAAAACATAAACGGAGATTTTTTAGAAAAATTGAAAGAAAAACAAAATGGTATGTGTTACTGGTTAAATATACCAATAGATTTTACTATGAAAGATAAATTAAGAAAACCTAGTTTAGATAGACTAGATAACAGTATTGGGTATCGTGTAGATAATGTTGTTTTAACTACTGTCTTTGCTAATATGGGAAGAAACGATGCAACAATAGAGGAAATGTTAAAATTTATTGAAAATTATTTATAGTATTTTAATTTTATAAAAAGGTTATGGCAATTATAAAAAAATACATTACATGCAGAAACTTAGAAGAAGTAAAGGATTTAGCCGATAGGATAAATACTCATACAATCATAAGTTTTGATGTAGAATCTACAGGCCTGAATGTAAGAAAAGATCTTATCGTAGGTATATCTTTTGGTTTTGAGCCAGGAATATCTTATTATTTACCTACCTATGAATGGTCGGTAGAAAGACAAGAATTACTTTCTTTGTCCATAGATTCATACAGTAATGTTAAATTAGCTAAAGGTCTTATTAATAAATTAATAGGCAAAAAGCTAATAATGCACAATGCTTCTTATGATACTTCTATTGTATTAAGTAATTATGGAATTGACTTATTACCATCTCTACATGCAGATACCATCTTATTAGTTCACACAACTAGAGAAGAAGGATCCATCGGTTATGGTAGACCTTTCGCTCTTAAATCTATTGGAAAACTTGTTCAAAAGTACATAGATTTAGATGTAGATAAAGAGGCAAACGAAGAACAAATTTTAATGAAGGAGTCTGTAAAAAACAATGGAGGATTAATAACTCAAGATAATTTTGAAATATATAAAGCTGATTTAGATATATTATCAAAATATGCTTGTGCGGATACAGACTTAACATTAAGAATTTATTTACTCTTCTCTAAAATTTTAGAAAAAGAAGGACTCAAAGACTTTTTTTATAATATTGAAGTAATGCCTTTATACAAAGAAGTTACAGTACCTATGGAAAGAGAAGGAATTTTAATGGATTTTGAAAAAATAAAGCAGGCTCAAAAAGATATTATCGATGATATTAAAAAATTAAAAGAAGAAGTATACTCTTCTTTAAAAGAATCTATAGAGTTTAAAAATTGGGTTTATTCCACAGCTAATACCAAATATCCACCATTTAATAAAGAAAATGGTACATGGATTCCAGCAAGAGGGGCTATTTTAATAGAACTTGTAAAACTAGCCGGTATATCTAATCATTTTTTAAATGATAAAAATGAAATAAAAATATTAAAAAATAAAGTTATATCATTGCCTGACGGTGAAATAAAAAGATATCTTTTGGGAGAAACATTTGACTCATGCACTCTTTCAGATAATCTTAAAAAATTATTAGCCTTTTCATCTGTCAATCTTTGGAAAAAAGCAAATGATAATGAACTTATAAATATAAACTCTAAACAGCAATTAGCTTCTTTTGTCTTTGATTTTTTAAATGAAAAACCTATAACTTATACAGATAAAGGTGCAGCTCAATTTAATGAATCTTTCGTAGAATCTATAAGCGATAAATATGAGTGGAGTAAAAAGCTAACTATTTACAATAAGTTGAATAAATTAAAATCAGCTTATATGGACAGATTCTTAGATAGTTGTGAAGACGGCAGATACTATTTTTACTATCAACAACATGGAACTGTTTCCGGTAGGTATAGCAGCGATGCTCAACAATTACCTAGACCATTTGAATCTGATCAAGGCGTGGACCCAAGAGTGTATAAATACACTAATATGATTAGAACCTTTTTCATTTGCGATGATGGGACTACCTTTATAGACTGTGATTATGTTAGTTTAGAACCTCACATATTCGCTCATATAAGTGGAGACGAAGGTCTTAGAGATATATTTAGGAAGAATTGGGATTTTTATTCTCGTATTGCTATAGATACGGAAAAATTATCACAATATTCAGCGGATCCGGAAGATAGTAATTTTTTAAAAAAAGCAAATAAAACTTTAAGAAATAAAGCTAAGAGTTATTCTCTAGGCATTCCTTATGGTATGTCTGCTTTTGCTTTAGCGAAGACTATAAATGTTTCTACAAAAGAAGCTCAATCTCTAATAGACGGATATTTAAATGCCTACCCAGAACTTAAAAAATGGATGGTAGAGAGCGAAAATTTTGTAAAAGATAATGGATATATAAAATGTCAATCTGGTAGGATAAGGCATTTACCTAAAGTAAAAGAATATTATACTAAATATAAAGATGAATTACTCGATTACGATTTTAGAGAAAGTTTGAAAAGACATTTTGGCGAAAAGGAAGTGTTAGATATGTATAGAGATTACAAAAACGGTTTAAATAATGCTAAGAATATTCAGATACAATCTATGGCTGCACACATAGTAAATAAGTCCGCCTTATTAGTTAATAGAGAATTTATAAAAAGAGGCATAAAAGGACTCGTTGTTGCACAGATTCATGACCAATTAATATTTAAAGTAGAGGAACCGAGAAAAGAAGAAGCTTTAGAAATAGTTCAAAATATTATGGAAAATTCTACTAAATTAAGTATAGCTTTAAAAGCCCCTCCAGAATTATCTAAAAATTGGCAAGAAGGACATTAAATAATAAATATTAACTATTTATATTAGATTTTAAACCTTTTAGTAATTTTAATGTTTTCTACTAAAAACTAAATAAATGAATTTACCTCCTATAGAGCCCGCAAAAATGCAAATAACATCAGATCAATTGGATGGAATTTGCTGCGATTCATGCGAATCAGAATACTTCAAGCAAGTAATAATGCTTAAAAAAATAAGTAAATTATATACAGGAACAACTAAAGATAAGATTGTTACCATTCCTGTTTTTATATGTGATTCTTGTGGAGAAGCTATAGACATGGAAAAATTGGCATAATCAAAAATAAATGGTTTTGGAAGATTTAAAAATAAAGTTAGATGAGGCTATAGTTTTTGCAAATGATATAAAACAAAAACCTCACAAACACGTTTCTTTTTCTCAATTTCATATGTATAGTCAATGTCCTAAAAAATGGTTTTTAAGTTATGCCTTGAAATTAGGAACTAGACCTCCGTCTATTCACATGAGTTTTGGAACAGCATTTCATGAAGTTCTTCAAGAATACTTAATTTCTTATCATAGTCCTAATAATGAAAATAAAGATATTATTGATTTTAGTACAGAGTTAAAAAATAAAATAAAAGAGATATATAAGAGAGATTATAATAATTACGGAAAACATTTTTCAACAAGTTCTGAATTATCAGAATTTTGGGAGCAAGGTGTTAATATTTTAAATCATATAAGAAGTAATCACGATCAATATTACGATAGACATAATTGGACACTATTAGGTGTTGAGGTTCCTCTGGTGATAAAAATAATAAATTCAGAGGAGCCTCTCTATTTTATTTTATTTATCGACTTATTATTTTATGACAAGGTAAGCAATAAATTAATTATAGATGATATAAAGACATCAGGAAAGGGGTGGAGTTCTTATTCAAAAAAAGATAAAATAAAAACATCTCAGATTTTATTATATAAGGCCTTTTTGTCTAAGAGTTTAGATATAGAATACGATGATATAGATAGCAGATTTACTATAGTTCGAAGAATAGCGGATGCTTATGATTTTCCTTTGCAAAGAGTACAAATTTTCAAACCAGCTCAATCAAAAAAAAGTACAACATTAGCCTTAGATACCTTCAAAACATTTGTAAAGACAGTATTTGATAAACAAGGTAACTATAAAATAGATATGGAATATACCGCAATATCTGGACACAATTGTTTTAATTGTACTTATTGCGAATTTAATGAAAAACATGACCTCTGCTCACCCGAATCTAGATTGTAAATTATAAATTATATATTATGAATTTTGAATTACCAAAATTAAGAAAAATTACCAATAGGCCTAAGAAGAAAAAAATACTGCTTTTATCCGATGACTTAAGGCTAAACTCAGGTATCGGAGTAATGTCTAGAGAAATTGTAGTTGGTACAGCAAAGTATTTCGATTGGGTTCAATTAGGAGCAGCTATAAAAAATCCAGATTCTGGAAAAATTATAGATGTCTCAGAGGACGTAAACAAAGAAATGGGTATAGACGATGCTAGCGTACTTATATATCCAAATAATGGCTATGGAGATCCACAAAAACTTAGGGAAATTATATCTAGAGAATCTCCTGATGCAATATTACATTTTACAGATCCTAGATTTTGGGAATGGTTATACGCAATGGAAAGAGAAATTAGAACAACAATTCCTTTGATGTATTATAATATATGGGATGATTTACCATATCCTCATTGGAATGCGGAATTTTATGCATCATGCGATTTTATTTTCAACATATCAAAACAAACTCACAATTTAGTTAATGTAGTCTTAGAAGAAAATGATTATAAATTTCATGATTTGGATTTAGGATTACCGACATCATTTTCAAATAATACGACTTATACAGCCTACATTCCTCATGGTATAAACAATAAACATATTTATAAAATTACTTCAAAAAGTCAAGTATTTGATGAATATGAAAAGTACATTTCTGAGTTTAAAAAAGAAACTCCTACAGATTATTTAGTATTTTGGAATAATAGAAATATTAGAAGAAAACAACCAGGAGATGTTGTTTTAGCATTTAGTAAATTCTGCGAAAAATTAACTCCTGAAAAAGCAGAGAGATGTGTTTTAGTAATGCATACAGATCCAATAGACGGAAATGGAACTGATTTAATAGCCACTGTAAAAGCAATAAATCCTTCTGGTAAAGTTATTTTTTCTGATAAAAAAATAGATACTAAAACTTTAAATTTTTGGTATAATTTTGCCGATGTGGTAGTAAATATAGCATCAAATGAGGGATTTGGATTATCAGGAGCAGAAGCTCTTATGGCGGGCACCCCAATTATAAACAATGTAACAGGAGGTCTCCAAGACCAATGCGGATTTGTTGATAAGAAAGGAAAATATATAAAATTCACAAAAGATTTCCCCACTAATCATTCTGGAGTTTATAAAACTCATGGGAATTGGGCATATCCTATATTTCCTAGTAACAGGTCTTTGCAAGGATCACCGGCAACTCCTTATATTTTTGACGATAGAGTGTCTTTTGAAGATGTAGCTGAAGGTCTTTTTTATTGGTATCAAAAACCAAGAGAGGAAAGAAAGGGATTAGGTATGAATGGAATTACCTTTGCTCTAAATCCAGAAGTGGGAATGTCCGCCGAAGAAATGAGCAATAGATTTATAAAAAATATAGGAATAGCCCTAGAAAATTGGAAACCTAGATCTAAATTTTCTATTCACAAAATAACTCCTGAAAAAACTAATAAAGCAATAGGAATTTTATGAAAAAGAAAGTAACTTTAGTCGCACCTGTATATACATCTTCTGGATATGGAGCACATGGAAGAGATATTGCATGGGCTTTAATAGCTTTATCTGACAAGTACGATTTAAAAATTGTATCCACAGCCTGGGGAAATACTCCTACAAATGCTTTGGATAAAAATAATCCTAATGATTTAGAGATTATAAAAAGAATAGTACCTAAGACAGATGCTAATGATGATATTTTCATACAGCTAACGATACCTAATGAATTTGTTAGGTGTGGAAAATATAATATAGGTTTTACCGCAGGAATTGAGACAGATATGTGCGCACCTAAATGGATTGAAGGATGTAATAACATGGATATGCTCATTGCAACATCAAAACATTCTCTTGATGTAATAGAAGATTCTGTATTTGATAAAGTAAATAAAAACACTAATCAATTAGAAGGAACTTTAAAGCTCAGAGACGGGCTGAGACGAGAGATTTTATTTGAGGGAGTTGATACTACCATATATAGTAATAAAGTTAATCCTGATGCAAATGTGAGCTTATTAGATGATATTAAAGAAGATTTCTGTTATCTATTTGTAGGCCATTGGTTAAATGGTTCTTTTGGAAATGATAGAAAGAATGTGGGAGCCATGATAAAGGTATTTTTTGATACATTTAAAAGAATGCCGGAAAAAAATAGACCTGCATTAATATTAAAAACGAGTGGAGGAAATTATTCAATAGGGGATTTAAATGAAATACAGTCTAAAATAAGATCTATAACTGATGGAGAATCAGGTCCAAATATATACATTGTACATGGTGAATTATCAGATGATGAAATGAATAATTTGTATAACAATCCTAAAATTAAAGCAATGATTTCATTTACTAAAGGTGAAGGATACGGAAGACCTTTAGCAGAGTTCTCCGTTACTGGAAAACCTATTATTGCTTCTAATTGGTCAGGACACTTGGATTTTCTCCACCCGAAATATACTTCTTTACTTCCAGGCCGATTGGAACCTATTGATAGGTCCGTACTTAATGATTGGTTTATACAGGAATCAAAATGGTTTACTGTAGATTATATGTATGCTGCTGGGGTTATTGCAGATGTGTTTACTAATTATAACAAACACAAAGAGAACGCAGAAAAGCAGAGATTACACACCATAGCTCATTTTACTTTTGAAAAAATGGTAGATAAATTAGAGCATTTATTAGACTCTATAGAAACAGAAGTTTCAAAACAGCCAAAATTAAATAAATTAAATTTACCAAAACTAAAATTAGTAAAATGATTGATCAAACATTAGAAGAAAAGTCTCCTATAACAGGTAAAGACGAAGTTATTGTAGAACTTTCTGATTCTGGGTTGCTTACTAAACTTTGTATGGGCAGCGGCTACTATACGGACTCAAGTCTTGTTCTAGGATCGGATAATCAGATTCAGTATGAGTCGACGCTGCCCCGGATTTGCATTGACAAGAGGCATATCGACGTTGATAATTGTGTATGGTATCCTTTTGTATTTTCTTTGGACACGGCGGTTATTTTTCCAGATGAGAGCAATGAAAGAAAACTCGTATGGAAAGTATGTGCTATTGTAGACTTTACCGATGATGATATTAAGTCCTACCCTAATGCCAAGATAAAAAGGAAAGTAGATGTGGATAATGCCTTTGAGTTTGAGGCCGATGGATTCCGCTTTGCTTTTGAGAAACTATATGAATTAAACGCTCCAAAATATAGAGAAATTGGATAATATATTTTTGTCTTATTGTGTAACGGCTTGTAATGAAAACGAAGAGCTATTTATCCTCCTATCCCAGTTAGAAGGTGTTTTAGGAATAGATACGGAAATTATAGTTCAGACTGACTCTTCAAAGGTTACTAAAGATGTTCTGCATGTTATAAAAAATCATGACATTTCGGATTCTATTAAACATGTAAATTTTTCATTGAACGGTGATTTTGCTACATTTAAGAACAATTTATTTGAACATGCAAGAGGTGAATGGATTTTTCAAATTGATGCGGATGAATTATTGAATCCGTATTTGTTATATAATGTGAAAGAATTGTTGGAAATTAATGAAAACATGGAAATGATTGCCGTTCCAAGAATAAACATTGTAAATAACATTACGCAAGAATGGATTAACCAATGGGGATGGAAAATTAGTAAACATGAAGAAGCTGTTGTATCTACTCCAGAGCCTATAAGTATATACAGTGATTTATATAAGATACTTGAGATGAATAATTTGATAAAGGAAGATTATAAGATAGATGATAAAGGTACTAATAGAATGGTGGTATATCATAATCCTATTATTAATTTTCCGGATTATCAAACTAGGATATATAGGAATAAAGACCATATTAGATTTAAGAATAAAGTGCATGAAGTAATTACAGGGTATTCACACTATTCTGCTATTCCGGATGAGTGGAATTGGTCTTTATTACATGTTAAGAGTTTAGATAAGCAGATTAGTCAAAATGAAATGTATTCTAAATTATAATAAGGATTATTCCTATTAATGTTGAACTTATGTTACGTATTAGATTAGTTGATGATAATATAGGTAGAAATAAAGCTACATATAGAGGATTTTTGATGTATAAAGATTTGTTCAATGATGTAGGAATAGATTTTATTATTGCTGGGGATCATAGGATAGACAGTTGGGATATAAGCATTTTAGGTGACGAGTGTTTCATTAACCGGCGGGCGAAGTCTTTACAGGAGTCTATTGATTATGGATTGGGAAGATTACATGAGATAGATGGGAGATACATGTTATATGATGGTTCTGATTCTCCATCTATTTTAGGGTCTTATGATGTATTTGAGAATAGCAATGCAGAGAGATTAATAAAGAATCAAAAATATAGTAAAGATGTATATAGCATTCCATCTCCATTGGGTAAAGAATGGTGGAACATGTATGCCGGCCCGGAGGACAAGATATCCTATGATGTAAAAAGATATGATGACATTGTTTTATCTGGTTATAATCTCGGGTACTATCATCCTCAATATGTTCAATTTGCGAATCATGAAGTAAAAAAAGAATATGATGTATTTGCAGTTTATCAAGCGGATCATAAGGAGAATTATGACTTTGGAATTCGCAACGATTTATATTATAATAGACATAGAAAGCGGAGCTTGGTGGAGTTGGATAGATTGGGCGATACCTATAATGTCGTTTCCGGTAGGCTTAGTCCTGAAGATTATAGATTAGGATTGATTAAGAGTAAATGTGCTGTATCTCCTTTTGGCATGGGTGAGATATGTTTTAGAGATTTTGAGATATGGAATATGGGATGTATATTAATTAAGCCTTTCATGGATAATGTCATTACTACTCCTAATCCTTACATTGATAGAGAGACTTATTTTGCATGTAATAATAATTGGGATGATTTAAATGATCTTATTGATGTTCTACTATCATTGAACAATAATGATGTTAAAGATATTAATAATAATGTGAGGGAGACATTGATTGATTTGTATTCCCCGCAGAATTTTGTATTACATTTTTATAACATTTTAGCAAACCTAGACGGAATAACAAAAGAATCATGAATAAATTTGTAGAGATTTTAAGATCCTGGGGAATACAATTAAACCCCAACGAAAAGCAAAGTAAATTAGCGGAGGCTCGCATAGCGATATGTGATGCCTGTGAACACAAGAAAACATCTCCTACTATTCATTGTGGAGTATGTGGGTGTTTATTAAAAAGTAAGATATATTCACCGGTAGAAAACGCATGTCCTGAAGGTAAATGGGCTGAAGTAGATAAAAACATGTCGAATGAAATAAAGGAGTTAGCGAATCAAATACCTGAGTATGTTGCTCCACCTGTACCTACCATGCAAGCTGCTCCACCATCTACTTTAAAATTTATTTGCGCACAACCTGCTACGTTATATTATGCGTGGCAAGTAGAAGTAATGATTGAAAACTTCCTATCAATGGGAGTAGAACCTTCGGCAATTAATATTGTTTGCGCACTAGATGAGACAAATACCATTCCTCATCCTTGGTTTAAGCTCATTATGAAATATAATTCGGTTAGATATTATTTTTATCCGGATACAAGACAGTCTAAAAATTATATTTCTTCTATAAGACCTAATATTTTAAAACAACACTGGGAAAGAAATCCTGATTTAGTTAATGATGCTATATTCTACCATGATTGTGATATAGTATTAACAAGACCTATAAACGAGTGGATTAGTGATAACATGGTGCAGGATAGTAACTGGTATGGTTCTGACTGTAATTCATATCTTTCTCATGATTATATAGACAGTAAAGGAATTGATGTACTTAATTCCGTCTGCTTTATAGCTAATATACCTCAAGAAACATTATTAGCAAACAATCATAATAATATAGGCGCACAATACATTCTCAAAAATATCGACTATCATTTCTGGCATAACGTAGAAAGAGACTCCGAGAATTTATTTAGAGATATCACAGCAATTAACAACTTAAAAAAGCAGGAAAATCCCAACTATGAAGAACTTCAAATTTGGTGTGCGGACATGTGGGCAATATTATTTAATGGATGGAAGATGAATGCTAATACAATTGTACACGGTAACCTATCTTTTTCCTGGGCAACAGATGACGAAAATTCTTGGTACCGAAACAATATCTTCCATAATGCCGGGGTAGTTAAAGGAAATCCTGAGTTTTTCTGCAAAGCCGACTATATAGATGAATTACCCTATAATAAACCAGATGTATACAAATCAGGTACAGCAAGTAAAAAATATTGGGAGTTAATTCAACAAACAGGTATAAATTCTGGTTTAATATAAGTATGTTGTTTTTATTTTGTCATATAACTATTATATATTAATTAGTTAATAATTTAGAATCGGTAGTTTAAAAGTTAAAATAACGAGTTATCGTAGATGATGGAAAATCCATCCCGATTTTTTTAATTTCACTTTATGGAAATTCGTGAAAATATGGATTTGAAACCTTTACCTGGAGAGATTTGGAAGCCTTTTCCAAATTATGAGGATTGGTATCAAGTATCTAATTTAGGTCGAGTAAAAAGGATGGATAGATTATGCGTTCAAAAAAGAAGAAGAGAAAATGGTTCAGAATACAATTATTCATCATACACTTTAAAAGAAGCAATTTTAGCTCAATCTTTCACAACATCAGGATACTTAATGATTCGATTTTCTTACCCGACAAAGGATACCGGCGTTGTATCTAGGTTCAATGTGGCTATGCACAGAGCAGTGGCAATGGCTTTTATCCCCAATCCAGAAAATCATCCTCAAGTAAATCATATAGATGGAAAAAAGACAAATAATACTGTATCTAATTTAGAATGGTGCAACAATTCAAAAAATCAAATTCACAGAAATTATATACTCGAAAAGAAGTCTAAGAGTAAATATTTAGGGTATTTGATGCGAAACAAAAATAAATTATAGATTATGCAAAATGTTGTTTATTGGATTGGGGTTAAAAATAAAGACCCACATATGAATGATAAACATGGAGGATTTAATTATTTAGACGTATCAAGAAAATCTTGGGAATGGTGGTGCGAAAAGAATAATACAATTTTTGTACCTTATGAATTGTCAGATTATAATCCAGAAAAGTCAGGAACAAAAGTTACTTGGCAAAGATGGTTTGACATGAAAAAAGTTATAACAAATAAAAATATCACTCCTAATTGGATATGGGCTGTAGATGGGTCTACAATAATTCGATGGGATGCTCCTGCTCCATGGGATTTTCATGACCTAAATCCTGAAATTGTATATGGACATAGATCTTTAGAAAATCTATATTGGATAAACGAAGGAATACAAGGGTATAAAGATTTATTTTCTGTTAACTTTGATTTAAAAAGATATATATGTACGGGAAATGTTATTTTGAACTCCAAAAATTACGAATTTCTTTCTAATTTAGAAAAACTATTTAAGGATAAGAATAAGGAAATTATGTTTTTAGAGAATGAAAAAATAAAGAGAGGTACCGACCAACCTGTATTTAACTATTTTATACAAGATAATAATATTCCATTTGATTTAGAATCTCTAAATCCCGCCTATATGCTCACCCATTTATATCGTTTTAATTGGATGAGTCATAATTGGCAATTAGGAAATAAAGAGCCTTTCTTTATTAAATATGGATGGTTTTGGATGTTCAGCGGATTCCCTACTAGGGGAGATAGATATGAATTAATGTCAAAGACATGGGATTTAGTAAAAAAATATTATGAGTAAAGATATAGTTGTTCAGATAGCAATAAATAAATCAGAGAGATCTGCTAATCAAGGCTATTCAATAAGTTCAAAATCCTGGAAGAAATGGTGTGATGCTAATAATGTAGAATTATTTTCTATATCATCTGAAGTTGTTTCTGATTTAGGATTTCAATGGAATAAAATATTCATTCCAAACATACTAAGGGCGGAAAATATTGACTATAATCGAGTTTTGTATGTAGATTCGGATACTATAGTACATCCTAAAATGCCCTATATATTTGATTTAGCAGGAGATAAATTTGGAGTAGTCAGAAATTTTGGATGTATGGATTGGGTATGTAGAAGTATAGAAAATTGCTCCGATGTTCTATTTAATAAATCAATAAGTATTAGTCCTTTTAGATACTTTAATTCCGGAGTTATGATATTCAATAAGTCTCATAATAAATTCTTTGAAGATGTAAGATATTTTTATGCGGAAAATAGAGATAAATTAATGAATTTTCAAGGATATGGAGTAGGTAAAGATCAACCAATTTTAAACTACCTATCTGAAATTTATAATATTGAAAAAGCATATTTACCTTATGAATATAATATGCAGGATATGAATAGATTTGAAGTCCTGACCGTGAAGATGTTACACACTAATTTTGGCTGGATTTATCATTTTAATGGTGGGGTTAAACCAACGCCTGCCTATTGGATGCAAGAAACTTTTAATTTTTTAAATAATAAATATGACTAAGCTAAAATATAAATATGTTATAGGGACAAATGTTATGTTTTATGAAATAGACATGCTTCCTTATTTAATTGAAAGTATAATAGATTCGGTAAAGGATATAGAAAATCAAGAAAACATTTACATAGATTTACTACTAAATACATGCGATTCTTTTGAAGTATGCGAAAGTAAAGATAGGTTAGCTGAAATAGTCTGGAAATTTATGAAAATAATCAGTTTACTAAAAGAAAAGACTAACTGTAATATAATTCAAACTGATTTTCAAAAATATGGTAATGAGCCTTATACTATGGTAAATTATCGAAGAGACTTAAATTATAAATATGCTAATAAAGTAGATTGGGTTATTTGGGGAGAAACCGACTGTTTAGTACCTCATTGCGCTTTTCGTATACTTGATGAAATAAGAGATGCTGCTGCTTTAGATAATTGTTACAGATATATTACTACATTTGCTGATAGGAAAATGTGGGATGAGTCATGGAAGCCTTTAGAACATATTGAATTTACAGATTTACCATATTATGAAAAGTCTGACCCTAGATGTTTTACTGAAAAACATTCTATAAGATATGTTATGACTAAAGATGAAATGGATGAAATAAATAAAAAATATGAGTCACATGAAGAAATTGATTTGTTATACCATCCTAAATTTGATGGAAGTTTTCTATGCATAAGTTCTGATTTAATAAAAGCTGGAGCAAATATTCCATTAGGATTCTGGGGATTGAGTGGCGAAGATACCGCCTTTATGTACGAATGTATGAGGGTCATGGATAAAATGTTTGTTCAGTATGTAGTAAAACACATACTTAAAGTACACAATAGAGAGCATCCGGAAAAAAGGAAATATGTATTATCTGCATTTGATAAGACAGAGAGCACCCAAGGAAAAAAAGGAGACTGGTATAATATTGTAAGAGATATGAATCGAGATAATCTAAATAAACTCTACGACGGACGTAGTAAGCAAAGTAAATTAAACACCTATAAAGATTTTTTAAATAAAATGAAAGAATATGGCTTCCGATGATATAAAAAAAACTTTAAATGATTTAGAGAAAAGTCTTAAAAAATTAAAGATACACGAAAAAAACCTAAACAAAATTGTTAAAAATCTATCTAAAACAGAAAAAAAGTATTCTTCAGTCAGTGATTTCGAAGTAGATAAAAAGTCTTATAAGTATCCAATAGAGGTATTAAATTACAAAGAAGTCAAAGAAGGGAGTGATAATATGTTTTTTGGAGGGAGCGATGATGACGAAAGAATTTCTTGGAAAAAACAAAAAAAGCTAGACAGTGAAAAATTTATGACTAAAAAAACAGAGCGAGAATTTAGACTATTAGCCTATATGAGCGGAATATCACCGGATACAAATTTATCAGATATTGAGAGAGTAGTTATAAAAAAGAAAAATACTGGAGAGACTTATTTTTTATTTGAATCTAAAAGATATCACATAGAAACTGAATATGATTTTAATACTAAAACACTCATAAATAAATTTATAGGAACTATAAAAAAAGAAGGAGAAAATGTTTCAGGAGGAGGTTTAAATATATTAACTAGACAAATAGCAAACTTAAAGGCTTTTGGTAAAATAAAAAAAATAGAAGGCGAATTCTTAAAAAGAGGCAATTCTACAGGATATTATGCCTACCTAAGATATGGCTTTATCCCGGATAGATCAGCCCAAAGCACTTATTCTTATTTAATAGATGAGTACAATGAATTATACCCAAACGGAAAAGTGTCTAAAATAGAGGATTTCTTAAAAACAGAAACGGGAAGAAATTTTTGGAAAGAGAGAGGAGGAGATTGGGATGGTTATTTTGATTTGTCAGATAACTCATATAGCATGAAAGTATTAGAAGATTATGTTAAAAATAAGATTGATAAAGACCTGTTCAATTTAACATTTAAATAAATATGGAGGAAAAATTACAATTAGTACAAAGAACTATAAGGGATCTTGTGAGGTTTAAAACTAATACAGAGGATGAAGACTTAACTTTAAATATAGCTTTCATATTGGCCTCAAACGATGATGAATTGATAAACGAAATTATAAAAATGTATTATCATAGAAATTTTGAATGGATAAATGATATAGATAATGAAATAGCCGATATTTTATTTGATTTATACGGTTTATATTTTGATGAAGCGACAGACAACGAAATTATTTAAATACATTATAATATGGGTTACATTTTACCAGCCTTTTACCATGCAATTGCTCAAGAAAAATTAAGAAGACCTTGCCCTAAAATATTTGTAGAAACAGGTACTTTTAAAGGAGGATCAGCGCTTACAGCACTTAGACACAACGGAAGTTTAGACGATTTTGACAAATGGATTACAGTAGAATTAGGGGAATCAATCGCTAAGATAGCATCTAACAGATTCAAGAAAATTGAGAAGAAGGGAGAATTTTTTGATGCTATTTTATCAGATGATACCGAAGATACTGATTTTAATGACGTTTGTTCTTATTTTTCAGATAAGTTATGGTTACACAAGAACGATAGCGTTTCTTTTCTTCGTGATTTTCTAAAAGACAGAGAAGAACCTATGTGTTTTTGGTTAGACGCTCATGCAGGAGCGGATAAGTATGCTAGAGGAGAAGAGGACGTACCTCTGCTAAAAGAACTTGAACTTATATTTGAAACGGCGCAGGAAAATGATTTGATTGCTATTGACGATGCGCATTTATTTGGAACTAATCAAGATGGAAAATGTGATTATACAAATGTTACATTAGAGACAATAAAAAATATAGCAAACTCTTATGGATATTCAGTATATGCCACTAGCCCTTATAATATGGAAATGCTAATAATTTTTCAAGAATGAGAATTTTAATTATACATCAACCGTATCCCATGGGTAATTATAAATTATCCGAAATGTTGGGAAAGAGATTACATGAAAAAGGATATGAAGTCATTTTATTACAACAATTAAACATGTCTGAAATTGACGACACACATGCGGAAGAATATAAAAATAATATTGATGAAATAGATCCGGATGTCATTTATTATGAGATGTTAGATGCAGCTACATTTAATATAATGAAAAATGTAAAATGTAGGAATAGAATATTATGTGCAACATCTAATGGCATTTTAGGATATGAAGGCATTGTAAAAGGATGGGGAGTATGCTATGATAAAATAATTACCAACTCTAAAAAAATGTACGATGACTTGTATACTAATGTTTGTGCAGAAAATTTTCAGTATTATTTTTTAGCTATAGAAGATAATGAATTAGAATACAATCCTAAATATGATAAAAGAAGTGTATTTTTAGGAATGGGATTTAATAGACTTACGGATGATTCATATAATTTAGAAAGAAATATATTTTTCTCTGAGCATAATGATGTAATCTCTATTTATGGAAATGGCTGGAATAATCATAAGAATTGGATTGAATTGCTTCCACCAAATAATATAGGGTCATTATATAAATCTGCAAAAAGTGCTGTTGCAATCATAGGTAAAGGACAAAGAGAATTAGGTATGATTAATAATAGATATTCAGAAATAGCTTTTTCTAAATGTCCTATTGTAACCTATCCTTATGATATTGATTTTTTCGGAGCTGATGCCTATATGAATTTTGTCGAATCTCCATCTGAATATCACAAAGTTGTCTCTAATATAAATAGAAATCCGGATAAATATCATTATAAATGTAACCTTTTTCGGGATTTCATTGTTAATCAAGATAATATTTTTTACGAAAAACTAACAAGATTATTTTATGTATAATTATGAAGAAATCCTACAGGGAATACCAGATAAAAAGGATAATAAAAACACTACATCTCACAAATTTAAAAAGGATTTACTAGATTTTTTTTCTGATAAATCCATAAAAACATGTCTAGAAATAGGAGCTAACTGGGGATATACGACTAGAGTATTATCCTACATAGCCGAAAAAGTCTATGCAATAGATCACTCCGACGATAATATCAAAAAAGTAATTGAGAATAATAGAGGTAGAAAGAATATTTCATGTATAGTAGGAAATGCTTATTCTAATTCAACATATATTACTATATTATATGATATAGATTTATGCTTTATTGACTGCGTACATGATTATCCAAATGTAAAAGAAGATATTGAGAGATGTCTTAGAATGAAAAAAAATAATAAAGATTTATATGTAGTTTTTGATGATTATGGACATCCTACTACAAAAGGAGTAAAAAGAGCGGTTGACGAGACTATTGATAATAATAGAATGTCAGTTGTAAAATATATTGGACATGATGCTGGATATAATGTTTTTAACAGTGTTGTTTTAGTAGATAGCGAAGGAATTATCTGTAAAGTTCTATAATATATGAAAGTAGCTATAATATCCGAAATAGGTAATTTTGTCAAATTTCCTAGAGATTTTAACAACACAAGAACAGATGTTGCATGGTCCATTGCTTTAGATGCATTAAATGTTCCCTCTAATACTAAACTAATAAAACAGTATATAGAAAGTAATCCATCTTTTAAAAAATTAGACTTAGCTATTGTTATTCCTGGAAAAAATAATCCTTTTTTAGACATTGAGTTTGTTAAAACTTATTTTGCTAAAAAAGTCTGTATGATGCAAGAAGGCCCTAATTGGTACTGGCAAGATTACGACGTAGAAACTCAAGTTAATTTCTACAATGCGCTTAGAACTTGTGACTTTTTACTCTGTCATAATTCGTCAGATTCTCGTTACTACAAAGGAATTACTAATCTAGAATGTCTAGTTATGCCTTCTCTAATGATTGAAGATACTGTTAAACATATAGTATCTAAAAAATATGAAGCAGAAGGTATTGTAATTGGTGGTAATTACTGTTCTTGGTATGGTGGAATGGATTCATTTTTAACAGCGTTAAGCGGTAGGAAATATTTCTCAAAATCGGAATCTGAAGTTTCATCACTAATTCCTATATTTGCTCCTTCAATGGGCAGAAAGAAAGAAGATGAGGAACTAATCCCGGATATTAATCATTTTCCATACATGGATTGGACTCATTTTATAGAAACACTGTCGGTGAAAGCTAAGATTGGCGTTCACTTGATGAGAACCCATGCTGCTGGTACATTTGCGTTGAATTGTGCATATTTAGGCATTCCTTGTATTGGGTATCGAGGATTGGATACTCAGGAATATCTTCACCCATACACTACTGTGGATTTAGGTGACATAAAAGCAGCTGCGGAGATAATTAAGAAATTATCAAATCCTACATTTTATAATACATGTTCTGAGGAAACTTTATTTTCCTATAAGGAGAACTACCATGAAGATATATTCAAAAAACGTTTTATAAACAAACTTAATAATCTAGTAAATGAAAATTAGTTTTATTGTCCCAGGAAGAAATAACTTAAAGTATTTCAAATGGTCTTATGATTCTATTATGAAAAATAAAGGGAATCACGAAGTTGAAATCTGTTTTGCCGATGACGCATCTACTGACGGTACTTGGGAATGGGTTTATAGCGAATCTTTAGTTAATCCTATTCTCAAAGTTATGCGTAATGAAGGGAATACGAGATTAGGTCATACCATATTGTATGATGCTTTAATTAGAAGATCTATATATGATATATGCATTATATGGCATTGCGACATGTATTTAGCTCCGGGAGCATTAGATGCGATTGAAGCAAACATGGTAGACAAAAAAACTATCGTATCACTTACTAGAGTAGAGCCCCCACTACATCCAGCGGGGCATGAAAAAATAACCGTGGATTTAGGAACGGAGCCAGAAACATTTATAGAGGATAAGTTTTTAGAGCTTATCCACAACATGAAAACAAAATCATCTAAAAAAGAGAAGACAACAGGAGGCGTTTTTGCTCCATGGGCTTTCTATAAAGAAGAATTTTTAAGCATTGGTGGACATGATTCTTTATTCTATGTTCAATCAAAAGAAGATTCTGACATTTGGAATAGATTAATGTTAAATGGAGCAACATTCGTACAGACATGGGAAGGATTTGTTTATCACATGACATGTAGGGGATCAAGATTTAATCCAACTATCACACAGGTTGGAAAAAATTCAGATGAATGGGAGGAGCAGAACATCATATCAACAAGAAATTTTATTAGGAAATGGGGAGGAATGCCACTTCAAAATGAATATCATGCCATATCTCCTAATAAAAAATACAATATTGGAATCATTGTTGACATATCTTTTGAAATTAATCAACCAAGTGATGAAGAGTTTATAGATTTTATTGGATTTTTAGAAATTTTTTGCGATTCTTTACATATTGTAGGAGATAAAAAATACAGAGAACTAGTCAAATTTTATATAAAAAAAGAACAACCTAATACTCTATTCTGCTTAGAAGATAGAATTTTTGGACATAATTACAAATATACGCCAGTAGATCAGATAGTTTTAGATGAAAAGATAGTAATTAGCATGGAGTGGAAAAAGATTAAAGTGAATGAAGTGTTTGAGTTTCTACAAAAATTTCCTTTTATTATTGAAAATTATAGTCCCGGATTGTATGGAAGCGATATTGGGACAATACATATTAAAGATGAAAGTTCTATTTCAACAACTTATGAAAAAGATCTAGTAAAGGTGAATAATATATATCAATTGAGAGAGTACAAAGAAATATACCCGAAATATTTTAATAGATATAAACCTGTTTTAGACTTTTTAGAATTGGAAAAACAAAACAATAACTTATAAAACAAACTGTATTATGGATGATCAAAGAAAAGTACCTGAAAAATATCTTAAAGGACTAAAAGATAAGGGAAAAAAGGGATCAAAAGAAGCTATGAAAAAAGAAATTGACAGATTTTCAGGCAAAGACGACTACAAGCAGGATTGGGACGCTGATTACACTGATGACGGAAAGAGGATAAAAACAAAACAAGGAGCAGCTACGAAAGCATTTAAAAAAAGATTCGGCGAAATTATACATCAGAAAGTAGTAGAATATATGGATGCTATTTCTTTGGATGAAGATTCTTCCGAAAAGGGACTAAAAAACAAAGCAGAAAAGTCTGAAATTCCTTTAGGCATATTACGTCAAGTTTATAATAAAGGAAAAGCTGCATGGAATTCTGGGCATAGGCCTGGAGTATCTCAAGACCAATGGGCAATGGGTAGAGTAAATAGCTTTATCACTGGTGTGGGAGGTTCAAGAAGTGCTGATGATAAGCTATGGAAGCAAGCTCAAGCAGCTAAAAAGAAAAAGAAAAAGTAATATGGCATATTTATATTTTATAGTTCTTTTATAACTATTTATATAAAAAAGAATATGCTATATTTTGACAAAGAATATCTATCGCAGTATTTGGACACAGGATTGTCCTTAAGGGTTTTTACCGATGGAGATGTATTATCTATATCATCTAAAGACGATTTAGGTAAAACAAAGGGGACTGGCTACAGAGCTTCTGGAAAGTCGGCCCCTTTTGATTATAAAGCTATAACAAAAGTAAAAATAGGATCTAATACTTACACTTTGGATATGTTAAATAAATCAGATGCTGCCATTCCTAATATAGGAAGCGTTGAAGGCGACGAAGAAACTGTAAACAAAGAGTCTGTAATTTATCTAAAAGAACAACTTTATAAATTACTAGAAGGAAAATATGACCACATAAATTTCACACCACCGGAAAGCGTAGCAAATGCCGCAGAAAGGGGTCTAGAAATGAGAAAAAAATCAGGTGGTAAAGGTGGACTAAATGCTAAACAAGCTAAAAAAGCCGGAGTAGGCTCAGGAGTTCAGAGAGCATCTAATTTAAAAAACAGAAGTAAAATGAGCCCCGAAACGGTAAAAAGAATGAGAAATTTCTTTAGCCGTCACAATAAAAATTTAAAAGTAGACCCAGGAAAAACGCCTAGTCAAGATAGGGGATATATTGCCGGTTTATTATGGGGAGGAAACCCGGGAAGATCTTGGGCAAATAAAGTAGTACGGCAAATGGATGCAGCAGATAAAAAGAAGAAAAAATGAAATTACCAGAGCTAACAAATCTGTTTTATGCTATAACCGCAATACTTAGCGCTCTAGGTATAAGGCATATCTTTTCTTATTCAATAAATAAGAATAAACAAAAATCTGTAGATTATAATACGTTATTAGAGCGACAAGATAAGATAATAGAAGACCTTGAAGAAAAATTACACGAGTTAGAATCTAAATCTACCACAACTTCCGAGGATAACTTAAAACTAAAACAGGAAATATTTGTTTTAAAAAATGGAATCTCCTTGTTGGAAAGTTCTGCATTAGATTTACCTTTGCCTATGTGGTTAAAAAGTTCAGACGGAAAATTATTAGCTACAAACACATCTTATGTAGATACGTTTGTAAAAAATTGTACAGAATCTATATCTAATCATTTAGGACAAACTGATAAGTGTATATTAGGACAAGAAGCTCATGATACCATAACCCAAAAAGAAAAAGAAATTTTATCAACTGGCTCTGTCTTGATATATAAGGAATCTGTAAAATTGGCTGGAATTGTTACTGATTTTATATTCATCTTATTTCCTAGAAAATTAGGCAAAGTAACATTAGGTATAACAGGTATTGCAATAAATGAATCTTTAATTAAGTAATATGGCTGATATAGATTTAAAACAGCAAGACAAAAAAATAAAAACATTATCTACTGCCGAACTAGATCAAAAAGTTCAAAAGCAAGGGATGAAATTTGAGTTTGCTAATCCTAAAAGAGCAGCAAAATCTATATTGACATTAAAAAGATCGGACTTACCTAAAGGATATAAATCTAAAGTAGCTCAGGGTATTTTAAATCGTATAGATAGTGCATTAAGTAGAACTAAAGATAATATAAAAATATTCAACATTAAAAAGGCTAAAGTACTTTGGGAAAAATTCTTTGATGCTTTTAGTGAAGAAGCCTCGGAACAACCAAAGAATATAGAACAAGAAGATGACGATAAGACAAAAGTAAAAGATTTAGGAACACAAGGTGCAGATACTACATTAGGAGAAGATGGTTATCAAATTGTAAGAAATGATTCAGGAGATAGTGGAGTTATTGTTAGATTACTTAAAGATAACGAATTTTCTATTGGTTATTTTAAAGATAATCCAGCCGATTTGATACCAGCTAAATTAAAAATAAATGGAAGAGAATTGAAAAATCAAGTGATGACTATTCATATAAGCGAATATATAGAAGAAGAGGTAGAACCGGTTAAGGAGCCTATAAATAAGCCAAGAGAAAAGAAACCAAGAGAAATAACACCTAGCTCAAAATCAAAAGAACAACCGAAAGAAAAACCTAAAAGTTCACCCGATAAAACTAATAAAGATGGAGAAAATTAGGGATTATGAAGATGCAGCTATTGATTTAATATATGATATAACATCAAAAAATAATTTTACAAATTGGTCAGATAAAGCATCTAAAAATGAAAAAATAGACATCTCAGAAAAGATGTTAAAACATTTTGAAAAGAATAATGATTTTGCTAAATGTATTATAATTAAAAACGCTATAAAAAAAATGAAACATGTATAAACTGAAATGGATTTCATCCTTGAGTAAAGTTTACATGTATCTGGTTGATTCGCATACAGGATATCCACTTACTGTAAAAATTTATGATTATTTTGAAGACGCTGTAAATGATATATCCAATGATTTATCCAATGTTGTATTACCAGAAGGGTGGATAAAAAAGAATGAAAATTATGAATATAAGATTTACATATATGATAATGGATTAAATTTACATGATTATATAAATGTATTCTATAATTTTTTAGGAATTACAAGTAATACAGCAGAACAATTAGCTATCATTATAAAAAATAAAAAAGTAGTTAATTTTATGACTATTCAAGATGTAGAAATGATGGGAGAATATTGTGAAGATTTAATAGCTGATAATATAAATTTTGAAGTAACTGTAACTAATGTATAATGGGTCTGTTTCAACGTAAATCTTTTAATCCTAATGGTAGGCCGCAAATAAATTTAAGCGAGTCAGAGATAAAATATGCAATAGAAAATACAAAGTCATCTGCACAAGCAGCTAGATTTTTAAGAGTTTCCGTATCTACGTTTAAGAAATATGCATCATTATATAAAAATCCGGCTACTGGAAAAACATGGTATGAAACTTCTAATAATAAAACAGGAGTAGGTATATTTAGAACTCCTAAAAAATCTGATTTCTTTTCCGATTTAAAAGAAGTACTAGAAGGAAAAAGATCTACAAAAAATAAAACTCATTTCAAAAAGAGATTGTTTATGTCCGGCATAGTGCCTGAGAAGTGTTGCTTATGTGGACATGAGGAAAAACGAATTGCGGATGGGGCTAGTGCTCTAATCTTGGATTTTAAAGATGGAGATACTGATAATCAAAAACTTGAAAATATTAGAGTTTTATGCTATAACTGTTATTTTATAAATGTAGGAAATTTCATAGGACCCAAAAATTTTTAATTATGATTTCACTAGAATGGAGCGAAAGTATTTTATACAATTCTGCTGAAAATACAGAAGATTATAGAACTTATTATAATGAGTATTTGTTTAATGTTTATCTAATTAACAGAAATGATTTTTTAGGTAAAAAAGAAGAAATAGAAAAATTCTTGATTTTACATAAAATAAATCCTGATTTTTCTGAAGTACAATCTAGAATTGAAAATTATATGGAAAAATATGTTAAGTAACAGTAAAGAACAAACTGAAATAGAACAATTATTCAAAGAGCTAGGACGAATAGAATATGAGCTAGTCTACTATTCACAGATGGTAGAATCTAATACTCGTACTAAAAATCAATTAATGAAAACAATAGATGAGAAGCTGTATTCTGGCTTACCATTAGATCAAAAAAAAGAAAAAAATGAAACAGATTTGGGTTAAGAAAAAAGATGTCGAAAAGGTAAATAATGACATTCTCGTATCAGAATGTAGATTAGGACCAGAATTAACACTACAAGAAACGGAAGAAATGGAATGGGTATCCGTCTATGTAACAGAAGAATATCTGACTAGACTAAAAGGAATGTTCACACTAACTGAAAATAAAAAAGTAATACTAGGATAATATGGCAATAGGTTTCAAACAATTTGTTCCAAACTTAACAAATTACTATACTTTCCCGACAGGTTTTTCTGATTTAGAATTAGAAGCAGTCGAAAAATTAGCCGACAAGATACCTTCTCAAAATGCATCTGTATTAGGATCTCCTGAAGATATCAGCGAATATCGAAGAAGTACAATCAAGTGGATGCCAAACAATGATGAATATGCTTGGATATATGAAAAGCTATTTAGATACGCGGATGAGGCTAATAATACAATGTGGCAATTCAATATTGGAGATAACGTAGAGAATATTCAATATACGATATATAATAGCGAAGATGCGGGAATGTATGACTGGCATATTGATTGTGGCGGAACTCCTCCTGTTTGTTTTAGAAAGATATCAATTGTTGTTCAACTTACCGGACCAGATGAATACTCCGGAGGAGATTTGATTTTAAAGTATGGAAAACACGACACTGTTATACCAAAAAATAAAGGACGAGTCGTTATATTCCCGTCCTTTATGCTACATCGAGTCACTCCGGTTGATTTTGGAATTAGGAAATCCCTTGTTCTTTGGTTAGGAGGACTACCTTACAGGTAATTATTTGATGGTATAAATTATTTTATTGCCTATTTCATCTACAGCTTGTATTGTGTTTATAGTAATTTTTAAAGTACTTTGCAAATGATTAGCTATATAACTGCAAATATCATGAGCATCAGAACCATTTTTTACGAAAACTCCACTCTCGTTGAAGAATTTATCAAAATACTGACTATAGAAAAATAACACTTCATTATAATTTAATAAAGTTTTTGTTTGTAAAGATATTTTTTTGATGTATATTTTTTTGTATATCTTAGAATTTGTTAACTTATCCTTTTCAGAAATAGGCAATTTGTTAATATTAAATATGTTTGAATTTGACTTTTTATCATTCCATGGATGCTGCACTTTCCATAAAAAAGAATGTGTAGCATCTATTTCTAATGTTAAATTTCTAAATGTAGATCTTTTACCTGGAAGGGGGATTGCAGGTTCTTCAATATCTTTAGGTGGGGTTACTGGTTGTGGTTCAGGAGCTGTTTTAGAAAGTAACTTATCTAACATAGGAAATCCGTACCCATATTCAATATCTTTACCTTCTGGTCCTCCATCCACGGCATTTGTAGAAAGGAATGCTAAAAGATCAGCTTGATTCTTTATTTCAGGATACCACTTCAATACATGGCCCATAGCAGCTGTACCGTGAGGAGTAGCCATACTTGTACCATCCCAAGATACATAACTTCCATTGTCTTTAAATGTAGACCATATTGAAACACCCGGAGCGATTGCTTCTAATTCAGTACCGTATTGAGAAAAGTTAGCACGTCTCCCAGTATTATCACAAGCTGCCCAGGAAATAACTTCTTTGTGTGCAGCGGGCCATCCTACTACGCCACTACCATCATTTCCGGCAGCAGCATTTACAAAAGCACCCCTTGAAATAACTTGTTCTATAGCTCTTGATATTGCAGGAGTTTCAGAACCTCCGCCCCAAGAAAAGTTGTATACCAATAAGTATCCTAGTTTCTTGTACTCTGTTTCCCATACATTTGCTGCATGTAATATAGCATTAACTAACCAATCGGAAGCTCCAGAGCCGTTAGAATTTAATCCTTTTTGAGCCATGATGAGATCTTCCGTAGGGGCATTGTTAACATAAGCCAAACCAAGCGGGAATCCATTAGGGTGCTTCCCCATAATAGTACCTGCAACGTGGTGGCCATGTCCGTGACCATCGATTCCAGTTTTATCCGTTGTATGGTCCAAGCAGAATTTTTTTGGCACAAATTGGTTATTTGACAATAAAGCATCGTGATTCGGATATGCCATAGTATCAACAACACAATATAATATTTTACGAGCCGGTTTCTCACCTCTTTTTAATTTTTCGGCAATAAAATCTGTTTTTAAAAAACCATACCCCCAATTACCATTGCTAAGTATTTTAGCTTGTAATGTAGCAGAAATAGGGGTAGGAGGTGGGGGAAGAATAATCTCGTGATTTTCTCCTAGCGCATTAAAATATTTAGCTACTAGTTCAAAATTTATTTTTTGCGCAAATTGTATATCGGATGCGGAAAATTTCATAATAATTTTTTTACTTGTGCAATTTTTTTGAGAGCCATATAATTTCCAATCAGCTTTGTTAAGCTAAACAATATTAGTTTAACCAACTCAAACCAATTTATTATTTCTTCTCCTTGATTATTATACATTACATTACCATCTTTGTCAGTTTTAAAGATAGTTTTATCCATGTTTCGGAAAAATATCTTAAGTATTTCCCTAAACATGTCTTTATCAGATAAACCTTGAGCATTAAATTCTAAAGATTCATACTCCTGGTAGGATTCCTCCATTTGTTCTATTACTTTTTTGTTCATATCCGTACTTTTTAAAATAAATAGTATCAATATTAATTAATTAGTCTTCTTGGGAAATGTAATTTTTTAAATTCCCAATACTCTTTCATATAATCAGCTCTCATATTATAATCTGGACTTGTATGATATCCTGCTTTCATCATACACTTACACATATTCCGGTAAATTTGGTTTGACGGGAGACTGTAATCTGCCTTTCTACATTTGTTATATCTAGGAGAATTGAAAACATCTGCCCATACTTTTATACCTTCTTCTGTATTTTTCGCAGAAAAAAACTTCTGTCTTATTTTTTTCCTTTTGCCTTTTATATATTCTATAGTTTTAAGATTTACATAATCATAATCTCCTATTTTTTTTATACCTCCGGGGTTTCCGTATAATCTCCATAAATCGGTTTCTACGCCAACAGAAGTAGCCTCTAATATAAAGTAAGCATATATAAAAGATACAGGAAAATCAGTCATATGATGAACCGCATAAAGTAAGGAATCGTAATTATACAATAAGTTTATTCTCCTTAATGTAACTACGTTTAATCCTTCTAAATTTCTAAAACCTTTACTCTTCAAGTAGTCAATAGCTTCTTTGTGGCTATATTTCTCAAATTCGTGACCATAAGACCTAGATGTGAACGCCGTGAAAGGTATAGCGAAAGGAACGGATTTGTTAGGTTTCGCTAAAACTCCGTCCTTTACTATATTTACCTTATTTTCTATATATACCGTATCTTTTATAATTGTATAGTTAGATTTTTCTATATAGACTGTATCATAAACATATTTCACAACATATTCAATAGAACCCCCGGAAAATATTTCCTGCTTATCATAGTTTGATATATCGTTTCTACTAGCAATTGCGCCTAGAAAAAAAGAAACGCAGATAGCAAGAGCTATATATATCGGCAATCTTCTATTCTCCCTTACATAAGTTTCTATTTTTTCTCCCATTTTAGTCTTCGCTTATGTCTTCTATAGCGTCTATAATTGCTTTAACTTGACGATATGTTTTATAAATTAGCGAAGAGGAGTCAAAAATTGATACTGACCATTCACCATTTGTTTTTTCTAATTCATCGCTACATTCGTTCGTAATCATACTTAGGTACGTTCTATGTTTGTTATTTTTATCAAAGTCATACACATAATAATAAACACTTTTATCATCGGTATATTCCTTCTCAAAACCTAATAATTCTAGTTCTGTCTCTTTCATTTTTTTTGTTTTATATTTTGCCAAAAGTCGTTTTTTTTTATAGTTTTGGCAATTTATACTTTTTCTGGTTTATTACTATGGATGAATGACATATCAGCTTCTACATAAGATAAAGGCTTCAACATCTTACCATCAGAAAGTCTACAGAAATAATAGAAATCTTGACCTTCTACCGTACAGGACTTAATTTCGATAATATCATCCGTAGTCATTTCGTACTTCCTTCTAACCCCGAGTAATTGTGATTCCGCAAGTGTTTTAGACGGTAGAAATTTACTAAAGTTACTTTCGTTCACTTTTTCAACAGCTTCAATGATAGGAATATCTAATTGTACTAAAATGGCAATCAATGTATAAATAACATCAGCTGCCTCTTTTGCAATGTTCTGTCTGTTAATGGTTTCAAAATTAATGTCATCATCCATGTTTAAATCATCTAGATGTATGAATTCATCTATAAATTCAGTACTTTCATCTAGCATCATGGCTAACGCATTTTTAAAATTCTCTACTTTTTTTTCTTTATGCCGTCCTAACATCTTTTGGAATTTGACAACATCTTCTAATACATCTTTCTTCATTTTTAAACATTTATGATTGTTACGATAATAAAATTTTGGAATACACATAAAACATCATTTAAACATGCATACATTTATAGGCAGCATGAAAATTAACATTTATTGGAATTTTTTGAGAGAGAAAAGGATAGTAGCGAGAACTAGAGTCGAACTAGTAGTATAGGATCATGAGTCCTATGTGTTAACCATTACACTATCTCGCTATATTTACCCTTTACTACGGTAGTATAGATTTTACACTCCCGTAGTATCATTTTTATTTTTTTACTCTTTTTTTCAGCAGGATCTTCTTTTTTTTCCATATTCACTATTTTTTAACAAAAGTAAATACAAAAAGTTTAATGTGCAAGTTTTTTTACATTAATCCACTTATTTATTTTTTTGGCTATTTTTCCTCGTACAAAATTATGGGATAAATAGTTACGTCCATTCATGTAGTAAGATCCT